CTGCGAACTTATGGAAGAAAGAGTATGGTGAAGAGTACGCTGGATCTGCTGCGGATTGCGATGGACCAGATCACACATGCACAGAGTGCTCAATGGGAGATTGTTATCAGGGCATCGAAGCTATTGGAGATCTGGAGGCAGACGCATGTTCACTCTAAAAGAGAAGAATAAAGACAATGAAGATTGGTGATGTCGTAAGCTGGGGTCCTGATTCAGCGATACGACCTGGGACTGGTGTTATAGTCGGCTTCAACGAAAAGGGAGATGGCGGTCAACACTACGTTCATATCCTCAATGAAAGAGGCGTGGTCGTCGTCGCAATGTCTCATACACTAGAAGTGATCGAACCCGAAGACACAAATCGGCACGGCAGATAACAGAAATATCTACAAGACGACGAGCCGTCAAGCTTAAAGGAAGAGTAAGAACACCAAAGGGAAGAGAGAGCGCATCTACTATAAGGGTAAGTACTACGACACATGCTCACGATCACGCTTCTATTATATAAGAAGGTATTAGTATTTCAGCTCTCTCTTCTCAGTCTTTTCCAGCTCTCTGTCTCATAGCAGAGCGCGCTTCGTAACACTCGGAAACCCCTAAAAAACACTCGTTTACACCCATTTACACCAGCTTACACCTAGCTATCCCTCTTGGGTCATGACAGGTGGCTATTTGACCATATGTCCTGGTCTCTTAGGGGCAGTTTTACGGCTACTCCCTCTGGTTACACTCCACGTGGAATATTAGAAACAGTGATAATTCTGCTCTCGACTAAGGTTATATAGGAGCCGAAGTACACAAGTAGTTTTTAGTAATGATTTTAATGGCTTATAGGGTTATCTCAAATGTACACAAGAAAGTGCAGAAAACGTGCGCTTTTACAAAACTTTTACAATTCAATGCGGGAACTCAAAAAGTCTAATGATTACAGCGGCTTAGGAGCTTTTACAAATCTTTTACAATTCCACGAGAGCGCACCCTGAGTCTCGGCGCCGCGGGGGCGGAAGTGAAAAAAAAGTTTTTTTATTTAACAAACCCATGAACACCCGGCCCCTCTACGATATAATCTAAATGTTGGTGGGGAAGGTGTCTTCCACCACAATGCAAAAAACAAACAAGGAGAAATTTGCATGATTTATTCGAAGAGTTCTAGTACGAAGCGTTTTGATTTTGGTGTTAGCCAGAATAGCACTGCCAAGAAGGCTGGCAGCAACATGTTGACCATTGCTACCCGAGCATATGACAACGACTTCTACTCTACCCCGACTACCCAGCTGAGCATGACTATCAAGGAAGCCCGATCGCTTCAGTCATTCCTCAACACTGCGTTGCCGGCCGGTAACGTTACTGTCGGCGAAGAGTAGTAGAATCCCGTAAGGGAGGAGGGAAGCCGGTCCGCAAGGGCCGGCTTTTTTTTTCTTTTTTTTGGACAATCGTGCAATTTAGGCCCCAGCTGTGGTATTATATAAATGAAGGTGGGGATGGACCCCAACTACCAAAGCTTAAGGAATAAAGCATGAAGCTAAGCGCATACAAAGCCCTCATCAAAGAAAACCCTCGCACCGCAATGATCTTCGATCTCACGGAACGATTCCCCCGCGGACCGCTAGCGAAGCTCCGGCCCAAGCACTACGAAGTTATCAAGCATGAGGACTGGCGTGGTGTTCGTCGCGAAGTCAAGGATGATGCGATCGTCGGCGGTGAAAACGGGTACGACTTGTTTCAGCTCTACAAGCTAGCTAAGAAAAGCTGGTGGCAAAACGACTTGCACGAACTGACGACTAGCGTGCCGGATGCCGGCATGGGTCGCAAGCACTTCGGCACCGATTCCGATGGTAACCACGTCGAGACTGGTACACGCCAGCTTTTCAAGTACGGTCCACAGATTACTCGTCGACTTAACCTACTTGAGAGCCGCCTGCGCGCGGTTCGTAAGATCGTCGAGGATAAGAGCGAAGCTAACCTCTATGGAATGTCGATCGGGAATATGAGCTCCGAGGTATACCTCTTCGCTGATAGTGAGCAAGGTGCAAAGGTTCAGTACGAATTAATGCTTAAGGCAGCCTTTGACAACGCAGCTAAGCGCAAGGCGTACCATACTGGATACTCTTACGATGAAGAGTCCGGACCTAAAGTGTACGCTCGATTCCATGGTCCAAGCCACGGTCCTCACGAGATTATGGAGAAGAACCAGGAATGCTCTGCTAAACTCCGAGAACACAACGCGGAGCGCCTTCTCAAGATTGAAGAGCTGAAGATTGCAATCGAAGCTAGCGAGGAGCTCGCGCAGATGATCGACATGTTTACCATCAATACTTGCGCACAGACCTTCGAAGAAAAAGCGTAACGATTTCAACCACTTGTAAGCCTGTAAATTTTGGCAAACGGAGTTATAATGAATAATGGATTCATAGATGTATTTAAGAATTCGCTGCTTACGATGAGTGATGATGAGGTAATGGCCTGCCACAATCTAGCTTACGAAGAGCATGCAGTTCGGAAATCACGTCGACAGTCTACCATCAAAGACACTCTCACTAAGGGAGACAAGGTTTATTTTGAGCATTCTAAGAAAGGAAGGATCACCGGACACGTAAAAAAAGTCAAGTACAAAAAAGCAATTATCCATACGAGTACCGGAAATTGGGACGTCCCATTCCACATGTTGAAACAAGCTTAGGAGATACAGCATGGAAAAGCGTAATAGAATCAACCACTTAGGTAACCCTCATTATGACCGAAGATTGTCAGGTCTTACAAAGAAGCTTTGGATCAAAGGAGAACCAGTGGGAAAGATTAATCGTATTGTTAGTAACCAGATTGAAAAAAATAATGCAAAAAATGTATAATTAATTTTGATAAACGTGCAAAATAGCGGCTACTTATGGTATTATTATTATGTTGGTGGGGATAATAACTGCCAACATAACTCAAGAAGGAGTCCATAATGGATATCAAGACAATTAAAGCTATCGTCCCTAACCTTCCATCGAACATTGCGGTTCTCATGCGAGGACCAACTGGTGTTGGTAAGTCTCATGTTGCTCGGGCAATTGCCGACGAACTTAAGCTTCCGTTCATCGACGTTCGTGGTTCTACAATGGATGAGGCTAAGGTTGGTGGTCTTCCTGATATGAAGGCTGTTGATGAAAAGAAGGTTGCGACCTTCGTGGTTCCTTCTTGGTTTAAGACTGCGTGCGATAGACCTTGCGTTGTTATGCTGGATGAGCTAAACCGCTCAATGCCAACTGTAATGCAAGCGTTCTTCCAGATTGTTCTGGACCGTGAGCTTGGAAATGATGAAGATGGTGTCCCCTACCGTCTCCACCCAGACACTCGAGTCGTCGCTGCTATCAACGCTGGCAGCGAATACGATGTTAACGAGATGGACCCCGCACTTCTGCGAAGGTTCTGGGTATGTGATGTTGAACCTACAGTCGCTGACTGGACTGACTGGGCTGAGGAAGCCGGCCTTGACAAAGTCCTTGTAGAGTTCATCAAGCAAGAGCCTGCTCACTGGCGCGTAGACCCGGCTTCTGTTGAGCCTGGTACTGTTGTCCCAACTCCGGCATCATGGCACCGCCTGTCGGATTCGTTGGTTCATATGAGCCTGGCACCTGAGAAGCTCGCCGGTGGCGACGTCCCTGGAAGCTTTTACAGCATCCTGACTGGATTCATCGGAGTGGAGGCAGGGATTGCCTTCCGGGATTTCGTTAAAAACTATGAACTGCAGATCTCTGCTGAAGATATCCTTTCGGGGAAGGTCAAATCAGGCGATCTAAAGGATGCTCCTGCTAGTCAATTGGCTGGTTTGGTAGAAAAGATTAGCGCTCATGCTAAGGAAAACAACTGGAAGGCAAAGGAAGTAAAGGCTGTAGCCGCCTTCGCTGAGGAGCTCGGAGGAGAGTTTCTTATCCAGGTGTTCACCGGAGTACAAAAGGCTGGTAACATGAAGAATTTGCTACCCCTCAACAAGCAAATTGGGATGAAGGTCGTGGAGCTGGTTAACGCAGCCCGCGCCACTCAAAAATAATCCTCGAGGGGATGCTACAAGGGGGTCCGGGTTTCTTGAGTTAACCCGGGCCCTCTTAATTTTATAATAAAATCAATGGCTTAGGAGACTTATAGTGTCTAAAAACATCTCACTTAATGATATGATCACTCAGATTCGGCAGTGGCAACTAGAAACAGACGACTTTAGAAATGACAGCTGGACAAAAGATGAGTATAAGTCTCGACTGACGGAACTATACGGGCATCTATCAGGTATTATTAACAACGTTAACGTCAATTATCGCAAGCCAACCCCGGAAAGTGAACAAAAAGAAGATTAATTTTTGACATTCGTGCAATTTAGGCCTCTACTATGGTATTATATAATTGAAGGTAGGGGTAAGGCCCAAGGAGTTTTGAATGTCTAAAGAAAAGACCACAGCAACCGACGTACCGTTTGAACACGCCACCGAAGAGGTAGCAGCTCAGTTTAGGCTCGATCACCATCTGGTGGGAATGATGCTCGAAGAGCCATTCTACGCTAAGATCATTCGGATTCTTAGTAAGATTAAAACTCGCCAGATCCCAACCGCTGGTGTTATCGCTAAAGATGGCGATCTCAAAATGTATTGGAACGATCGGTTCATGGCTGCTCTTAGCGGTAAGCATGTCCGGGGTGTCATTAAGCATGAATGTCTCCACCTTATCTTCGAGCATACCACAACTCGTAAGTACGAACCACACAAGATTTGGAACTACGCCACTGACCTGGCTATCAATAGCCACCTTATGGATGAGCTTCCTGAGTTTGGTCTGTTCCCAGGAAGGCCTTCGAAAGCTCTAACAGAAGAACAGAAAGAGCGTATGGGAGAAGCTGCGGTTAAACAATATGAGGCTGTATCCGATAAGCTGGAAAGCTTCCCTCGAGGCCAGGCTGCCGAATGGTACTTCGCCCGGCTGATGGAAGATGATGAAGTAAAAGAAGCTATTGAAAACCCTGCTGGTCAAGGGGGTAAAAGTCTAGCTGATGCCCTAAGAGACGGTGACGTTACCATTGGTGAGAATGGTCAAGTCTGTGATGCGGATGGTAACCCAATCCCCACAATCCCAGGTACTCTGGATGACCATGATGGTTGGGGCGAAATGTCCGAAGAAGACCGCGAGTATGTCAAGGCTAAGGTAAAGCAAGCTGCTTGTGATGCTGCTAAGGAATGTGACAGTAAGGGATCTTGGGGTAACGTTCCTGCAGAACTACGACGACAGATCAAAGCTGCTCTAGTTGCAGAGATACCTTGGCAGAAGATTATCGACCGATTTTGTGGTTATAGCCGGCGTGCTAATCGTACTACCAGCTATAGTCGTATCCACAGTACAATGGGTCGATTGGTTCCTGGTGCCAAGCGTGGGTATACATCCTCAGTGGCTACCTACATTGACCAGTCTGGTTCGGTAAGCGATAAAGAGCTGGCTCTTTGCTTCGGCGAGTTGCGCAGCTTGGCTAAGAACACAGAGTTCACATGCTTTCACTTCGATACCGAGGTGGACCTAAAGAGTAAGAAGGTATGGAAGCGAAGCCAGACTCCGGAAGCTAGCCGTACTCGCGCCGGTGGTACCTGTTTCAAGGCTCCCTCAAGGCATGCAGTAAAGAATAAAAAGAACTTCGATGGCTACATCATCCTTACAGATGGTTACGCTGACGATCCTGGTCCTAGCTTGATTCCTCGAGCATGGATCATTACCCCTGATGGAGACGTCCAGGACTGGATGAGCAATTACAAGAAAGACATCGTAGTCAAAATGAAGTGGCCAGTGACCATGAAAGAAGCTAGCTAAAAAAGCTAATAAAATCAACCACTTAGAAGTACCGTTCGCGGAACAACGAAGGATAAAGGATATAAGATGAGTCTGAAACCAATGAATAGTATGGTGCATTGCGCAGATGGATTTAGTATGTCAGTACAAGCCAGTGGGCAGCATTATTGCGATCCCAGGAGTGACACTGGACCTTACACTCACGTAGAGGTAGGTACGGTCAAAGCATGGGACTACTATCTACAGACATTCGCCGAGGACCCCCTGCGACCAACGGAAACGGTATACGGGTATGTGCCGGCAGATAATATTCAGATGTGTATCGATGCGCATGGTGGCATGGTGGCCGGAGAGCTTCCGCCGCTGGTAAAAACAGAGATTGAAGATGGTTAGCAAAAATGAATAAGACAATGGATATAGAGAAAGTAGAGATCGTAGCCTACATCTATAAGCAAGACTGGCATAGGATGTCATGTTATAACAACGATGTAGATAACGTGACTTGGCACATAGACAACTGCATGAACTACATTATCATGCGATCCGAGGAGCTCAAGTCTCAATGGAGGAGCCCACCAGATCTGGAGCTGGATGAAGACTGGACAGAGAATGAGTTGCTAAGTCTCTATCAGGAGTTGCTAGGTCCAGCAGTGGCAGCTGGCTACGTAGCGGATGCGGGTATGGTGACTCGAGTCCGAAGAGCATTCGCCCCTGTGCAGGGCGAGTACTCCCAAACCGCGTGGTGATAAAAATAATTTATAATAATCGTGTAAGTGCACATCAAACTGTGGTATAATGGTACTATAAGGAAAAGGAAATACAATAAATGCTTAAAATCGGAATGAGAGTCTACCATATGCAAGTAGCAGCGCAGGCAGAGACAGGTACGATCAAGCATGTCCGAAAACGCGCGGGTCAGGTCCTTATAAAGTGGGATGCCGGACCCTGCACCAGCCATCATATTTCTGTAATCAGAGAGCTAGCCAAGAAATAGCCCTTTGATTTCAACCATTTAGGCCCCATATGGGGGGTATAAAATAGGCCCCTGGAAGGCCCCAAAACAGGCCCCAAAAAAGTGGCTTTTAGGCCCCTCTCTGAGGGCCTCTGGGGGTACTCAGTGGGACCTCTGGAGGGCTAAGTGCCTTAGTTCGGCAAAATTTTTTTTTCTGAGCGATTTGAAAACCAAACGTCAATTAAATCAAAAAAAATTCTCGGAGAAGTTTCAAAATGAAAATGAACAATCTCAATATCATCGCCAACTACCTCTTCAGTAACCCAGGAGCGCGGTATAAACAGATCACTCAGCACCTTTGCAAGCAAAAGAGCCGTGAGTGGGGTCCGGGGCAGTATTGCCGATACTTCACAGATCCAATATACAAGGGAGACGTACGTTACGCTCACCGCCTATGGAGCAAGACCTCATGTGGCGGATGGATGCTAACGCTTAAGGGTATGTGTTACGTAACTGGAGACATCAATGCGCCGGCCGCGTAATAATACCCAGCATCGCAGGAGGCGCACAGGGCAGGTTCGAAAAGGTAACAAGCGGTCCCTTAAGGCAGTGCCCCGATATCATGGTTGGGTAGTAGGCGATCTGGTTACCATAAAAGAGTATTACAAAGATTCAGGCAGAATAGCGATATTGACAGAGCTACCAGACGCCATAGGCATATGTTATAATGCATGTAAGATCCAATGGGCAGATGAAGAAGGCTTGATGCAACCTCCTATAGCAGCACTACTCAGTAACCTGATCAAAATAGGTCAGACAGAGCAGTAGAGAGATGACCGGTCCGAAAAAAAATCTCTCGGGAAAATCTGAATATGTTTGGGAAGCCGATCAATTTGCGGTAGGGGTGATGGTATACTCAACATACGATGTAAAGCTCAGGGAAGTCGGTATAATTGTTGAGGCAGGGGTAACAGAAGCAGGTGACATTAGGATGGTGATGTGGCCCGATGGTGCTATCACCACGGAACCACCTAACCGTCTAATCAAGGCAGAGTAAGGAGTGACACAGAGTGAGCGGATCCGCAAAGTTTAAAGTCGGTGATATCGTCGTCCCAAGCGCATCTACCCTAAATAACGAAACCGGTAAGATCATGAATGAGTATTGGCGACAACTCAACAACGGGATAATTGTAGAAGTACCACCCCATGTTGATCGATCAACTTTGTACGGAGTGTATTGGGATATAGGGATGGTCGACTATAGTCTGGAAAGAGAACTCGAGCTGATTCCGGATATCGATATCGACTAATCCGCCGCGGGATACACAACATGTCAGCAATGCACGTTAGTGCATACTTAACGTTATGCCTAAAGAGACCGTATATAACACAAAGAGCGCGCTAGTAGGGCAATTAATCAATCACCCTAAGCTTGGTGTTGGATTAGTTACCGACTATAGGATATACCCTAGTACAGCGGGTCAGCCTACACGACAGACTTATACTGTTATGTGGGAGCCTGAGCTAGGCACTATTGAAATGGAGACAAGTGTTATAGACGAATCTCGCATAATAGACATCAATATGCACTTCCCTAAATAATCTGATATAATATTGAGTATATATGCATGTAAATAGTCCGATATGCGTGGGTGACGTTGTATACTTTGTCCATATCAACAATATGATCGACCGCGTGCGGGCCGAGATTATGCCGCCGGCGCCGGTAATTGCGGTTGGTCGTGATTTTATCGTTATCCATGCTGAGAGAGATATGACATCTAGCTTCTCAAATGACCGTGATTTCCTAATCCCACGTGAAATGTGCTCTCATTCTCGGGATGATCTCGAGGATCGATTCCCAAGTCTGCTCGTGTACACTGTCAAAAAAGGCGATGCTGTTGGATATATGGCTGACGGAGACCCTCGGCACGGCATTGTCGTTGATCGAGGTGGAGACGGAGGGTATCACTATCAAAATGCATGGATCGATATCCTTAATGAAGACAGACGAGTGGCAAGAGTACCACGCAATTGCGTCTGGCTTATACAAGAAGCTAGTTGTAAGGGGTCTAGACGGCCCTCTGTAGTGTCGCGCTAGTGTGATTCGGTTATTTCCATGTCTGAATACACTAAGTGTCTTAGAAGCTGATCTTCACTTACGCTTTTTAGGACGAAAATGAGCCACGGCTCGTAATTTCTCACCTGTTTTTGGGTGCCTAATGTCGATTTCCCCGAATATGTTGCTGGGTAGCTCGCTTACTGTACGATGACTTCCTTCTCGTTCCGGATCCTCAACATCATGTAGCCGCTTATTTAGGCTTATGATTTTTTTATTAGTATTCTTGTTCATTCTTATCATCGAGTTAACGACGAATCCAATTGATCCTACGATCATAATGGCGATGACGTATACGGTGACTTCAAATCCCATGACTTTCCTTTCGTCTTCATCGCTGTATTTGCTTATATCTGCTATCTATAAATATTATCTCCGCAAGGTTTTTGTATGTCTTATGCTGGAGTGCTATCCGAGTGAGAAGGTAGGCCTTCGGCGCGAGGATGCATCCAGACAGAAAGCGCAAAAAATCCTGTGTGACTCACGCGTACCGCGTTACGCTGAGAAAATGGGTGTGTCCGGCGCGATGCGCCGTTAAAGAAAAACCAACTTCGCTCTCCGGCGGTGCCATTGAGTACATGTGGTGCGAACGTTATATTTAATTCCAGATGTCTATACAATGAAGGCGATATGCGAATGCACAATACCACATTCCAATCTGTACCACAAGAATATATCATTAGATCAATTATTAGAGAGCAATTGCTTAATGACAATAAGTCTAATCTAGATCTATTAACAGAAGGTATCGCTGTTGATCTTGCGCAAGATGCCATACAATTCGCTGTTGGGGCCGCGGCCGAGTACGGCATTGGTGGTGCTATAGCTGTTGGTACATTAGGAGCCGGAGCTGGTGTTGGCCCTGCTGTTGAGACCGCCGTCGATGCCGCGTTCGCAGCCAAAGAAGTTGCAGCCACAATAGAAGCAGTTTCAGAAGCAGCTAAAAATGCAGGTGAGTTTGCTAGTCTATTAAAGGACGCCATTGACGGGTTTGGTGGGGACTTTGGTGGTTATTACGAAAAGCAAAGAGAAGCCGTTCAGATCACTATAGAGAAAATGTCAAAAGATGGTAAAGCTAAGGTCGAAGAGATCGTTGAAAAGCTCAAAGAGGTCATAGACAATATTGTATCAGAGATTGTCGGTGCAATAGAGAGCGGTATAAAGCTTGTTATCCCAGACGCCACAGCGGGACTTGCAGCAGCAAAAGCAATAGGTGCTGCAATTAAGTCTCTTTCTGAAAACGCATATGATACCTTAACCGGAGCGATTGAAAGTGTTGATTTATTAAACCAAGCAATCACGAATCCAGATGAAGTAATCGCGTACTTTGAAGAGATCTTACAAGCTATAGCGGATAAGCTTGTTGAGGTTGGAGAATATTTTAATGATATGAGCTGGCCCAAAGCTCTTCTTGCCGGTGGCCCGGTTGGTGGTACGATATTAAAAAAGCTAGGCCCTAAGGGGTTTGACGAGCTCGCTGGGATGCTTGAAAAGTCTATCCCGGATATTGTTAATGTAATAGAGATGGTCCTTAAGAAAGTGGTTCCAGCTCTTTTTGCCTGTTTAGGTATTTACCAGATCCTTATGAAAGATGAGTATAAAACAGAGGATATGAAAGAAAAAGAAAAGAGCGAAGATAACACCGGTGCAATCGAAGTAGAAAAAGAGGATAAAAATCCTCTTACTGGGGAAGCTGTATCAGTCGGTAAAGACTACCTCTACAAAGTAATCAACGAAACTATAGAAGAAAACCGAATGCTGATTCATTCACGGTCAAGAATACCACAGCGTATATACGAAAGAGAGTATGTAAGAAAGGTATTGGATATTGACTTACCCCTAAATGAATCTTATCCGTACTCACCAGCGATCCAAGAGCGTATACTCGAGGAGCAATTACAACTTGAAGGATTCTTTAGCGACTTTAAGAAGCTAGGCGGCGATACAAAGAATTCCGCTCTAGCGCTCAGATATATTATGGAAGAACCAGAGCGCATAGCTTCTTACCTGGACATACTAATGACTGAGATCAAAGAAAGCTATGAAGGTATAAAGCAGTTCTTAAAAGAAGTTATTGAAGAGCTTAAGGTCATAGTCAAGAAATATATTTCACCTAAGATAGAAAAGGTCTTACAGTGGTCTAGTGATCTGCTAAGCAAAATAGAGAAACTAATGTCTGCTGCCGCTAGTGCCTCTGGTTGGAAAGGTGTAATGATAGCATCTGGTGCTGTTGTCGGTATTGGATACTTGTGGTCTAAGTTCAAGGGATCATCTAAGGTTATAGTTCGAGGCCTCGGTAAGGTACGTGGGCTGATCGGCTCTAACATAGAAGAAGCTTATAACATATCTAGTGTATCGCTGTTAGATCTTTACGATCATGAACCGCAGCTCGTTGTGATTAGCGAAGATATATCAAGTCAGCTTAAAGCGAAGATCGATGAAGTTATTGCGCCGCTTATTGAAAAGATTAAAACAATAGGACCTAAAGTTGTTACAGGCTTAGCTGTTAATGCTCTGGCGGGAGCCTTAACCGGTGGTGTTGGTACCGCGTTTAACGCATTAAGAAAAGTATTCGGTGGATCTAAAGTGGTCTTTAAGTTTCTCGGTGCACCACTTGAAAAATTCGTGAATAAGATAAAGGATCTAGAAGAAGAAACTAGAGAAGCTGAGGCTGGTCTTGATGATCCAACAGATAATAACGTAAAGATCAAAGAATCTGTTAGAAATAATAGCATCCTTAAAATAACAAGACAACAGCTTAGTACCATACTAGAAGTAGCAATCCAGGAAGGTTGAAAATTTCAAGATTTATCTTATAATTTTATATGCGTTTAATTCCTGAAAGATATAATTTGATTTATGCAGCTATAGCAATAAGCATATCGATAGCATTAAACATATACCTTAGATATGACTTACAGGCTCAACATAATTTAAATACAAGAAAAGCAGTATATTTAAAAAAGCAAGGAGGGCACCCATGTCAACAACAAAAAAGATAACAGTCGAAGATCTTCGAGCTTTAATCATGGAAGCGATAAATGAAGATACCGGCATTGCAGATGCTGAAGACCAAGAAGCAGAGCATGAAGAGCAGCAGGATATGAATGCCGCAACTACAGATATGCGGTCTTCAAATGAATCAACAAAGGTAAGCAATGACGTTCTATTAGAGCGTTGGAAGAAGCTAGCCGGTATTATAAAGGGATAATTGATATTGTTCGCTGTATGGTATAAAGAGGCTAGCTCTAAAGAGCTTATAGTAGGATTGTCTTCAAGCGAAAAGTCTGCACATAAAATGGCTAAAGATCTATACACAGTTAAGAAGAATATTGATAAGTCTATTGATTTGGCAACCGGTGTTTTTTTAATGGATGAAAATATTTTATACACGTCCACGAAGCCTCGAAAGGCGCAAATACTACCGCTATTAACAAGTATGAATTAACATTCGCTTGATATATTTAGCAGATAATTCAGGAGTCAAAAATGAGAGTAACAAGAAAGCAACTCAAAATTATTATTCAAGAAGCGCTTAACGACGTAGAAAAACTAGAAGATGTCGAGGCTGTTGAAGATACATGGGGTTCAGGTGAAGAGCTAGAGCAAGATCTAGACTATGCAAAAATTATGACAGGTGAAAGTTCAATAGACGAACCTGAAATGCTGGACATGATCGTAAAAGAAGTACGCAGAAGAATATCTGAAGAAAAAGATCAAAACGATGACGGTGAGAACGACTTTGACGATGTAAAGATTGCTAGAATGAAAGCATCAGGTATGTCGGCAGAAGAAATAGAGAAAGAACATCCAGACCTTTTTAAAGAAGACATTGGTGAACTCGTAAGTAAGGTATTAGATAAGATTACTTCCAATGAGGAAGAAGGTCGTGAACTTGGTTACGGTGAAGGCGAAGGTCGTATGACAAAGTCTCAACTAGATAAGCTGGCAAAATATTCACAGTCTTTGCACGATAAGCTTAGAGACGAGGATGATCTTCCCGAATGGGTCCAGGCAAAAATAACATCTGCTAGCGATGGTATCAGTAAGGTATATCATTACCTAGAATACAAGATTGATAGAATGGAAGACTAAAATGCAAATAATAAGCCCTGATATTTTAAACAACCCTTTTGCTCGTGAGGAAGAAACCACCGTCGTAATAGACATTGATGTTAACTCCCTTGAGGATGCCATGGCACCCACACCAGGGGAAATCATGTCTGCATACATAGGATTTATTAGAGCTTATCACTTATGGATGCACGGCGCGCATAACGTGACTAAAGGTCCTTCCTTTGCCGGAGATCATGAAATACTATATGGTAGAATATACACTGAGGTTGCTGATCAAATTGACCAAGTAATAGAGAAGAGTATGTGTGTTTATGACGACGAATCTATAGCGTGCCCTATGAGGATTTTAGATTCTGCTCTTCTCGCAATGGAAAAGTGGGAGTCACCGTCAGATCAGCCATCAGGCCGTATTGCAGAATTAGCGCTGATCTACACAAAGCAGCTGGTTAAAATTGGCGAAGGCACATCTGCGGTGCTTAAAGAGATGGATCAATTAACATACGGTACTGATAATATGATGGCTGGTCTAGCTGATCTTCACGAAGGTTATGTATACCTTCTAAATCAACGAAATAAGAACTAGAACATTTCATTCTTAACTTCTATATTATTGTATATCGTAGGAGAAGTATTTTGGATTTAAAGAAAGTAGCAGTCGTATCGCATAAAGGTTGGGATGGTAGTAGAGTCATTGGAGTGTATAACAACGCTGCTGAGGCTTTACTGGCAATCAAGAAATTTAATTACGACAAAGAAAGAGAAGAGATAGTTATCGACGTAATGCATATGTGTAAAATTTCTACATCATGCGGTCATGTACACAACAAAGAGCAAAGCGAAAATAGCATACTGCAGAGAGAGCATTATTACAGTCAGCTTATGCGTAGAGAAGATAATTAAGTCCATGAGTATAGATGAAGCCATAGGTCGCAGCTATAAAACAACGAATAATAATCCGATAAGTCATTTTCATGATCCTAGAATCCAAGTAGAAATATTCCCTAATGCCTGGAATAAGACATCAGCCTCAGTTACTTGCAATGATCTAGATTATAATTCTGGACTACGTAATTTTAACACAGAGCAAGAAGCTAATTTATTCGCCATGAATATCTACGATAAGCTTATTGGGCGTCTAGACAGCTCTTTAGTCGAGCGCATAATCTCTAGAATTCTGTCTACTTAAAAGCGCGCTTAACCTTATCCAAGATTGAGCTATTCTTTTTTGCGGGTATATTATCTAGAAGAAAAGCTTGAACTGCAGCTGTTGTCGGACAAATAGCAAACTCATCAAATCTTATTGCTGCTGCAGATATTATAGTTATTATTTCATTTCTGCTATTCATTATTGGACTGCCACTAGATCCAGGAGCAGCAGGTATCGTAAATAACATTCTGTTTGCAACCTTCCCTATATAGTATCCGTCGAATACAGGTACGGCTATAGAAGCCCCTAATCCATTGGGACTAGCCATATTATATACTTTAGCATGTAGATTGGTCTCTCCGCTCATCATCGTTAACCCGGGACCGAGCCATTCTGATGTTTCTAGCAAGCATAAATCGTTCTCTTCATCTACAGCTATTATACTTCCAGATGCTCTTTTTCCAAACCCTGTTTCGAGTAATATTTTATATGTGACTTTTAGAATTCCGGGGAGGCTTGTATTAGGAGGGGGAGGTAAACATACATGTCCTGCTGTAAGAACGTAGCTTGTATCAGTATCTGTTTTTACAATAACACCAGAAGCTACCGAGCTTGATTTGCTTAGTATACTTTGCTCACACTCACCAGCTTTACTACAGACTTCCGACGTAAGTATAAACGATTGTGCTGTCATTACAAATGACTGTATCGGAAAAAAAGAGTTATCTTTTTTAATTACTTCTCCAGTGGTTGTCCTTATAATTCTACCAGAGGGATTCGATATGGTAAGACAACCACTAAGAGTCGCAATAAAGACAATCAACCCAAATATTACGGATGTGATTTTTTTTATCAAGGTTCCCTCCCTATTTTAAATTTAAGTATGGCTATAAGATAAAGGGTTAACTTCATGACAAATAAAACAACAGTACTATTCGATATGGATGGAACATTAACACCCCCGAGGGAGAAAGCTGATGGCGCGATCATACAGTCATTGTTGAAGCTGTCTGCGTATACTAATATTGGTATATTGACTGGCTCTGACTTCAACTATATACTACAGCAACTTCCTCAACTTTCAAACCTAGCAAATCTGGCACAAAATAAAGTTGATTTGCTTCCTTGTAATGGTACGAAAAGATACGCGTTTATAAAAAATAGAGGGTTTGAGCAGACGTCGAGCGTTAGTATGACCAATGAGATAGGTAAGAGCCTCTACAATAAAATACTAAAAACATGTTGCGCTTTGCAACTGAAAATTATGAATGACTATCCAGATCTTCCTTATACAGGTACATTTATGCAATATAGAGGATCACTTTTAAACTGGTGCCCGATAGGTAGAGAGTCAGGAATGTATGAACGGAAAGAGTGGGAGGATCTGGATTCTAAAGAAAGAATAAGAGACCACTATCAAAAACTGTTACAGAAAAATATTGATGACAAGTCAGGAAACGTGACTGTTGCGCTTGGGGGATCAACAAGTTTTGATATATATCCAGGCGGCTGGGATAAGACATACGGTCTTATGTATTATAGAGATCAAGATGTATACTTCATTGGTGATCGATGTCAGCCAGGTGGCAACGATTGGCACATCTACGAAAAGCTAAAGAAGATTGATAGAGCGTACGAAACAGTTGGTCCTGAATATACACTGCAGATCATAGACAGAATCATAGCAAAACTAAGTAAAGCATAGGTCCCTCTAATACAATTAATAAGAATTGGAGGACTATATGAGTAGAGAAATAAAGAAGCATTTTCCGTATAAAGAGATTAGAGACCAGCAGCAAGAAGCTATAGACTTTGCTCTAGACTCAATAACTGGTGGAAAGAAGTTCGTAATCATTGAAGCCGGTACGGGAGTAGGTAAGAGTGCCATAGGTCTTACAATATCTAGATACGTCTATAACTCTTTGGCTAGTAACAAAGATCCGGGTGCGTATTTCTTGACAACACAAAAGATCCTCCAAGAGCAATATGTAAGCGATTTCGGAGGCTTCTCTGGGCCTATGAAGTCTATTAAGTCTTCGTCAAACTATACATGCAACTTTAATAAGAAAACATCTTGCGGGGAAAGTCTAAGGGCATTAAAGACCGCCGAGAAGGAGAGTCGGTTCTGGAAATCTTGCACATTCAATTGTGTATATAGAAATGCTAAAGAATCTTTTCTTAACTCTAAAGAAAGCGTAACTAACTTTCCATACTTCTTAGCAGAGACGCAATATGCGGGTAAGATAACTCCAAGACAAGTATTAATAATCGATGAGGCCCACAATGTAGATAATGAGTTAAGTAAGTTTGTAGAAGTAACACTTTCTGAAAAGTTTTGCACTAGTTTTCTAGGGTTCTCGATACCAGAAAATATGACTCAGCTACAATATATCAACTGGATCACTGATACTTACGTACCTACTATCAGTTCTAAACTAAAGCATTTAGAGAAAATGATGGAAAAATACATTGGGCTGAGAGAGAAAATAAAGTCTGGTGAATTTTCTAATGTGGCTAAAAAGTTTGAGATGTTAGATAAGCATGTGTGTAAAGTTCGCAGATTTTTAGAGCTATATGATAAGGATAATTGGGTTCTAAATAAGATAGATGAAGATCAAAGGTCTTCAAGAAAAATACAATTTAAGCCGATAGATATCGCCCCATACGCTCCTGATATGCTTTATAGTTATGGTGACGTGGTCATTATGATGTCTGCAACTATCTTGGATAGAGACGCATTTTGTGAGTGCGCGGGAATACCAAAACAAGAAGCTGCGTTTATAAGCCTTCCTTCTCCATTCCCTATAGAAAATCGCCCTATAGTTTATAGCGGTATTGGTAAAATGAACGCATCATCTATAAATGACACGTTGCCAAGAATGGCGATGGCAGTAAAAGAAATATTAAAGCAACACAATAACGAAAAAGGGATTATACATTGCCACTCTTATAAGATTGCACATTTTCTAAAGAATAACATTAGAAGCTCAAGACTGCTGATCCATGGATCACATAACCGTGACATGATATTGGAAAAGCACAAAAGATCTAAAAAGCCAACCGTCCTAATATCTCCATCGATGTCAGAGGGTGTTGACTTAAAGGATGATCTTAGCAGATTTCAGATTGTATGTAAGGTGCCGTATCCTTATCTGGGCGATAAGCTTGTGAAGAAAAAAATGAACAAATGGAGATGGTGGTACGCTTTACAAACAGCTAAAGCGATAGTACAGTCTGTAGGTCGATCGGTAAGATCAAACGAAGACTCGGCTGTTACCTATATTTTAGATTCAGATTTTGAGAGATTCTTTAGTTCTAATAGTTCTCTATTTCCGCAAGAGTTTAGAAGGAGTATGAAAAAGTGAAAGTTTATAAAAGCATTGATGATTATGTTTCTGTGTATAAAGACAGTGGGTATACAGCTCCAATATATACTACATGTGGTGGGTTCGATCCTTTACATATAGGACACTTAAGATGTATTATAGAAACAACGGAGTTGGCCAAAAAAAATAGTGGCTATACAGTCATAATCGTTAACGGTGATGGTTTTTTAACACGCAAAAAAGGCAAGCCATTTATGTGCGAAGATGAAAGGGCAGAAATTATTGCTGGTATTCGAGGTGTTGATGCCGTCGTAATTTGGGATGATGGCAGTCAAAATTGTATTGGGGCTATTGACAAGCTTAAGCCAGCATTCTTTACAAAGGGTGGTGATAGAGCTAAACCTAGTGATATCGCAGAATGGGATATATGTCAAAAAATTGGCTGCCAAGTCTTATTTAATGTAGGAGGAGGAAAAATACAATCATCATCATGGCTAACAGACAAAAGTGGGGATCAGAATGAATAAAATAGACAAGCCTTGGGGATATGAAATTATATGGGCTAAAACCAAAGACTACGTTGCTAAGATCATTTTTATAGCGCCCGGGCATCGTTTGTCTAAGCAGTACCACAATTTTAAGGAAGAAACAATCTACGTATTAGAAGGTACGCTTGTGAATTACGATAAAGAAAACAACATGTCGTGGCACTCACCAGGTCAGGTACTTCATGTTAGTCCTGGACAAATACACAGGTTTTGTGCGCCTGATAGTGAATATGTAAAGATTATGGAAGTAAGTACGAATCACCTAAGTGACGTGATAAGATTAGAAGATGATTATGGAAGAAAGCAAGAGAAAAAAGAATAGCGTGGCTGGAGCAGGTTTCTTAATACTAAAGAAAGATACATTACATCTAAAGAACCCTAAGATGTTAGCGTTAATTCGTGATGATGGTTTATTTGATATACCCAAAGGTACTATGGATAATAACGAGGCGCCGTTACAGACAGCTAAAAGAGAATGCTTCGAAGAATGCTCAATTATAATATCAGATAACGAATTATTATTTTCCGGTACACCCCATATAAATGGTGCCTTAACAGTTTTTTGCGCTTCGACTGACAACACACCTCTAATAACCAAGAACCCGACAACAGGTATCCAAGAACATGAAGACTTTAGTTGGGTAGACAAAGAGCAATTTTGCGAAAATTGCCTAAATTATCTTATAGCACCAATTAACTACTTTTATTCTGCACTCAGCTGACTATAATAATACTTAGTATTATGAAAGACCCTACAACACGAATGTCTATTTTTAAAAAGCACAAAACGATAGCTGACAGATCCGCAGGAGATCGCGGTCGGCATAGAAAGAAAATAGAGAAGGCAATTAAAGAAGGCATCCACAATATAGTAGCTGAAGAATCTATTATTGGGGAAAGCGGAAAGAAGAAGTTTAAGATACCTGTAAGGGGTATCAAAGAATACAGATTTGTGTATGGAGAGAATGGTAATCATTCTGTAGGTTCCGGTGCTGGCAGTGACCTTGAGAGAGGTCAAGTTATAGGTAAGAAGAAAAAGAAAGCCGGTAAAGGAAAGCCAGAAAAGGCAGGAAATAAAGCCGGGGAAGAATTTTATGAAGTTGAACTAACTTTAGAGCAAGTTGCAGAATACCTGTTTAAAGACTTAGAACTTCCAAATTTTGAAAAGAAAAAAAATGCTCAGGTTGTTGCAAAGAAGATAAAAAGAAGAGGATACAGAACTAAAGGTATAAGACCTAGACTAGACAAAAAGAAGTCTGCTATACAGCGAATAAAGAGAATGAAGAAAGAAGAACACTCTGGAAAACGTGAGAGTGAGTCAGAAGAATCTTTTTCTTTTATAGAGCAAGACTTACGATACAAGCATTACAAGGTCACAGAAAAGAAGACTTCTAATGCCGTTATTTTCTTCTTAATGGATGTATCCGGCTCAATGGGCACCACAAAAAAATTCTTATCAAGAAGCTTCTTTTTTCTATTATATCACTTTGTAAGGTCTAGATATGATAAGGTTGAAATAGCATTCGTATCATACGAGTCTCAAGCTAGTGAGGTTGATGAAAAAAGCTTTTTTGAAAGAGGATCTTCTGGTGGCACAATAGCTTCTAGCGGGCTTAAGGTCGTTAACGAAATATTAGACAGTAGGTACCACCCATCATCATGGAATTCTTATGTATTTCATTCGTCTGATGGTGACAACTGGCCTAGCGATAATGACGCTGTTGTAGAATTAGTGGGTCAGATATTACCTAAGTTACAATTCTACGGTTATTGTGAAATTGAACCTTCTGCCGAGCGTATGAAGTGGCTACAGGAAACTAGCTTAGGATCAGTATTTAGCAAATTGTCTTCTGAAAAATTAAGAACAGCTGCAATTGCCAATAAAGAAGACATCTGGCCTGCATTCAATAAGTTTTTTAAAGGTGAGGTTTCATGAACTTTCTAAATAATTTAAAAGTATGGGATGAAAAGCTGTGTAAAATGGCAGCAGACTATGGACTTGACTGGTTTGAGTTAGCATACGAAACTTGTGACTACTATGAAATGATCGGCAGCATGGCATACCATGGTATGCCATCTCATTACGCGCACTGGAGTTTCGGTAAGTCATTTGAAAGAAATCATATAATGTATAATTCAGGTATGCAAGGGCTACCATATGAATTAATCATAAATAGCAATCCTTCATTGGCTTACCTAATGGAAGAGAACCCCATGTACCTTCAAGTGCTTATCATGGCTCACTGTATCGGTCATTCTGATTTCTTTAAGAATAACGCAACGTTTAGTCATACACATCCAGAAAATATTATATTACGTATGCGTAACGCGAAGAGATATGTCGATGGTTTAATAGAGGATCCTAGTATAGGGATAGAGGCTGTAGAGCGCATTCTAGATTCAGCGCACGCTCTAAACATGAACGTCCCTAGAAGGTATAAGAAATATGTTCCTCAAAAGCAGCAGCAGAATAAATTAGTTGAAGACATAAAGCTCGGGCTTTATTCAAATAGATTACATGTACCAGATCATAATAAGATACCGATACAACCTGAAGAAGATATACTTTCGTTTATAGCAGACGTTAGCCCTAATCTAGAAGATTGGCAAAGAGAGCTGATCAGTATAGTGGCTGATGAAGCGTATTATTTTATGCCTCAAATTAGAACTAAAGTAATGAATGAAGGATGGGCTTCTTTTTGGCATTATAGACTAATGCATGATCTGGACCTTCCATCTAGTATGCACATACCCTTCTTAAAGACACACAACGAAGTCATAAGACCTCATCCTGGATCGATAAACCCATACCACTTAGGTTTTCATATGTTCAAGAGAATAGAAGAAAGATTCGGGCTTGAAGAGTGCTTCATAGCTAGAGAATCTTTAAACGATGAAAGCTTTATAAGACAATACTTGACGCAACAAGACTGTGAAGATCTTGAACTATTCAGCTATTCGTTACATAAGGATGAATATAAAATAGATGACGTCGGTGATGGACAAGGGTGGAAAAATATTAGGGAAGACCTAATCAAACAGGTCGGAGGTAATAGTATTCCAATAATAATGGTTGATGATATAGACGAATCTAATGTTCTATGCTTGGTTCATGATCATGATGGAAGAGACCTGGAACTAGAATATGCAGACGTAGTATGCCGGCACATCAGCGCATTATGGGGTGATGTTGTCAAACTTGACACAATAATAGAAGACGAACCTTTCGAAATCTAGCAGAGGATAAAATGGCCAAAAACTATTTAGATATTATAAAGACGCAACGAGAAGAAAAGAAAAAAGAGAAGTTTGAAGGAACGTTTCTTGAATACCTTTCTCTTGTAGAGAAAGACCCTACCCTAACTGATCATGCGCATAAAAGACTTTATGACTCCATCGCTGAGGAAGGTATTTCTAGAATGGACGATTCTGATCCGCGAAAGCATAAGCTATTCGATGGTGACAACATAAAAACGTATGACTACTTTCAAAGTGAATTCTTTGGTATGGAGAGTGTCATATCTAAATTAATGAGGTTCTTAAGATCAGCAGCGCTTAAGGGAGAAGAAAGTAGACAAGTACTTTTGCTAATGGGTCCCGTTGGCGCTGGTAAGTCTGCACTGACAGAGCATATTAAAAGCGCTCTAGACGGCAAGCCGTATTATCATCTCAAGAATGATCCGCAGCGTGGTGAGCCCCTACAGCTAGTTCCTAGATCACTAAGGAATAAATTCAATGATATGCTAGATGTGAATATTGAGGGTGATCTTTCTCCTGTTGCCAGACATCTACTTTTTGAAGAGTACGACGGCCGATATGAAGACTTTATGGTTAAGGAAACCACATTCTCCCAAAGAGCTAGAAGAGGCGTAGCTTCTGTCCCACCTATGGACGCCAATAGTCAAGATGTCTCTGTACTAATTGGATCTGAAGATATCTCTAAGCTTGACAGGTATTCCGAAGATGACCCTCGAGCGCTCTCCTTAAATGGTGCGTTTAATGTTGGTAATCGAGGCATAGTCGAACTTGTGGAGGTCTTTAAGAACGAGATTGAATTTCTCCATACCATCATCACTGCGACACAGGAGAAGAGAGTACCGGCCCCGGGTAAGCACGACATGCTTTACTTCGATGGTGTTATATTGGCTCACTGTAATGAAGCAGAGTGGAACCGCTTCCAGAGTGAACATACTAATGAAGCAATATTAGACAGAGTGGTAAAGATAAATGTGCCGTATGTATTGGAGCTTGAACAAGAGATAAAGATATACGAGAAGATTTTATCTAGATCAAACTTTGACGCTCATGTCGCGCCACATACCATTAGAGTCGCTTCGATGTTCTCCGTTCTCAGTAGACTAAAGGAGAGTCAGAAGTGTGACCTTCTTACTAAGCTTAAATTATATAACGGCGAGGAAGTTGTCGAGAAAGGCAGAGTCAAAAAGATCGATATCAGAGACTTAAGAGACGAAGCTCATGATGAAGGTATGAAGGGTATATCTACTAGATTTATCATGAAAGCCGTCGATAATGCATTAAGCGATTCAGATAAATCCTTTATAACTCCTATATCAATAATGGATGCGCTGATCAAACAGGTCAAAGACCAGATTATAGACAGAGAATTTCAAGACAAATGCCTTGAGTTAATTCGTAACGTTGTCAGAAATGAATATCTCAGAATATTAGAGAATGAAATAGCTAAGGCATTTATATCGGCATATGAAGAGCAAGCTCAGTCAATATTTGAGAACTATCTTGATAACGCAGAAGCGTATACGACAAAGAATAGAATGAAAGACCGCGTTACCAATGAAGATATGAACCCTGATGAAAACTTCATGCGCGCTATAGAGTCTACGATAGGGGTTAGTGGAGCTGGTAAAGATGGGTTCAGGGCTGACGTTACTGCTTATATGTTTTCAAAGATGAGAAGAAGCGAAGTAGTAGACTACACTTCTTACGAACCGCTTAAGGAAGCTATTGAGACGTACCTCATAACCTCTGTAAAAGACCTTGCTAGAATAGTTACTAAGTCTAAGACAAGAGACGATGAGCAACAGCAAAAATATTCTTCTATGGTACAAACGCTAATAGACGATTATGGTTATACAGCTGATTCCGCAGAAGAAATTTTAGTGTATGCCAGTAATAACCTATGGCGTGACAGCTAGGGAGATAAAATGAGGTTCGGGTTTCCAGAGTATTTTTTAGTTTTTGCCATAATTCTTTCTTGGCATGACCTAACAACTTCATTGATTGTTGGGGGCTGTGCAGCATTATTTGCGTTTTGTAGATACGCTTTTGAAATGCAAGAAAAGAAAGAAAATAGAGAAGAAGTTGAAAGCACTGCTAAGCTTTTAAATGAGCAAGCAGAAGAATTAGGTCAAGCGCTAGGTCAATTGTTTTCAACATTTAAGACAGATGTATCTAAAGAGTCAGAAAAGAAAAAATATGATACCAACCTTCATTAAGTGAGGTGTTATGAAGAGCAAAAGCGATGTCATTACAGGCGATCCTTTAGACAAAATCAAGGGTGACTTTCTTAAAGACATAAAGAAGTTTTCTAAATCGCTAGAAAACAAAGACTATTCTCTACTCGCAGGTGCATCTATCTATGATGTCGGGTGGATCGATACTTTCCGAACATTTCTATATTGGCTAAACAATAGCGAGTCCTCCATCAAGAACCTTGTTATATCTAGTCTTGTCAAGATAAATAGAGCTTGTCCTCATGCAATAGAGCTTTATATTAAATGTCTAAACGACAGCTCTATAATAAGCGACACAAAATTAAGAGGTCGACGTGTTGGTTCAACAGAGGTAATAAATTGTCTTAAAGAAGATTGCGATGATCTGTTCATGCTTAATAATATGGACGACTTAATAATGGCAGTTAATGTAGCGGGAGCTTCAGGAAGTATATCAACAAAGATCTCTAATAGTGTTGAAGAAACATTGGTGGTTGATAGCGGCTTTATAGCTGGTTGTTTTTTAAGCGAATTTTTTGAAGGTTATCTAGACAATTTCGATTTCAGTAGCTGTAAGGTTTTTGTCATAAACGGTAAAATAATAGAAGTTAGTGAGATACATCACATCTTAGAGTATTGCTACAATACGAAGCAGAAGGCGGTTATAGTATCTACAGGATACTCTGATGACGTTAATAACACACTATTCGTTAACTGGCAAAAGGGAAATACTAGCGTTATACCTTTCATTGTTGAAGACTCCGTAGCTAGTGTTAATGAGATTAAGGATATTGCTACAGTATGCGGTGTGACACCAATAACTAAGGATATAGGTAACAGGTTAAGTTCAGTGGATGCTGAGGACTACGAAAGCGTCAGGGTATCTTACAACACAGCAAACAAAAGGCTGTCAATAATACCAGGTGACCAACAGTTGACTCGCATTAACAACTTAAGATCTAGTATAAAGAAGAAGCTCAATGAATCGAACGTCGACGATGTAAGAGACATTCTGGAGTCTAGACTTTCCAAGCTCTCTCTTCGTAATGTCATACTTGATCTAAAAGCTGATCCTCAGGAAAAGCCTATCATAGATGATAAACTTGGCTCTTTTTTCTCCCACATATCAAGATGCGCGAATCAAGGAGTTATAAATGCAAGAAGCAATTTCTTTGATAATTATCATATAAAGTATTTACCAGCTAATGACGCCGCGGCCGCCGTACGAAGAGCAGTTAGTGACCGTACTATCATCAATAATATCAAAGCGATCATTAGATTGGAAGATGATTAATGTCACCCTTAGATTCCTTAAGCTGGCATAACGCGCAACATAAGCCTGTTAAATTAAGTAGCATGCTAGAGTTTCTATCTAGTGTTGGTAAATCAAGCATGATACATGTCGGATGTGATTCTCACTTCGTAAAAAACAATTGTGTATATGCCATAGTAGTTGCGATTATAACTCCGGGAAAAGGAGGAACATACTTCTTTGCTAGAAAAATACTAAAGCGTAAAAACTTCTTAAATATGAAATTAAGACTACTAGGTGAGGTTGAAAGAGCCCTACTTTTAGCTGATCTTGTTTCATCACATACCAGCAGAGATGATGTCAGCGTGCATCTAGATATTAACCCAAATAAAATGTACAAGTCTTCTTTAGTGTTTACTTCTGCAACATCCTGGGTAAAATCTCAAGGGTATAGGTGTGTTGTTAAACCAGATGCTTGGGCATCGTCATGGTTAGCAGACGCATATGCAAAGTAATTTTGGTTATAGAAAATTTGGAGGTTACTCATGCCAAGAGGAAAAAAGAAAATCGTTGAAGAGATGGACACGTTCGTACTACCCGGTACTGAAACAGAAACTACTCTTACTAGAAAAGAATGTATAGAATTGTTCTTAAACTGTAGAACGTTTACGCAAGATCAAGTCGCTGCTGCTTTAGCGACGATGGCAGTCACCGATGGAGTTGAGCGTGATACTGTTTCTAAAATAACAGCTACAATGGAAAGTGTTATTTCTGATAGCTTTTCTAAGATCATGGCCACGAAGCTATAATGAGCAAAGGGGTAAAGCATTTAATACAGTGTAGATGTATATTACCTACCCTTAAGTCTAAGAAAGATCCGCCGCTACATAGCTTTGTGGTTTTTTCTATTGAGAATGAAGACGCTACGTTGGTTGAGAAGCATACAAATTGTAATAATTGTGGGATCTTGCACCGGGTGACTGGACATTGTCAATCAGAAATACTTCATAATTTTGAAGGTACTGCTTCTTCTATCACGATAGAAGATATAAGACTTTTTATTCCTGAATCTATTATCAAGTTATTAGACTCTTACAATTGTGAATTGGCTGATTTTGAGTTTGTTAAGTTTATGCTAGATAACTCTACGAAAGACTTTATAGTGTTATCACATGAATTTAACGATGGAAGAAAAACAGGTAAGATTTTAAAGCATAAAGGGGATGGGACATTTGAGATTGAACCATTTTCCAGAAGTGAGGTTATTGAATGACTAGTTTAATACAAGATCAAGATGTTAATGTCACAGTAGAGAAAGATGATGCTAATTGGCTTAATGATATAAAGAAATCTAGGGAAATAGTTTCTGAAATTTTACGCTTCGGAGTTAATCAGACTCAGATTAAGTCTATCATAAGCGCATTAGCATTAGAGTTAGAAGATAGAGAGTTAATGGTAAATATCAGGAGCACTATAGATCCTGTAGAGTCTGATAACACAGACAAAAATCACGTTAAAATATTATATCCTGGAGGAACTGAAAATGAGTGATTCAACAAACATTCTAGAAAATTGGGAAGAGCTAAAGGCTCTAGTAGAAGAAGTAGAGCTTGATGTGCACAAAAATGCACATGGAAATAAGTCGGCTGGCGTACGAGCTAGAAGAGGCTTAAGAGAGCTTAAGTCAAAGGCTGCTAGTCTTGTTAAGATGACACTAGAGGTACAAAAGTAGTCAACACATATGTGATGGCGACTTATGAGAGGGGCTTAAGCCCCTCTTTTTTTATTGAAACGCTGTCTTCATCTGTTATACTTAAAATTGTATGTTAAGTTATTCTATCGCTTTTTTCAAAAATACCTTTGAGTATTTCTTTTGCCGATTTTTCAATTTGACATATTCTCATTCTTGTGACACTAAAAATATTTCCAACTTCTTGCAGCGTAAGCGGGCTAGAGTTGGAAGCATTAATAATGCAGTTTTGGTTTGATCCATTCATGTCTTGCCAATATCTACATTCCTTCTCAAGACAAACAGCGAAGCATTCCTTATGCACGTTAAAACATGTTTCACCCTCTATAGGCTCACCTATGTTTATTAGTGTAGGGTCTTTTTTAGAGCTTTTTCTAGCCATAACTTCCTCCAAGGAGTTTTATTAATCATAATAATGCTTAATTTTATAATTGGAAGTATCAGTTTTTCAAGGAGTTTATTTTGATATCTAAAAGAAAGCGTTTTATCATCGACACTAGCGTACTGCTTTATGACAAAAAGTCTATCCACTCATTTCCTGGTAATGATATAATTCTACCACTTCAGGTTATAGATGAGATAGATAAATTTAAGGAAAAGCAAGGCGTACTCGGAGATGCAGCGAGGTATGTTAATCGGTTTTTAGACCAGTTGAGGGAGTTCGGCAGACTTGATGAAGGTATACAGGTTCAAGAAGAACTATCTATAGACCAGACAGTAAGAATAGAAATAGCGGAAGATGTATCTTCTCTACCAACCGGGTTGGCAAGAGATAGAGCAGACAATAGGATACTCGCAACATGCTTGCTAGAGGCTGACAGAGACGACGAGAGGCCTTTAGTTGTAGTTACCAAGGACATCAACCTAAGAGTTAAGTGCGATGCCTTAGGGATAGCTTCTGAGGATTATTACAAAGACCATCTGGATGACGCTAATACTACGTTTAGTGGGTATAAAGAAGTTAGTCTTACACAGTCCGAAATAGACAGCTTTTTTGAGGATGGCACTTTAGAGATTAATAACGATAAAACCTCTCTATACGAAAATGAATTCGTTATTGCGACCAGCGCTGAGGGCAACTCGCTTATAGCAATGTATAGAGGTGGTATACTTTCGCCACTTAAGCATGAGCCGGGTTCGGCGATGAGTAATTTTAAGTCAAAAAATAAAGAGCAAAAATTTGCGGTCGAAGCACTATTACGAAGTGATATTGAATTAGTCACACTAACTGGAATCGCTGGATCTGGTAAAACATATGTTGCCTTGATGGCTGGTTTGGATGGTATACAAGAGGGTAGATACAACAGGATCATAATCAGCAGGTCGCTGCAACCTGTAGGTAAAGACTTGGGATATCTACCAGGGAACATAGACGAAAAAATGGCACCTTGGCTTGCTCCGGTAATGGATAATTTTCGAACAATGATGGGTGATAGAGATTTAACATATTTTGAAATGATGATGGGAAGAGGAGAGTTAGAGGTAGCTCCTCTAGCATATATCAGAGGGAGAACTTTCAATGACTCGTATGTGATAGTTGATGAAGCTCAAAACGCAACAGTTCATGAGTTAAAAACAATTATAACTAGAGTTGGAAAGAATTCTAAAATCGTATTGTTGGGAGATACGGACCAGATCGATACTCCGTACATAGACAGGTTAAGTAACGGACTGTCTATAGTTGTTCATAAATTTAGAAACCATGTGGAAGCCGCGCACATTCAATTAGTCAAGGGTCAAAGATCTAATATCGCCTCAATTGCATCAGAGATTCTTTAAGCGCTCTAAGTACATATTTAAGCTTGAGGTGTCTATAAATGTCTGCAAGAACAAAACAATATGATCGTAATCGTTTTAGAAAAGTTTACCCAAGGTTTAGAGCTGAACCACGCCCAGGGCTTCAAATAGAAGGATCAGGGGATGTTGTTTTAGAATCTGTAATTTTAGACTTTAATGACGAAGCAATAAAAAGCGTAACGCTAGATGGTCCTTATACAACGGCACCCACTGTGACTGTCACAGCAGTAGGAGACGATGCTCCGGGGGCTGATATTAATTTATTTATCAGGTCTATAGAACTACAGTCTGTTCCTAGCGGCGCAGGTAGAAAAGCTATTGCTGTTATAGAAGCTAGCGCGAACTTTACTGGTAAAGTACATATTCAGGCTATGCAGACATGATTACTGGACGCCAAGCTATATTAGCAAATGGGACTCTTGTTATAGACGCCGGCGACGCAAAAGCATCCGGATCAACAGGAATAACTGACAGCAGTTTTACACCTGTTATCACAATAGCAGCGGATGGAAGTGAAAAAGTCTACGTAGAGCATATTAGTTATAGTGGCGGTGTGTGGAAATTTAGAGTAGAAAGAAGCGTTGGCGTGGACCAACCGGCTTTGAATATTTTTTGGAAAGTTATTGCGCTTAAGCCTTACAAAGAAGCGTAAGTAGCTGTAACCAATTGGAGCTTGATTAAAAAATGGCAAAAGATTTTAGATCAGATAGAGTAAGAACAAGAGCTATTATTGGTACCGGATCAGTGGTCCCTGGTAAGAAGAATTTGAACCTCATGTTTTACAGTGGTTCAAAAGCCGCGAACTATGATGGCTTAACTACAGGCCTTGATACGACAAAGGTTGGTAACGATGTATGGCTGTACTTCGATGGCGCTGCGAATTCTGCTGTTGAGGCCTGGAACAGAGCCGACGGTAGTACTGTACTGTTCGGGGGTGACGTCGTAGTCAGTGGTACACTATGGTCTGAACGGTCTGTAATAGAAGTAGATGACGCCGTCCCGGGTGACTTTAAGGCGTTTAATAAAGTAATCGGTGGAATAAAAACCACGCCAGAGGATTATACGACTGGATATGCCAGAATACTCGTCGACCCGACAACCAGTAATCCCTCAGCTAATAGAGACGGTACTATATCTTTTAATATGGTACAAGGCGTCGCCGGTGTATACGCATACGCTACGCAATTTCCAACTACACATAAGGATGTCTTCTTTCATGTATCAGGCTCAAGGGGAGTTAAGGACTCAAATGATAGAGGGTTAGCATTATTTGATGGTGATGTTCATGTGTCTGGTAACTTTAGCTTATCTCCGTTATCTATATTCACCGTGCCGGGTGACTTTACTATCGGTGGTGACCTTCAAATAAATGGTAATGATATAAAGAATAGTGAAGGTGAGATCACTATTTCGATGGATGTCGACCAGAATGTTTCCTTGGCAGCTGATCTAACTGTTGTCGGAAATGATATAAAAGGCTCAGCTGGCACTAACTTAACTTTAGGTGCTTCAGGTGATGTCTCAGTTTCTGGTGATCTTACAGTTACTGGTAATGACATTAAAGGTTCAGCTGGTACGAATATAACATTAGGCGCTGGTGGTGATGTTACAACGACTGGAAACCTTACAGTAGCCGGTAACATAATAAAAGCTTCAGATGGCGGCAGCACAATTACTATGGACACCGATGATAATGTACTGATCGCAGGTGATCTTACAGTCATGGGAAGTGATATAAAGGGTTCAGACGGTAATACAGCGATCACGCTTGGAGGCTCTGTTCTTCCAACTATTATTGCTGGTGACATACAGATAAACGGTCAAGATATAAAGGGCGCTGATGGCGTCCTAGCTTTACACCTTAGCGGTTCAGGTAATGCAACTTTTGATAAGAACCTAACTGTCGTTGGTGACTTGAATGTATCAGGCTCAGTAACAACTATTGGTACCGAAAATCTTAGAGTCAAAGATGCCTTAATTATTTTAGCTTCCGGGTCGACGACTAATAGCACCAAGGGTGGTATCGCAATCGCATCAGGTTCTACTATCAATAATAACGCGCTTGTTTTTGGTACTGCGGAAGGTACTGCGGCTCCTGGAGCATTTAGAGCAGGGTACATGGATGTCCAAGACGGCGCGATTACAAGTATAGACGCTGCTCAACCTGTAAATATTCAAGCAGCCGGACTCATATTCAAAAACAGAACCGGTAGCGGATTTACAAATACATTCGTAACTGCCTCTATAAATTCCGGTGCAACTGAACTAAAAATCCAGAATGACGATGGATCTATATTCCTAACTCCCAACGCGTCCGGAGTGCGGGGAGTTGAAATAGCAGATGACACAGCACTATACTTCGACGGACAAGGGGGATCAAAGACACAGCAGATCAAGTCTTTCTCCGATCAGTTAAGACTTCAACATGCTGATGCTGGTGGTGTATTAGTCATCGGTGATACTGGGACTAACGCCAAGGTTAGATTCCAGACGAGCGCGCATTACATATTCTCAGCGAATGATTCAGAAGGATTATGTGTTACGGGGTCAAGAGGTGTTAACATTGGTGCGACTCACGTTGGTGAAGAATCAGGACTTATATTAAGCGCTTCTTCTGAAGAGCTGGTAGGCGGTCCAGTGCTTGTCTTATCAGCAAGTGACCAATTTAATGGCACCGGAATTCGAGAAGGTTACATTAGCGTAGGCTCAGCGCTTTCTGAGCTACCCGGTCTGTTTACTGCTAATAGGCACAGAGACGTACGTACAATATTAAGCGGTACGGTTGGGACTAAAGATTCAAATACTAGAGGTGTTACACTTGTCTCCGGTGATCTTGTTGTTTCTGGTAATACGGCGTTGGAAGGTACATTTTCTGTCACAGCTCTAGACATAGCAAATCTTACACTAAGTAGTGCTACTGCCAATGAACCCTATTTAAGATTTAGAGATTCTGATGTACAAATTAGAAGGACATCTGGTAACCACTTAGAGTTTTCTGATACTGCATCACCAAGCTCACCATATACATTAACACAGCTAGCGGCGCTAAGCGTAACAGACAATTCAGATGTATTCGCTGTTACACATCAAGATGGTAGTGTTCCCTATCTATCATATATCGCTTCGACAGGATCTTTTTCGTTTGACCATGATCGTAAGACAGACGGCTATGTAGCTAGACGAACAAACCAAATTGGTAAGGATGTCTTCTTCTTCGTAAGCGGAGCAATAGATAGTAGAGAAGACTTAGGAATAGGAACAGTAGAAAGAGGGGTCGCAGTATTCGGTGGAGATATGGTGGTATCTGGCGCACTGAGAATTCAAAACCCCTATACCCTAACTCCTCCTGGTACCGCTAATTCAATACCACTGCAGGTTGGAGCTTCATCCGGAACAGGAGCGACAGCGCTAGCAGTTACAGGTAGTATAGAGTTAGTAGATCCAGGATCCACAAGAGTAGACATCAGCGCAAAAAATGTCGGTATGTCATTTAAGGTTGGGTCCGGTGGTCAAACAGCTTTAGATATCTCTAGTACAAAATATATGACTGCGTATGGTACTCTGCAAATGGACAGTAACAATACCATCGCGTTAAAGAGCACCAACAGAACGATCCATGGATTTTTAGAAGATTCAGTTGAGAAACTGAAATTAAAGAATGCTGAATCTAATGGTGTAATCATATTAGAAGCTGGAGGCGGTACTGGTCATTTAGCAATGACGGGAAGCATGCTTCCTGGAGCTAATAGTACTTACAGTCTTGGGTCACCAGATCACAGATGGGCGAACGTATACACTGGAGACTTACACCTCAAGAATGAGCGCGGCAACTGGACGATATATGAGGAACCCGATATGTTGGTGGTGGTTAATAATTTAACAGGCAAAAAATACAAAATGGGACTTACTCCGCTGGAGGATATAGAATAATGTCGATTTACACAACAGGATCTTTGGAATTAAGGTCTAGCACAGGTGACCATTTATTCGTCACCGCATCGCGTGACGCAGTAGGACCTAAGATTGGTATCGGTATGTCAAGCGCACCTAACACTACGTTTGCTATTGGTGGTGACTTATCTTTGACAGACGATGCTACGAACACAAGGTTTAGCGTTGTCAATACAAACGCTTACGTTAACCTTGGTACAGATGACTCTAATATGGCATCGATTATTTGGGAAGGTGGTGCTTCAGATAGGAGAGTACGGTTTGGAACTAAAGCTGCTGGTGTGGATTACTTTAACACTATGCATATGAAGAATGGTGCAGTCGGTATCGGCGGAGATGCAGAGCTTTCATCTCCTGCGGTTGATCTGCATGTACAAGGTGCTAGTAAAGCCGTTATGATTGGTGAGAATGTTGCGTCTCCAACCGGAACCTCGACCCTATACTTTGGCAACGCTTCATCATTTATACAAAGAGAATCGGGTGTCGGTGGTACTGACGGAGATTTGCTTATAACAGCAGAAGAGGCTTTAGAGGTTTCTGCAGGTGAAAATATTCAGTTCACAGCAGCTGCTGTCTCTCCGTATTCTTTGTTAATGAATAGCACAGGCGGCGGACAGGTTGGTACTGCTGGACATTTTTTCGTTGCTGGAGGCTTATACGATAATGATGTAAGTTCTGGTAATAAACATGTTACTCTGTTTCCAGGCGGAGGGGGTGGGGAAAGCGCTTTTGTCCAAACAAGATTCGAGCAGGTTGTAGCAGCAAGATCAGGACTTCATGTTACTGGGTCGACGCGCTTAAAAGGAAACGTAGAGTTAACCAACACAACCAACTCTTCAATAACTATTGACGCAATTGCAGGGACTGATCAAGCAGGAAAAAGCTTAACGGTAGGCGCAGGACAAAGTACAGGCGATGGAGTTGGTGGCTCACTAACTTTTCAAGTTGCCAGAAGAGGTGCTGCATCTGGAGCTAGTGTAAATGCATTTCGTTCGGCATTAACTCTTAGTGATGACGGATCATCGGTTGAGCCTGGCGCAGTTTTTGCTGGTGACGTAACTGTTGGAAACGAGCTATCAATCAGCGGTAATAAGATAAGCTTTTCTGATGGTACTGATCTATCTTATAATACAACTCATCACAGCATCACCGGGACAGATATAAACCAGTTCTACTTAAGAAATGAAGCATCAGAGACCGACCCTATGGAAATTGGAGTGTTTCATTCCAAGGTCAATGTAGCATCCGGAGATGGTATAGGTCGATATTCCTTTGGTGGTAAAGATAGCGGCGTAGTATATTCAAATACAGCACATGTCGAAGCGTACGCGGCAGAAACCTGGACACACGGCAGTGCAGAGGGGACAAATATTCGACTTGGTGTAACCCCTACCGGCGCTGCGAGCAAGTCTATAGCTGTAGTGATCTCTGCTTTATATTCTTCTTTCACAGGTAAAGTACAAGTAGGAGGAGATACTAGCGCTTCTGACGTAGCTGCTATAGGCTACAGCGCTGTGGACGGCTGCATTATAACTGGTGACGGAACAACTAACGATGTCACTCTTAGGAATACGCTAAATGAAGAAGTGCTGTCTATACCAAACCAAACAAAGAATGTTGATATAGCCGGGCAACTGGCAGTTTCAGGATCATTAATTGTTGTTCAACCTACCAACGATGCAAATGCAACATTAACATTATCTGCAGATAAAAGTGATGATGCTGGTGATAGTTGGATATTAACGTCGCGGCATCCAGACCAAAATTTTACTATCGGGAATGATATCAATTCTAAAGGTACACCTGTTGACCACCTTATTATTGTCCCTAATGCAACACCGACTGATTCAACTATAGAAGCTGTTGGTAATCTAACTGTTGGAAACGAGCTAACGGTCACTAACGATATACGAATTAACGGGGACGATATAAAGGACTCTGGTGGTAATACTGTTCTTAGCTTTGACGGTGCTGGAAATATAGATAACAAACTTAGTGTAAAGAACAGTTTAAGCCCAAATGCACAAATTGCGCATACTAGTACAGTCGCGGCGTCGCCAGCAAGATTAGTGCTCTTACGAAATCCTACTGACGGTAACTTGTCCAGTGGCGACGAGCTTTCAAATCTGGACTTTAGAGGAACCACTAACGCTGCCGGAGGGGATGTATATACAGGCGCCCAAATCAAAGCCATCACCGCAGAAACGTGGGATACAACTGGGGGCGTCAAAAAGAGCGGTGCTAATTTATTATTAAGAACAACTACACCCGGTACCTCGGTGTCAGTAGATCGTTTAGAAATTGGCTCTTTAGGCATGACTGGATCTGTGGCTTTTAAGTTTGTTGATGCCGGCGCCGCCGGTGGTAATACTTCATTTTATCTAAACGATCAGATAGCAACATTACCTAGTGAGACGGTGGGAGCAAGTGCATGGGGTAAGCCGGAATATTTTGATATGTTCTTTCAAAACACCTCGTTTGATAGTCATTCAGCTGCAGGAATCGGATTTGGTACATCAGCCGGAAATACTGGGGCTGGTTTAATCTATGTAGACCGCGGTAACTACGCTCAGGGGCAACTTAACTTTGCTGTTAAATCCTCAACCTCAACTGGTGTAAGCCCGGATGTTGCGATGGTTCTTTCTGGCTCAACTTCAACGGTAAGATCTGACTGGATGCGAGATAGAACTACTTCAGATGCCGGGGCTTATGATTACCTTGCCGTTGGAAATGTCAATGGTGAAATTAGAAGATGGACGTCTGATCGACGAGGAAAGAAAGACATTCAAGACCTTAATAATTCACTAGACGAGATCTGCCAATTAATACCTAGACTGTATAGAGATATTAATCAGCCTGATGATCGTACACACTTTAGTCCTGGGCTAATAGCAGATGAAGTTGAGTCAGTCATACCTGAATTAGTAACTGGTAGGGACCTACCAGCAGATAAGCTTCGAGGTGTTTCATATCATGCCCTTAGTGTATACATAATTAACGCTCTTAAAGAAATAAAGCAAAGAATAGAGATTCTAGAAGCTGAATAGCATTATAGATCTCAAGCTATGTCTTTGCTGATTAGTTTTAGTGTTCTATATATTCTATTCTATATATTCTAATATACAGTAGTATTTAAATTAGTATTAAGATCTAGATTAGTAGTTATTAGTTAAACAGTTTATCAGTTATTCAGTTATTCAGTTATTCAGTTATTCAGTTATTCAGTTATTCAGTTACAGTATATAATAGCTGTCATGATTCTGCTTGTACACGAAAATAAGTAAAAAAACTAGCCGTATACATTCTCAGCGTACATCTTACTATACTCCAGGTGAGGTAAAAGATGCTTAAGAGTCCATTTGAGAATACAGTAACTGCAAAAACAGTTGATATAGAAGCTGACGTAATTTTTGTAGCAGACTATTTTGTAGAAGATTACGTTGGCGGTGCTGAGTTAACTACCGAGGCATTATTTCAGTCCGCAGTTGATATAACTGTACAAAAAGTACACTCCAAAGACGTGTCGTTAGCTATGCTTAAGTCAGCTGCTGATAAACACTGGGTCTTTACAAACGCAACTGCTATGAACCCTAATCTGTTTCCAACAATCATCGGAAATTTAAGCTATTCAGTTGTGGAATACGACTATAAATTTTGTCAGTACAGAAGTATTGAAAAGCATAAAGCAGAAGCTGGTGTACCTTGTGACTGCCATGATCAAATTCACGGAAAGATGATGTCAGCTTTTTTTCATGGATCTAAAAGCTTATGGTTTATGAGTGAAGACCAAGAAAAAAGATATACCGACAGATTTCCATTCTTACTAAAAAATGATTCAGTCGTATTAAGCAGCGTATTTGATAATTCATTTTTTGCTATGGTAAATGAAAACCAGCAAAACCCAGTGTCTAAAGACGAACGAACTAAATGGATAGTATTAGGGTCAAAATCTTGGATTAAAGGTTTTGAAGATGCAGAGCTACATTGTAAGACCAACAATTTAGAATATGAGGTCGTGTGGAATGTACCATATAACGAGTTGTTAGAAAAACTTTCAAAGTCAAAAGGTTTAGTTTACTTGCCACGTGGAGGAGACACATGCCCAAGAATGGTAATCGAAGCAAAGGCGTTAGGTTGTGAGCTAATATTGAATGAGCATGTACAGCATGCAAATGAAGAATGGTTTACAGGAAGTCATATAGATATGGTTTCTTATCTATACGCTGCTCGTGAAAGATTTTGGAGAGCGATTAAGTCTATCCATGGACATAAGCCTACCTTAAGTGGATATACTACTTTGAGAAATGCTAATAAGATGAAGTATCCTTGGAAAGCAACAGTCAGATCGATGCTTCAATTTTGCGATGAAGTTGTTGTTGTAGACGGTGGGTCAACTGATGATACCTGGAGTCAACTATCGGAATGGTCAAGAAGCGAGTCTCGCCTTGTAATTAAACAGGTTGAAGTATCTGATGATCATCCTTCATTTGCGTATGAAACAGACGGTAAGCTTAAAGCTACTGCTAGAAGTTTATGCACTAATGAATTTTGCTGGCAAATGGATGCTGATGAAATTGTTCACGAAGAAGACTACGAAAAAGTTATCCATATGATGAGGTCATTTCCTGTTGTAACAGACATCTTATCGCTTCCAGTAATAGAATATTGGGGATCGAAAGAGAAAGTTAGGGTTGACGTTAATCCATGGAAGTGGAGACTAAGTAGAAATAAGCCTCACATCACACAAGGTATCCCTATAGAGCTTAGGAGATTCGATGACGCAGGTAATATTTATGCTGCCCCTGGTACAGACACGTGTGATTATATTCATGCTGAAACTGGGGAAAGGTTACCGCACGTTGGGTTCTATAATGAAGAAGTCCATAATGTAAGAGTAGCTGCATTAGCTGGTAATCGTGAAGCTTTAACTATGTATGAAAACTGGTTTGAGCATGTAATATCATCAATACCAGGTGTACATCATTATTCTTGGTACGATATCTCTAAAAAAATAAAGCAATATAAGATGCATTGGGCATCATTTTGGAAGAGTCAGTACAGGCACGACTCTGAGGATACTGCGGAGAACAATGTGATGTTTGACAAAGCATGGAGCGATGTAACTGACAATGATATAGATGAATTGTCAGAAAAGCTGGCCAGCGAAATGGGCGGCTGGATTTTTCATGAAAAAATAGACTTTACAAAGCCTACACCTCATATGTCGATAGAAAGATCACACCCAGAAGAGTTTATTAAATTGCAGGATGAAAGCTAGTATGAAAGAAGTATCAGTTATTATACCCGCCTATAATTGCGAATCCACGATTGAGAGAGCGTTACAATCAGTAGCAGACCAGACGTATAAAGACTTTGAAGTGATACTTGTAGATAATAATTGCACAGATAGAACAATAGACATAGCAAAAAAATTCTCTAATTGCTTTGAGCTAAAAATAGTCGAGTGTAAAGATCCTGGCATCGTACCTGCCTTAAATACTGGTTTACGCCGCTGTACTGGTGATTGGATTGCTAGACAAGATGGAGATGATTTTTGGTATTCTGAGAAGCTACAAAAACAAATGTCTTTTCTTAAAGAGAATCCGAATGTCGATATAGTGGGTACTCAAATAAGATTATTAGACGAAGATTCGAATATTCAAGAATTAGGGACATTCGGAAAAGCAGTAAAATACCAGCTAGAAGATGCTGGTATTAAGAAAGGCTTTTTGTATGGTCAAAATCAAATCTGCCATCCTTCTGTCGTTTTTTCAAGATCACTGATCAACGTCTTAGGTGGGTATGAGCGCTTATTTCCTTTAGCAGAAGATCTACATTTATGGTTTAGGGCTTTTCCACATTTTACATTCGCGAATCTGTCAGAAGTCTTGGTTGATTACACTCAAAAGAAGAGTGATGATTATGACGCTAGGGTGCCTGTATTACTTGCAGACTGGTACTATAATATGTTTAAAGCATCAGGTATCGTTACAGGTGACAGGGAAAAATTAATATGGGAATGGCAGACTAAGGAAAAAGGTTATAAACACAGTGGCTAATAAAATGAAAATTGTTGTTCCAACATTCAACACTGAATTTTGGATTGAGAGATGCTTAAGAAGTATTAGCTGTCAAGTGTTTAAGGATTGGGAGTGTGTTATTGTTAACGACGCCTCTACAGACAAGACTGGTGAAATTATTGATTCATTAGATTTTGTAAAGAATGACAAAAGATTTAGCGTTGTCCATAATACAAATAATGTAAAAGCGCTAAAAAATATTGTAGATGGATTCAACCATCTATCTTGTAATGATGAGCCAGACTCCATAATGATGGTTATAGATGGAGATGATTTTCTTTATTCAGAATATGCGCTACAAATTGTTGATAACGTATATACTAGGCATCCTCATATACTTCTTACATACGGTAACTGGATTGGTCACCCAGACGGTACCGATAGTAATTGTCGACAGTACGATTCTGAAACTGTGATGAATAGTAAATTTAGGTATGCTCCATTTATCGCCTCTCATCTAAGAACATTTAAGAGCAAGATATGGTATAACATCAATGACGAAGATCTGCGAGATAACGCCGGCAATTATTTTGAGGCAGGATGGGACGTTGCATTTATGATGCCGATGTTAGAAATGAGTCAAGAGCGTCATGCTTTCATACCAAATAGGCTGTATTGCTATAACCGCTATAATCCTATATCTGATTGTAAGATCAGGGAAGATAAACAATTATCAGCAGTTGAAGTAGTAAAGTCTAGAGAAGTATACAAGAGGTTTGATTCTTAAGATGGATGGCAGATTTGAAAAATTAGATCAGCATTTTATTAATATGTCTCAGCAGCAGACAGGAAAAATGCGGGGTATATACAACTCAATATCGAGCTACTTAGTCTCCTATGATTATAGTAGTAATAGAATACCTCTAGTAACTATTGTCATACCAGTCAATGGTCGTAAAAGCCATCTAATACAAAGCTTAAGCTGCTTAGTGAAGCAAGTTAATAACCTTAAGTCAAAAACAAAGAACGTGCAAATTGTAGTTTCGGAAATGAACACTAAACCTGAGCATAAAAAGATTTGTGAGGAAATGGGTGTAAGCTATATTCACACAGCATGCCAGCTATTTAGTAAGTCTATAGCGATGAATCAAGCTGCAAGAATACTACCGTCAGAATCTTTTATATTCTACGACGTAGATTTAGTCACTGATGACTTTTGGCTAGAAACGTGTATTCAGTCTATAGCGGAGCAGTTTCAGGCAGGATCTAATTGTTGGATATCTCAACCGATTCCAGGTCGCAAAATACTGTATGTAAACGAAGAAAATACAAAAGACATATTTGAGCAAAAAAAAGGTATAAAAGATATAGCTCTAGAAGAACATAAGATCCAGCCTTCGTGGTATCAAGGAAACTATCCACCAGGAGGTGTGATCTTAATATCCGCTAATTTGCTTTATGCGGTGCAAGGTTATGATTATGCACTTTTTTGGGATTATAGCCCTGAGGATCTTTCTTTTTTAAAGAATGCGTGTAGTCTATCAGACACCGGTGCATTATTATCCTGGAGCTCATCGTTAGCCAATTGTAATGTTTATCACTTATATCATAATGAAGCCCATAATAATAATATGTCTTACGAGCATATGGTTTTCGCAGACAGTGTAATGGACGGATTAGGGATGAGAGGTTTTTACTTACACGATAAATTAAGATGGGAGTTATTCGACAAGTGGACTGATAGCGATCCAAATAGATTTCCAAAACATATATTTGCAGAAGCGCAAGCAGCGTTTGATGAGTCTACAAATCATGAAGACTTTGCTTCTAGACTTGATGCCGTAGTCAATGTCAGCCCTGAGTTAGTAAATATAAATCCAGCTATGTTAAAGTCTTATAAATCTGTGATCGAATACTTCAAGGAAAACCCACAATTTTTTAAGCTATATAGGGTTTAGTATCAAGTGTATTCTTATCTTTCTTTAGGCGAAAATGGTCAATTAGGAAACCAGATGTTTCAATACGCAGCGCTGTATTCCATTAGTAAATTTAATGATGTAGCGGGTGTTATACCAGATATAGACGTTCAACTTTATAAAGCGTTTCAAGACTTAAGTCTCAATAGGGTTCCTAAGGAAAAAATACTAAGTGACGCGAAGTGGTTATATGAGCCAAATGAAGCCCTAGAATTTACTTTTGACAAAAACTTCTTTTGTGTTAGAGACAATGCTATACTAAACGGGTTCTATCAATCACCTCTATATTTTGAGGGTGTTAAAGATCTGATTCTGGAAGAGTTTAAGTTTAGTGACCAGGTGGAGTCGCGCTGCGAAAGCCAGTATACAAAAATAAAGTCGAATAATAATTCACCAATATGTGCAATACATTTTAGACGATCAGACTATCTACTTAAGCCTGACTTTCATCACAATTTAACTTGGGAAGAATATTATCATCCAGCTATTTCTCAGATAGCGCATGAAAACCCCGGCGTGAAATTCTTGGTTTTTTCCGATGACTATGACTGGTGTAAGAATAACTTACCAACAGAATTTTTGTTTCATGATTCTAAAGACCAATATCATGATCTATGCCTTATGTCTAAGTGTGATCTTCACATAATAGCGAATAGCTCATTTAGCTGGTGGGGCGCGTATCTAGCAAACAATAATAACAAAAAATCAGTTATCGCCCCCGGACGTTGGTTCGGCAAGTCTGGTCCTTTAACGTGGAATACAATATGGGATCCTCGATGGAGGGTCGTAGGTGTGAATAATCCAATGACAGAATTGTTTAAGTCTAAAAACGTCATGTCAATAATTCATTCATGCAAAATAAAGGATTAACAATGTCATACGAAAAAGGGCAAAAGTGGATAAACGCTATTGATTTAATTTCACCAAACAGATTTGATATCATGTTTAAATACATGTTAGCTTCGCTAATGGAGAAAGGTATATACGATGATTGGGCTATATCACCGTACGAACATCACTTGAAGGTATGGAACAACTTAATAGAGCAAAACCCGCGCAAAGAAGGAATTAGGGAATACGTCGAATCTTTTAAGGACATCATAAGATCTATAAAAGAAAGTGGTTATGATAAAAACCAGAGTCCTGTACCAGTAGATCACCTAACAAATTCACCCTTAAACGGTGCTCACAGGGTCGCCGCCTCTTTATTAACAGGTAGTAAAGTCTTTTGTGATGTATTAGATTTTAACCAGAACCCTCTGGTTGGCTGCCATTGTGACTACAGATATCTGTTAAATAGAAACGACTATGTACAAGGTGGCCTATCAATAGAGTATGCAGATTTAGCTGCCCATCAGTACACTAAACTAAAAGACAACGTGCGTATAATATCTGTATTTCCTTCTGCTAAAGGATTTGATAAAGAGCTGGATGAGTTAATAAATAGCGAGTCTAATGTAATCTATAGTAAGCAAATTTCATTGACACCCATGGGCGCGTTTAATTTTATACGCTACATATACGATGAGGATGAGTCCAGAGGAAATCCTTGGTTAGGTAATTTTGATAACAGTTGGTCAGGTGCGCAATCTAAATTTCGGCATTGCTTTCCAGAAGGTGAGCCTGTAAAGCTTTACTGGTTTGAAGAGAAATCCTTCGACACATCGGTTAAGCTAAAGGAAAAAATTAGGGATATTTTCAAGATTGGAAAACACTCTGTGCATATTAACGATACGTATACTGAAACTTTAGCGATGTCAGGCTATCTACTAAATCCTAATGGTCTTCATTTTCTTAACAAAGCTAATCCAAGAGCTGATTGTAACTTTGACTATTTCTTCGACAAATTCAAGAGTTGGTTAATATCAACCGGTAAAGACACGGAAGATTTTTGTGTCGATAGTAGCGCCGTGCTATCTGCTTATGGGTTAAGAGACTGTAGAGATTTAGACTTCTTGTATCATGGTGATGTTATAGATACCGGAATGCACGACGTATCATGTCATAATGAAGAAATGAAATACTACCAGCACTCTAAAAAAGACATAATCTTTAATCCACAAAACCACTTTTACTATAAGGGTATTAAGTTCGCGAATCTAGATGTTGTTAAGGCTATGAAGCAATTCAGGAATGAAGAAAAAGACGTCGCTGATGTTAGGCTAATAAATAAAGTCGCTATTCAATAAAGCAAGGTTTGAAAAACTAAAAAATTGTTGATACAATAAAGAATAAACGTAGGTTAATTTATGATATCTAAAACAAGTATAAAAGTTGCTTTTGTCAATAACTGGGGCCAAAGCCCAAGCGAGTATTTTAATAATATAAAGAACCAAACCCCTGGTTCCACTGGTAGATGGGGCATGATCCAAGGCGTTTCTTCCGTCGATGAAGCTGATTGTATAGTGGCATTTGATGGATCTTCTGCAAATTTATGTCCCAAAATTAATAAGACACAAAAGGTTATACTCGTTCAACGGGAGCCCGATCATGTGTACCCATTTGTCCAACACTTTCAAGTAGACAAAGTTTTCGCTTACAATGATAACCAGTACCCTCCTCATTGTAGGTGGGGTTTAGCGTATAACTACGACGAATTAAAAAGTCTAAAATATCCTGACAGTAAAAATAAGGATAGAGCCACGTGTGTAATGTCTGGTAAAAGCTTTACGCATGGTCAGAAGCTTAGGCTTAACTTTTTGTTTCACGCTGTTCAAGCATACTCTTCAAAAATAGATGTATATAGCAGCTCACTTAACAGTAAGGATTTTGATGCTAGCTATAGAGGTAGTGTACCAGTCTCTAGACCAGCTATACAAGGTCTGAACTCTGGCACATGTCAGTTTGGGGCTTTATACCCATACGAAAAATCAATATCTTTAGAGAATGGTGGGCTAAGAAATTTTGTTACCAGAACTACAGAAGCAGTACTGTGCTGGACGTTACCCATGTATTGGGGATGTCCTAATATAGAAGACTTTTTTAACGGTGGCTATAGGTTACTTAGCATTGAAAACCTGAATCTGGCATGTGAGCAATTTATCGATGTTATGAATGAGCCGATTACAAGCAGTGTAATAGACGAAATAAATGAAGCTCGTAATAAGGTTCTTGATGAGTATAACGTTTGGGCTGTAACCGAAAAAATGGTTATAGATGTTATGGATAGTCAATAATGAAAAAACTACACTTAGGTTGCGGAAAAAAAACTATCCCCGGGTATCTAAATGTTGATATACAAGATTTTTCCAATGTAGATATAGTAGCAGACATTAAGTCACTACCCTTTAATAGCGGAGAAGTAGATGAAATTTATAGCTGCGCAGCCATAGAACACTTCGGTAGAAATGATTGGAAAAAAGTAATAGAGCACTGGTACGATTTGCTTAAACCAGGTGGCATATTACGGCTGTCAACTGCAGACTTTGAAGCAGTCTGTCACGAGTATTTAGAAAACAAAAACATAGAATCGTTGTTAGGTCTAGTTGTCGGTGGCCAAAAAGACTATACTGACTTCCACGGCATGATTTTTGATCTTAAGCTTTTAAGAAAAGAACTGTTGTCAATAGGTTTTTCTAGCGTAGAAAGATACAACTGGCAAGATTTTTCTGCTTTTAATAATAAGGATTATGACGACTATAGTAGAAGCTATCTTCCCCATATGGATTTTAAAAATGGAAGACTACTGATGGTTAACGTTTTATGCAAAAAATAAAGAGGAAATGCACATGAAGGTTCCACAACTATTCCCTAATATCGGTATGGAAGAATATGCTTCCATGAAAGACTGCTTTGATAATGACTGGTATACAGAGGGCCCTAAAGCGAAATTATTTGTTGAGCAGCTTTGTGATACAATAGGTGTGAAATATGGGGTCTTAGCTCCTAACGGTACTTTGGCGTTATACCTTGCTTTAAAGGCTATTGGTGTAGGTAAAGGTGATGAGGTAATTGTTCCAAACTTTACATTTATAGCTTCTGCCACCGCGGTGCTTATGGCAGATGCAGTCCCTATATTCGTAGATATTAATAGAGAAACTCTACAAATAGACACTAAGGATTGTGACAGAGTATTAACTAGTAAGACTAAAGCAATTATGCCTGTTCACATTTATGGCTCTGCGTGTGATATGACTAGCGTTATGAGTTTTGCTAATACCAACAATCTAAAGGTGATAGAGGATGCTGCACAGGCTATGGGCGTGTATTGGGATGGCAAGCACTGCGGCGGCTTTGGGGATGTAGGTTGCTTTTCATTTTTTGCGGATAAAACAATTACCACTGTAGAAGGCGGCTTCGTATGTACAAATGATGAAAAAACATACGAGAAGTTAATGTATCTTAGAAATCAAGGACGATTAAATAGAGGCACTTTTATTCACCCTGAGGTCGGGTTTAATTTTAGGATGAATGATCTACAGTGCGCAATTGGGCTTGTGCAAATGTCAAAGAAACAGGACATATACGATAGAAAAAATTATTTAAGAAACATTTACCTCGATAAGCTTAAAGACGTAAAGCAAATAGAGATATTAGGACATGATCAAAAGTCAAGCTTAGTGCCATTCAGGGTTTGTATAACAACAAAAGGTAACAGCAACGAACTAGCTAAATATCTAGACGAAAAAGGAATTCAAGGCAGAACATTCTTTTATCCGCTTAGTAAGCAGCCTTGCTTTTTAGAGAATGAATCTGTTACATCTTGTCAAGATTTAGACGATCGTTTTTTCTCTAAATCTATTGATGCGTTTGAAAGAGGTTTATGCTTACCCGTATTCCCTAGCTTAACAGAAGGTCAGGTTGAGTATGTATGTGACTGTATTAGGGAATATTTTGATGCAGTATAATAATGAAGCAGTAAAGAACTATGATAAATTTTATAGCAGTAAAGATTATGGCCTAGAGGTAGACTTTATAGAAAAAATAACTCACGGCTTTACTGGAAAAAGTATCATTGATATTGGTTGTGGAACAGGGACCCATAGTATACTAATGTCCACAAGAGGAGCCTCTTTTGTAAAGGGTATTGACATATCTGATCAAATGATTAAAGCTGCCACCTATAAAAGTAACGAACTATCAAACATCAATTTTGAAAATATAGATATTGAAAGCATGACAGCCGGTCAATACGATATAGCTGTAAGCTTATTTAACGTCGTAAATCATATAAGCGATATAGGGAAGCTCATTTCATTTATGTCTTCAATAAACAGAAATATGGCAACAGGCGGCCACTTTATTTTTGATAGCTGGAATGGTGTTGCCGCAATCAAAGATTCACCTAAGGTAGAAAAAAAAGAGTACGAAGATAGTGGCGTTAAAATATACGTGGAATGTAACCCGACCGTAGACTTAATGGAGTCTTCTGTTGTGCTAAATACAACTGTTAAGAAACTAGATCAAGAGTACTCGTATAGTTTAGAACACTATCTATGGACGCCTAAAGTAGTATCAGACGTGCTTAAATTGTCAGGCTTTAAATTGCTAAAGATTTGTAAAGGGTTTAATTTAGACCTTTCCGCATGCGAAGATGACTATAAGATAACGTATATTTGCATAGCGGAGTAGGAAATGTCTATTAACGAAGATAAGATTTTAGTTACTGGTGGATCTGGAATGATCGGATATTCTCTAAAGTGGGGATACGTCTACGGTAACTCCATACCTAATGCAAAGTTTGTGGCATCAAAAGATTATGATCTAAGAGATCCATCGCAAGTGGATGCCATGATGTCGAAATACAGTCCTGATGCTATAATACACTTAGCTGCAAAAGTTGGCGGCGTAAAAGCTAACATGGAAAATTTAGGCGATTTCTTTAGAGATAACGTGTTAATAAACACTAACGTACTTGAATATTCAAGAAAGCACAACGTTAAAAAAGTAGTATCAGTATTAAGCACGTGCATTTATCCAGACAGTGTTAGCTATCCTTTAACTGAAGCCGATATTCATAGCGGTCCTCCACATAAATCAAACTACGCATATGCATACGCAAAGAGAATGCTAGATGTGCAGTCTAGAGCGTATAGGGAGCAGTATGGATGTAACTTTATAACTGCTGTTGCAAATAACCTGTACGGTGAAAATGACTTTTACGATTTAGAGAATTCGCACGTAATACCTGCCATAACAAGAAAGATGTACGAGGCCAAGCTTAATAAAGAAAATGTAACTCTTTGGGGCGCCGGTACTCCATTACGTGAGTTTACATACTCTGGCGATATGGCTGAGCTATTGTTATTTCTGTTAGATAATTACGACGGCGCTGATCCGATAAACGTTGGAAATGTTCAGGAAGTTTCTATAAAGGATGTTGCTGAAATGATATCTGAGTTTATTGGATTTGATCAAAAGATTATTTGGGATACCTCTAAGCCAGAAGGTCAGTATAGAAAGCCAAGCTCTAATAAAAACTTAATAGACTCTGGATGGTCTCAAAACCAATACACACCATTAAGAGAAGGGCTAAAAAAGACCTGTGACTGGTTCTTGGAAAATTATCCAGAAATCAGAGGATACTAGCGTGATTAATCTAAATGAAGAGTTAACTGTCATTTTGACAACGCATGTGTTACCTTCTGCGCCATCTACATACTTCATCGAGGCAACAATAAAATCGATTAAGAGTAGATTCTCAGGAATAGAAGGCTGCAAGTTTATGATATATTGCGATAGCGATTCCACGAACCATCACCACTTAGAGTATGTAGAAAATCTTAGAAATTTAAAAGATGTAGTTGTTGTAGACAACTCTCATGAAGGTGTTAAGATTAGCGGGTTACAAAAAAACTACATAAAAGCGCTTAAAGAAACTACAACACCTTTTGCATTTTGTTGTGAGCACGATTGGAAATTCTTAAGAAACGTTGACATAACTGGTTTAATACATTTCATGAAAGATCATAATAATATTAACTTTGTTAGATTTAATAAGCGACCTAATTGGAAGCCTCATATATCGAATCTGGCTCCTGGTGATCAAGAGCGATATGTTTGGGAAACTTATTTAGAAGAAAAAAAAGACATCAGCTTTGCTCTTATGAAAACAGATTCTATTGCGACTCATCCCCACATAATAAGGGTGTCCAAATTTATTGAGGACTGGATTGACATAGCATCCAATCCTCAACCCAGATTAGTCGGGGCAGTAGAGCAAAACTTATATAGCGAGTACACTAAAGACATAAAAAGTGAGGGGTTTGAATATGCACATGAAAAATGGGGAGTGTATGTTTATGGCTCAAAAGACGATGATAAAATGATTACGCATCAAGATGGTAGCGACTCTGGAAGAGCGTAGTATAGGATTTAAACAATGATAAACATAGAAAAAAATAAAAGATACTTGATAACTGGTGGTAGCGGCTTTTTAGGTTCGGAGTTAATTGAAAAAATTATATCTGCAGGTGGTAAGGTTGTAACGCTTTCTAGAAACGAAGGAAAGCTAATAGAGCTAAAGCAAAGATTTCCTAGCATAGAAATATTCACGGGTGATATATGCGATAAGTTTGACATACATCAAGCAATTCAAGGTGTATCCGGAGTTTTTCATCTAGCTGCTTTTAAGCATGTTGGACTAGCGGAAACGCAAACAAGGGAGTGCGTGAAATCTAATGTGCTAGGCACCTTAAATATTCTAGAAGCCGCAGCAGTAGAAAAACTTGAGTTCGTTATGGGTATTAGTACCGACAAAGCAGCTCAAGTAGTTGGTGTTTATGGTGCCAGCAAATATTTGATGGAAAGACTATTCGACCAATTTGAAGAAAATTACCCTAGTACTAAATTTAGAATAGTCAGGTATGGAAATGTTCTATATTCAACAGGCTCTGTATTGTGTAAGTGGAAAAAATTATTACAGGAAGGAAAGGAAGTTATCGTAACTGACCCTACCGCGACCAGATACTTTTGGACGGTTGATCAAGCTGTAGACTTGATATTCGAATGTATGGAGGTATCAAATAGCTCAAAACCCTATGTTCCTGAAATGAAGTCTATGAGTATAGGGGACTTATTGAAAGCAATGTCAGAGAAATATCTGCCTAAAAACTCTGAACTAAAAATAAAGGTGATTGGTCTTCAACCCGGCGAAAACCTACACGAAAAAATACTTGAGAACGGAAAGTATTCTAGTGAAGTTGAAAAATTTACCATTCCAGAAATTAAAGAGATGATTTGAAAATCTGGATAAGCTTTTATATAATGAATTGCTTATTCGTAATATGAATCAGGAGTGATTATGAAAACAGCTATGATAACTGGAATAACAGGACAAGACGGCTCATATCTAGCAGAGCTTTTGTTAAAGAAGGGCTATAGGGTCGTTGGTCTAAAAAGAAGAACTAGCCTATTATCTACAGATAGAATAGATCATATATTCGATAACCCAATGCTTTGTTTAGAATATTACTCACTACATGACTCATCATCTTTATACAGGTTATTAACAAAGTATAGACCACAAGAATTCTATAACTTAGCCGCACAATCACACGTCAGAGTTTCTTTTGATGTTCCAATAGAGACTGTTGACACAATTGCAATGGGGACGTTAAAGATCTTGGAAGCTATTCGGTTAGTAGACCCTAGCATAAGAATGTATCAAGCAAGTTCATCTGAAATGTTTGGTGACAATCCGGAAGCACCGCAGTCTGAATTAACAACTCTCCAACCAGCAAGTCCTTATGCATGTGCTAAAGCCTTCGCACATAATCTATGCAGAAACTATAGGGCCTCTTACAATATGCACATATCAAGTGGTATACTGTTTAATCATGAAAGCCCTCGTAGAGGTGAAACATTTGTGACTAGAAAAATAACTCTTGCCGCCGCTAAGATAAAGTTAGGCCTCCAAGATAAGTTATATCTAGGGAACCTAGATGCAAAAAGAGACTGGGGGTTTGCCGGAGATTACGTAGACGCTATGTGGTTAATGCTACAGCAAGAGTCGCCAGATGATTATGTTATAGCTACTGGTGAAACTTTTACTGTTAGAGACTTCTTAAACAAAGTATTTGATATAGCTGGTCTAGATGTAGAAGAGTATGTTAAGGTTGACGAAAGGTTGTTCCGTCCACACGAGGTCCCACTTTTATTAGGTGATCCTAAGAAGGCATTAGATAAACTTGGATGGTCCCCAGAGGTCGATATAGACACACTGGCAAAGATGATGTATGAGTCAGATCTCAAACGACTCGAAGGCTTAAAGTAGATTATCTTGTAAACCTACCATTTTCCTACTATGATTAGATAGTATGAAGAATAATATTAATGATAAAGAACGAATAGATCTTATTTCGTTTCCGACCAACAAGCCTCATGTTTCTTATTCTGAGATTCGTCTTTGGAAAGAGTGTCCTTGGCGGCATAAACTAACGTATATCGACAAGATTGTAAAAGACGATCCAAGTCCTTATCTTTCTTATGGCACAGCGCTACATGACGGTATAGAAAACTTTTTAAAAACCAAGACCATGGACGTCCAAGCTGTCTTAAACAAGATAACTGAAGCGTGGGAAGAAAAAGGTTTCGACTCTGACGAGTGGATAAAGTCACAAGCTGATTATCGAAAGTCTCAAGGCTGGAAACCAAAGTCTCATGATTATCTTCCTTCTTGGTTAGAGTGGGCAAAAAACTCTCTTGAAGAATTACCAGCTTTTTTAGATAGCGAATTCGATGAGTGGAGTGTTATAAGCGCAGAGGAACAACTTTACGAGTTCGTTGATGGATATGATATATTTTTTAAAGGGTTCATAGATGCGTGCTTAAAAGTTAAGATTAAAGGTAAGGAATTCTATTACGTCATTGACTGGAAGACAGCAGGTGATAAAGGTTGGTACGCATCTAAAAGAAGAGATATCTTGACATGGGCTCAAATTGCTTTATACAAATCTTTTTGGATGAAGAAGAATGGATTTGATACAAAGCAAGTTAAGTGTGGTTTTGTATTACTTAAAAGAGGCGGAAAGCCTGGTAATACATGCGAACTAGTTAAAGTATCAGTAGGTCCAAAAGCTGAAGAGAATGCTTTGTCAATAATGAGAAGCATGGTAAAGTCTGTTAGAAGAGGTATTTATTTAAAAAATAGACAGTCATGCTTGTTCTGCGAATTTAAGGGAACAACCAACTGTCCTGGGTGAATACAGCAGATAAATATACTTCCTGTTGTTATAAGATATGATTACACACATAAGCTTTTTAATCGTTTGGAGTAGTGCTGGAAATGCAAAGCAAGAAAATGAAGATACTCTTATTATCTGATCACGCGATGAGTACGTCAGGTGTTGGGTGTCAGTCTAGGTTTTTAATGAACGGCCTGATAGAGAAAGGCTGTTGGACAGTAAGGCAATTTGGGGCTGCTCTAAAGCACGTAGACTATTCAGTCCAACAACCTCATCCTGATTTTGTGATTAAGCCTATCGACGGCTTTGGCAATCCAGATATGCTGCGCGTTGCATTAGCTGCAGAAAAACCTGACGTTCTTATGATCTTTACAGATCCTAGATTCTTTACGTGGTTATGGGCTATGGAGGATGAAATACATCAGATATGCCCTATAGCCTATTGGCATGTTTGGGACAATCATCCAACACCTAAGTTTAATTTTGACTACTATGCCTCAACAGATTTAATAAATTGTCATTCACATCTAACTTATAGAATGGTTAAAGAGCATTTTCCAGAAAGAACTAACTTTATACCTCATGCGCTTCCAGATGAACTGTTTTTTCCATTGCCCAAGGAAGAAAAAAACCGATTTAAGACGCAGCTTTTAGGGTCTCAAAGAAAGGACGACTTTGTTGTATTTTGGGTAAATAGAAATGCTAAAAGAAAAAGGCCGGCCGACGTAATAGAGGCCTGGAGCGAGTTTAGGAAAAAGTTAACACCTGAAGATAGAGGCGCTACACTTTTAATGCATACTGATCCTCATGATCAAGAAGGTCCAGATCTTATAGCTGTAGCAAACAACTTTGGTGTACTTGATAGCGTAAAATTTTCTAAGGAAAGACTCGGATTTGATCAAATGAACGTGCTTCATAACATATCCGACGTTTGCCTCAACATCGCGTACGCTGAAGGCTTTGGGCTAGCGACTTTAGAGTCCATGAAAGTCGGAAACCCGATAATAGCATCAAAAACCGGTGGGCTAACAAGACAAGTCATAGACCATCGAGATGGTTCAGAGAATGGCGTCGCCCTAGATATAAAGCTTAGGTCATGTGTTGGTTCTCAAACAGTACCGTATATTTACGAGGACTATTCGTCTATAGAAGACACAGCCGATGCGATACATAAAATATACTCCATGAGTGAAGATGAACGTAGCGCAATCGGTGAGAAGGCAAGAGAGTACGTACAGTCCGAGTTTAGCATGGAAGCCACCATTGATAAATGGCATGATTCGCTTAAGACACTAGTCGACAACTGGCGAGAAGGCGAAAGAGTTGTTGAACGCTATGATATTTCGGAGTTATAATAAATGATCGCTATCGTTAGAGGCCCACTTTTAAGTGTAACAGGATATGGTTCACATACTAGACAAGTTTGGCGCTGGGCAAAGTCTAAGGGCTGGGATGTGAGGGCACAGATAGTCCCATGGGGTATGTGCACGTATTATGTAGATCCGGATGCAGAGGATGGTCTAATTGGAGACATCATGCAAAATTCAGGCCCACTACCCGAAGGCAAGAAAGCAGACATATCATTACAGATTCAGCTACCTGACGAGTGGGACCCAAACCTTGCCGTTAAAAACGTAGGTATAACCGCCGGTATAGAAGCAGATAGATGTCATCCCCATTGGATTACCGCTGCTAGAAATATGGACAGATTAATCGTTCCTAGTACATACTCTAAAGAGTCCTTTATCAACGGTGGATTTGATAGATCAAAGATCTTTAATGTACCGGAAGGTTATACATGCAGCCTAAAATCTACACCTAGTTCAAAGGAATTTTCTGACAGGTTAGATAAAATTTCTACTTCTTTTAATTTTTTGATTTTTGGTCAAATTACCGGTCGTCATGCAATGACAGACAGAAAAAATACCATGAATATGATTAAGTGGTTATGCGAAGAATTTAAGAATGATAAAGACGTCGGTATTATATTAAAGACGAATATGGGCCGCTTGACGTGTCAAGACAGAAGAGTGACAACAAGGACGGTTGAGAATATACTGTCTGTTGTTAGAGATGGACCCTATCCAAGATTTCATGTTCTACACGGTTTAATGGATCGTGAAGAAATTTCTTCCTTGATGTCTCATGAAAAAGTAAATGCGCTCTGTGCCGCAACCCGTGGGGAAGGCTGGGGGCTACCAATTTTAGATGCTACAGTCAATGGACTACCTGTTATAGCAACAAAACACTCTGGTCATATGGACTTTATGAAAGATGTAAGATTTCTAGACGTCGACTATAAGATAGAGGCGATTCCTGATGAAATGGTTGACGATAGGATCTGGTGCTCTGGTGCTAAGTGGGCGCAACCTTCCGAAAACCACTTTAAGTCTAGGGTAAAAAAACTACGAAAGTCCCCTGATGTTCCGAGAGAGTGGGCTAAAAAATCTATGGAAAAAATGGCCAATAACTACTCTATGAAGTCTATAGCTAAAAAATACGATGAAGCGCTAGGTGACTTAATTGACTGTTCTTGAGATATTGCTGTTAATTTTATGTGTATTTTTTGCATGCACCACCGCGTATTGCGCTAAGATATTATATAGACTAGGGATTACAGTACTTGATGTCGAAGACTCGTTAGAGGATTCGCTAGAATTGATGGACGAAAGAATACAGTCGATGGATAAGATTCTTGAGATACCTTTATTCTCTGACTCTGCTGAAATTAAGAAGATTCATAGAGATATGCAGTCATGCAGAGATGCTATAGTAGATATATCGAATGTATTAACATCTGATATGAAACAAGGAACCGTAGAGGATCCTCTGGAAATGTCATGAAAAAGAAAAAGATAATAAGAAGAAAGCCTGGACAAAAGAGGAATATGTATTTTACTAAGGATACACAGGCCTCGATAGAAGAATACCAGGGGGAAGAAGACAGGTCTAAGCGCGCTGTAATATACAAAGAAAAAATAGCTCCAGCGTTCGATCAGCTAGCCGAAAGCTTGATATATGTTTACGGATTTAAGTCTCCGTATGAAACAGTATTGTCTATGAAGACAGATTGCGTTGCGTTTCTATACGAGACAATACATAAATGGGATCCTGCTAGAGGTACAAAGGCTTTTTCATATTTTAACGTTGTTGCAAAAAACTGGCTTATAATAAGATGCCGAAACGCAAAAAAGAATTTCCATCGCCACGTCTCTATGTCAGAAATGGCTCATCTAAGCTCTGCTGACAAACATAAAATTGCGAATTATCAAGTTGTCCCTGGCCCTGATGAGATTTTAGAAAAAAGAAATCTAAAAAATGAAATGTTCAAAGTCATAGACGAGCTAGAGAGTCGTATAAAGAAGCCTAACGAAGTCCTATGCATCGACGCGATTAGAAAAGTATTTGAGAATGTTGAAAATTTAGACTTCTTAAATAAGCGTGCAATCTATGTATATATAAGAGAGATATCTGGCCTAAACTCTAAGCAGCTGTCTGTTGCGATGTCTAGAATAAGAAAGCACTATAAGACAATCGTACATGATGAAAAGATAGTAGACCTTTTGTAGGAGAAAAAATGACTGTTGAAAAAGTGACATCTACGTTACAAGAGTTTGATGATTTAAAAAAGAGGGTCGATGATTTTGCTAAGGTTCTTGAAAAAATAGAGCATGCCGATTCGAAGAAGAGAATTTTGTGGAAAGAGATTTATGAAAACGCTGTTTTAGATCGGCAAAATGCTCATATACTTTTTGTAGAAGCATATACGACTATGTCTCAAGGTACTACTGAACATGCGACCTTAGGATCAACACTGTCAAAATATCTAGAAAGAATGAATAAAGCGAATGATCAAATGATCAAATTAGCAGAAATAATATCTAAGTCTGAAAACGAACATAATGCTATAAACTCAGATGATCTATTTTCAAGGATACAGGAGTAAACAATGGCTGTAGGCTCCGGTAAGGATGCGATATCAGAATCCTTACAAACTAACTCTTCTGTTGCTGAAACGGTAAGAAATCAAGATACCGCACCTGCAACCACTGTATTAACTAGAGCTGTAGTTGTTGAAGTGCTATATGATCTAGCGGCATTTCCTGAGGAAGACGTAGAGGAAATGAAGGCACTAGTTGACTCACCTGACCTACTTGCGACCGCGCCTAGAAACTCTATAATCGCTAGAGTTATATCTGGTGGAAAAGACAAATCCGCTACCGAAGCGACCGAAAAACCTAGCGAAGAAGAAAAAGCCAAGGCCAAAAAAGAAAAAGAGACTATAGCTAAAAAAGAAAAGTTAGGAGAGGTCGGTATTTTAGCTTACCCATTCTTTCCTCCTCATTTGTGCATGCCCCTAAAACCTGGTGAGCAAGTTTGGCTAGTGGCAGATTCGCCCGATATTCCGCAAAAGATAATGTATTGGATGTGTAGAATAACAGAGCCAGATCATATTGACGATGTTAACTTTACTCATGGTGATAGAAAGTTTGCTGGCTCTCTTGTGCCTAAGACAGCGAAAGATAAGGCTGATGCTGCGACGTCTGTTAAGCAAAAAGAGGGTGTAACACCCGCAACACCAGATGACACGGGACAAGCAGAAGCTGGAACAGAGCCACTGGACAAGGATGGTAACGGTATAGATGATAGAATATTTGGCTTCCCCAATGGTACAGGCGATCAGGATGCGTTCACCCTTAAGGAAGAATACTCTTACGAAGATATTGTAAATATAGCGACAGGATATAGACAGTTTAGAACTCAAGACGTCCCTCGGTATACTAAGAGACCCGGTGATCTAGTAATACAAGGATCAAACAACACGCTTATTTGTTTAGGCGAAGAAAGAGGCTGGAAAAAAACTGATGATCCTGCATCTAGTGAGTATTCTAATGCGACAGAAACAGAAGATGTAATAGAGGGTAGAAAGGAAAAGCATTGGGGATCAATAGACATTGTAGCGGGCAGAGGAAGATACAACTGGAGATTTGTAGGTAATAGCGAGACTGATGAACCGTTTCCACCAGCTGCAAGAGTAATAAAAAACTCACCTGATCCGGAAAAAGGTCGACAGGCTTGGGTAGAGGTAAACAAGAACCCACAAGAGTCAGATAATGCCGAGCTAAATAGAGCTGATAACCCCACAGAAGGTGATCCTGATTATTTTGGCGATGCTGCAAGACTGCTTATTTCACATGCAACAAATGTAGATGAAAACTTTAGTATTAGTGAGCAAGGCGTTGCAATACCTACTGCTATTGGAGAAAGCTTTGGTAGTTTTGATCTAGTAAACAAGACTGATGAAAATCCATCAGCTATATTAGCTAAGGCAGATGAAATCAGGATTATAGCTAGAAAGGCTGCTGCTGACGAACCAGCGCCTGGTGCCCCGGAGATTAATGGTTCAATCAGGTTAATAAAAGAGGGGTCACCAGCTGATGATCTAGGAGCTATAATGATACTGCCTGACGGCACTATACAAATAAACGGCTCGAAAATAGTTCTCGGCCGTGCAACTGCTGATGGTGGAGTAGGTACGGGTCCCGGTGAGGGAGAGTCCCAACCATATGTTAGATACCAGCAGCTAGAGGATCTACTTAATAAAGTAATGGATGATGTCAAGTCATTCTGTAGTAAGCTACTAACACATACCACCCCCGGTTATGGCGCACCATCTCCGCAAATAAACACTGCCGCGAATGCATTAAACACGGCTATGGATGCAAGAAAGTCAGAAATAGAAACCTTAAAATCTGACAGGATATTTGGCGAATGAGGAGGATATTATGCCACTAGGAGTAGCGAAGGTACCGTTAGAATTAGCAATCTTTAACGCGCTGGAAAAAGCAAGGACAGACTATATCAACCCTGGCGACGTAGATGTAGAAGTTAGTCCAGCAGCTATAAACAGGCAAATTGCCAAAGATCTGGCTGCTGCAATTCATGCATATGCTACTGCCGCTGTAGTAGTTACATCTGTGAATACCGCAGTTGTAGGTGCCGGTCCAACCGGTCCAGTGGTCGGTACAGGCTTCGGCGCGGGTAATGGCACACTAAACTAGTTATAAGTGCCACTATTTTTTTCGCCTTGATATTTAGGTACGGTGGTACAAAATGGCAATAACAAGAGTTTCTGATAGAAAAGTTTACAGTTTTAAGTCTTCAGGCGTATCTGTAGAGCAAAGTGGTAAGCTGGCAAATTCACAGGTAGAGGTACCTCCAGTAGGTATAAAAACACCTGTAGCGTTATCTGATGATGGGAAAAGTTTTCTAGAGATGCATCGTAATTTCCCAGATCAAATTCATGATAATCTACAGAATTTAATCCTTACGAATAAAGGCGAACGATTAGGTTTACCTGATTTCGGAGCTAACTTAGCAGAGCTAACTTTTGAAATGCAAGATGAAGGTGCTCAATCTGAAGCTATGTCAAGGGTTAGTAAGGCAGTTATGAAATACATGCCTTATATTTCTCTTGAAACATTCTCTCCATTTGTTGATCACTTTGATAATAAGGATGTTGCAAAGATAGGGATTAGTATTAGCTATAAGATCCCTAAATTAAGAACAGAACTAAGAACGATAGAAGTACTTCTATATAGCGCAGGATAAAGATTTATGGCGATTAACGTTAAGAAGCAGCTGAAGAATGCTAACAAGAGAAATTATCTTGCAAAAGACTTCCAGTCTTTTCGGAATGAATTATTTTCTCATGCTAAATTATTCTTTTCAGATAAGATACAGGACTTTACAGAGCCAGGGCTAGGAGGTCTACTTTTAGATATGGCGTCATATGTTGGTGACACTATGTCTTATTATTTGGATCATCAATTTAATGAGCTAAACTGGTCAACGGCTGTAGAGAATAAAAACATAAAGAGGCATCTAAGAAATGCTGGTGTCAAAGCGCGAGGCGCAAATCCTTCTGTCGCTATGATAAAAATATATTTTGAGCTGCCAGCAGAAGTATTAGAGGGTCAATACATACCTAAGAGAAATCTGCTTCCCGTCGTACAGTCATCCACAACATTCGTTTCTAATGACGGTGTTAGCTTTACTCTAATGGATGATTTAGATTTCTCTAAAAAAGATAAGGACGGAAATTATCTATATGAGTCGGTTGTTGTTGCTACTGACGCGAGTAACAACCCGACATCATTTGTTGTAATCATGTCGGGTCTAACAATATCTGGTACAAGAAAAGATGAGTCATTTCCGATACCTAATGTTAGAAAAGCGTTCCGCAAGCTGATATTACCTGATGAAAATGTAACAGATATAGTCAGCGTAAAGGATAGCGATGGGAATGAATATTACGAAGTAGAGTCCTTGTCTCAAGATACTGTATTTAAAAGGATCATGAATAAAGCTTATGATAGTGACGACGTAGAGTATAATCTCGAAGTTGCTCCGGCACCCTATAGGTTCATAACAGACTATGACTACGATACAAAATTAACAACAGTCCAATTCGGGTCAGGTGACGCCCAGACAACGGATAATGATCTGCTTCCAGATCCCTCTGATTTAGCTTTGCCACTATACGGTAAGAAAACGTTTTCTAGATTTACCATAGACCCTAACAAGATGATGCAGACTCAAACGTTGGGAATATCGCCTAGAAACACAACTGTTACTATATCATATAGGGCCGGCGGAGGTCTAAAGCACAATGTCGGCGCAGGGTCTGTACGCACAATAACAAGATTATTTTTAAAGTTTCCACAAGCTGCGTTAGCTGCAGAAGCCGCGGCAGTGAGGTCTAGTATAGACGTTACAAACCCTCTTCCTGCTTTAGACGGTGACCGCGCACCGACTATAGAAGAGCTAAGGTCACAAATACCTGCCAGTAGAAATAGTCAATCAAGAATTGTAACAAAGTCAGACCTGATAGCTAGAATATACACTTTGCCAAATGCATTCGGTAGGGTATTCAGGGTTGGCATACGACCAAACCCTATTAATTCTTTGGCATCTCAAATTTTCATAGTATCAAGAGATAGATCTGGAAAGTTAAAGATGTCGTCAGATACCTTGAAGAAGAATTTAAGAAAATATCTAAATGAATATAGGGCTGTTAGCGATGCGTATGACATCATGGACTCTGCTGTTATTAATCTAGGTGTCTTCATAGACGTCGTTGCACATCCAGATTCTAATAAAAATCAAGTTGCACAAAGGATTATAATAAATCTTAAGAACCTATTAGATATAAGAAACATGCAAATTGACCAACCTATTCCGAAGGCAGATATTATGAACGCGATATTAAACAGCGACGGAGTAATATCTTTGGTAGACTTTAAAGTTTCTAATCTAAGCGGAAAAATAGACACCAGAACGTACAGCGACGTTACGTTTAGTGTAGATGGGAATACGATACAAGAAATGATTGTAGGTCCAAATGGCTCTATGTTTGAAGTAAGGTATCCATCTGATGACATCGTCGTGACAGTGAGATAAGAAGAAAATGTTTTATATAATAACAGCAAGCGCAGATACATACATTACAAACAAAATTATCTCAAACAAGTTTAGGGCAGCAGATGCAAACGTCGGCCGCGCCGGTACTTTAGACTTATTTAAGCTGTACGATGAGTCCAGTTTCATGTCAGGCTCGACTAGAGTAACATCTTCAGTTGAAGAGTTAAGCAGAATTTTAGTAAAGTTTGACTACTCTGAAATACCGCCTCTGTTGTCATCATCGCTAAACATACATAGCAGTTCTTTTAAGGCAGAACTACAGTTATTTGAGGTTCCTTCCGGTACACCGGTCCCAAGAAACTTTAGCATTCTATGTAACCCCTTAGCGGTGGCGTTCGACGAAGGCGCCGGCAGAAGTACATCACAGTTCTCAGATGTCGATACAGCAAATTTTCTAACCGCGTCTTATTTAGATGGTTCGAATGTTTCTTGGATCATGTCTGGAGCAGGACAGGCTTGTCCATTGTCAGGAATAGATGAAACCCCCGTAGCTGGTGACTATGTAACAACGGGAACGCTAGCAGATGGTACAGTCGTTGATTTTGGTTCATCCAAGTATTTTGACGAAGGACCCGGTGATCTATTTCTTGACGTAACGACAGCTGTATCTGCTTCCTTAGTAGGTCATATACCTAACAAAGGCTTTAGAATAGCGTTTAGCGGATCTGATGAAAGTGATACAAAGACAAGGTTCGTAAAAAGGTTTTTGTCAAGACAATCTAAAAATAGTCTATTACGACCGCGATTAGTACTTACCTGGGATGACTCAATAAGGGATAGACATCTAGATTTGCAGTTTAATCTATCATCATCTTTATTCCTTAAAAACTTTGAATCAGGAAACCCTGCAAACCTAATTAGTGATGCTTCATTGACTCAATTAACGGGGCAAAATTGTGTAACTCTTAGGTTTGTTTCAGGCTCAGGAACAAAGAGCGAAACAACATTTACTGTTTTGGCATCGCAGCATACCGGTTCATCAACCGGTCAAGGAATGACAGGAGTGTATTCTGGGACATTTAACCTAAGCAGATTTAACACAACATTCTTTGGTCAAACACCTAAAACTAGAGGTGAGGTAGAGCTTAAAGAGATCTGGTCAACTAACGATTTATCTACGAGTTTTTATTCTGGTTCGATAACTGTTAAAAAGTCGAATAGATCTATATCCGGATTTTCTAACAGAAGACTGTATATAACTCCTGTTGGTGCGCAATCAGAATACAAAGACAGTTCGACGGTATCTGTCAGATTGTTCGTAGAAGACTTAGACGCAGAGGCAACCGAAAACTCGTATAAGCTTCCAAGAACTAGAAAAAGCATAGTTGTAGATTCATGTTACTATAGGATCGTTGATGTAGAAACAGGAAAAGTTATTATTCCGTTCGATAAAAAACGTAACTCAACAAAAGTTTCAACCGATGCATCTGGAATGTTTATAAGCTTCAAGCCGTCAGGTTTACCAAAGGGAAGAATCTACTCTATAGAGCTTTTGGTAAATGACATGAGTGTAGAAAGATTAGTCAAATTAGAAAATATAGCGTTTAGGGTGGTCTAGAATGTCAAGGAAGAAAAGAATATTCCAGAACCAAAGGTTATTTACACCCAGGGTTGTCCGGCGCTTTACAACATCTACAGGAGTTTTAAAAGAGCAAAATCAAAATTCCATGAGTGGATCAGCTCCAGATAGTTTGACAGGATCATTTAGACTAGATCCCCCTGGTTCTCCTCTTCGTAGCACGCAGCAGCTGCCTGTTGATTATTCAAATTTTGAAAATCACACATTCTTTTCCTCTGCTATGACTAACGTCAATCTTGCATTTGAAAAAATAATAAATCAGTTCCCCTTTGACGGCACTAGGAAAGAGTACGATAACTGGTTAGATAACCTAACGGGTTTTGAGAACTATATCTTAAACCGTTATCCTTCGTATACCGGATATCTGACCTTTGATGACGATCAATACATACATGTTAATGATAGGGCAGGAGTTACGTTTCCTTCAATATCAAAAAGAAGTGATGGAGCAACGATACTAAGTCCGAACAACAATTCATTTTTTATAGAGTTAGACATTTCCGTGCCAAATGAAAAGTCAGAACCTCAATACATATTCCATCATATATCTAGCGAAGGAGTGGGCTACGCCGCATACTTGGAGGCGTCGTCAGCTGTAGCTGACAACGTCGACGTCAAATTTGACGTTTTAAGCGGGTCACTAGTATTACAAAACAGCGCGTCTTTAGAGAAAGGAAAGTTTTCGCACATATGTCTTTCATATGATAACTCTCCTTCTTCAAACAAAAGCTTCATAATGAGTGGTTCTAAAACTTTGGGTGTATCGTCTAGATCATCTTTTGGATCTATAAACACTGGTGGTAGCCCATTTCTGATTGGCACCGGGTCGTCGACGACTACTTTTACACCGACTCAAACGTTATCAGGATCTATAAACAACTTTAGGGTATTTCACAAAACAAGAAGTGCTCAGGAAATAGATCGATATTCTGTTAGAACGCTATATGCTGAGGAAGATCCCAAGCTGAGTCTTAGATTTAACGAAGCCACTGGTTCATACGCAAATTCAGATGTTGTGCTGGATCATTCAGGTCAAAGTTTGCATTCTAGGATATCAAACTATTCTGCCAAAGTAAGAGTAGCAAAGCCTGTAGACAGCTTATACAAGTACGAGGAAAAAGATTATCATCCCACGTTATTTCCGGGTCATGCAGATATTGTCGCATTAAATGAAGACTTACTGACTAGCGGCTCTACTTACGATGAGAATAATCCTAATATCATAACCAGCTTAATCCCTGAACATTATTTAGACATCGCTCGCGCGTCTATGACGTCGACTGGTGACTCACGAGAAGGAGGAACCTACGAAGGTATAAAAAGTACGGCAGACAAATACGCATTACCGGGTTCCACAAAAATAGGTCAACCACAGATAATATCTGCGCTACTTTTTACGTGGGCAAGAAGTTTTGACGAACTAAAGATGATGATTGACCATGTTTCTGAAATGGTACATATCGATTATGATTCATCTGTAAGCGTAGCTGATCAAATGCTGCCATTTTTAGCTGAGTATTACGGTTTCGATCTTCCAAACCTGTTTAAGAACGCAAATTACGATCAATTCTTTTCTGGTGAGGGTGTTGCCGGCGCAGGGGGAGAGACGGATTCGCTAAAGTTACTACAAAATGAAATGTGGCGTAGAATACTGACAAACATGAATGAAGTTATAACGTCAAAAGGTACTGTTCATGCTATAAAGTCGTTATTTAGATCTGCTGGTATTGATCCAAACAGAATGTTTCGGTTTGTCGAGTACGGAGGATCAAGAGAGCTGCGCTTAGGAAAGTCAAGAAGAAACATAACAGAGGTCTCAACGTTAACAGATTTCTCAGGAAGTATAACATACGACCCATCATCAACTATCGATAGCCAGGGCTTCAACTCTAGCAAGCCAAATTTGGTTAGCCCGTACTTATCATCATCTCGTCTTGAGCTTGGCGCCCCAGCTCCTGCTGGGTTATTTGAATCTATTGGATCATTTCCCCCACACGGCATTTCTGATAATGAAAACGACGGGCTGTTAACATCTGGAAGTTGGACAGTCGAGGGCCGGTTTAAGTTTCCTGTAGCAAAATCATTTCGGTCACCACAAAGCTTGTTTCGAATACATGTAACAGGGTCGTCACCAACTCATGGTGTTATTTTAAATTTAGTAGCTAACCCCAATATAGACGAAGATACAGACAATCCAGATCTAACGCTATATTGCAGACCCGGATTCAGCTCCACAGATGAAACACTCAGCCTCAAGTTGACCGGCGCGAATATCTTCGACGGGAACAAATGGTACACATCAATCGGCAGAAAAAGAAATGACGCTATTGAAAGTGAAGTATCATCTAGCTACTTCATAAATCTGTCTCGCCAGGAGTCTGGTGAAATAGTCGAGATGTATACCACATCTTCGTTGTTTTTAGAAGCGCCACAAACAGCTTTAGGTGCCATACCAAACGCGCTACAATTAAAAAGTAATCCAACAACTTCAGCAGCGATCAACAACTCTGGATCGTTTTTAGTAGTAGGCCACCAAAGCATAGATACTACAAAGAATTATTTCTTAAACCATTCTACTGTGCCTGATATTGCACGGACAACAGCATTTGCCGGCAAGTCAGGACATTTTCGTTTTTGGTCTAAAGCTTTATCTGATAAAGAGGTGAAAGAGCATGCTAGAAGCTTTCTGTCTTTAGGCGTCGACGAGCCACTGGTAAATTTTGGTTTTAACAGCGAGGTAACCGGTTCGTTTGAAAGATTACGTCTTGATTTATCAACGGATCAACCTTTGACTGCGTCTAATTCATCTGGATACCTGGAGTTAGTCGATTTTTCACAGCAATCTTTATTAAACACTGGTAGCAGTAGCAATGTTGGATATCTAAGAGGATTTGAGCAAAGCGTGCAAATAATAAAGCCTGAAAGATTTGACTTCTCTATAATATCTCCGGTGTTTGACGAAATATCTGACGATAATAAAGTTAGACTTGCTGGTATGGATCTTGCTCAAAACGTAGTAGACTTTGACTCTTCATTCGCTCCAATATACGAATTGCCTCCTGATCTTGAGCCGATGGATGATGTAAGATTTTCTATAGAGTTCTCTGTTGCTCAAGCGCTGAATGAGGATATTATAAAAATATTCGCTACGCTAGAGTCTTTGGAGAATATTATAGGTGGGCCAGAAAATATGTTCGCGACAGAATACCAGGGACTAACAAGGTTAAGAGAAATATATTTTAATCGTCTAACTGGTAGTGTGAACTACACCGCATTTTTTGAATTCTTCAGATGGTTAGATGAGTCTTTCGATATAATAATAGAAAATCTAATACCTAAAAAGACTAACTATCTAGGATTTAATATGATTGTCGAACCGCATATTTTAGAGCGCCCTAGGGTAGCCTACGGATCTGGTGACATATATTTGGGGGTAAACGATAGACGCAATCTTAAAGGCGCGCTTTACCTAAGACAGCTGATAGCTAATATGAAGAGGCGGTAGCAAGATGGCGGATAGTGACAGAGTATTAAGCGGAAGCCTAACAAAAGGTACAAGAGCAACCCTCACAGGGTCCGTATCTCCCTTTTACCAGGGTATTAATGTAAAAACAGATAAAGTGTTTGTTGACGGTAACATCTCCCCGCGGCTAGGTTCAAATAGCAGAAGGCTAGCTATATTCAAGAATAACGCTAGAATGTCTTCGATACAATTTGATGACACGATATCTCTCAACAATGATTCTCGTGATTTAAACGATGATGAGTCTAAGTTTGAGGAGCGTCTAGTATTTGATCTAGAGACGTCACAATACGGCCAGCCTCCCGTAACTCTTCAAGGAGAGCCATTCGCTGATCTTACCTCGTTTAATCCTATCTCTTTTATACAAGCACCAGATGAAGCTATGTATCCTGTAAATTTGTGGAATTTAGGTGAGTTACCTGATCATGAGTTTAATGGTGTAATAGAGCCTCTGGACATAAGAGGTAATATACTAGGCTTAAATGACTATAGATATGAAGGACATAATGTTAGGGGTGGATTAGTCGGCTCCGCAGCTTCAAGACCGTGGGGTAGTCTAGAAATAAAAGACACGTGGTCGCTAAGCGATAAAAGCTATTTTCCATTTCTAGATGCGCCAGCCACAGTGACCACAGGGTCTTCAGATATGTCAGCTTTTATTGGTGGTGGTGGCTACGCACAAGAAGAAAGTCCGTATGATGTTCAAGGCTATCAGGATATTAGAGCTGCTGCAGGACAATCGTTCAGGGAAAAACAATACCATAATGTAGTGTATTCTAAATTATACGCACATAACGAAGGTGATATTATGCACGCCTTAAAGCTTCTTAATTCATCGTCTTGTGAAGATATAACGAACCCGTTGGATAAAAGAGCTTCAAGAGGATTTTACTTTGGAAGTCCAGCAGGTTCAATTACATTTGGCGATGTATACATGCTTGGTGAGTACGAATGAAAGATAATAGAAAATCTAGGATAATATCTAATCTATCTAGCACGATTTTTACAGGTGTTGATGGTGGCGGTCAAAATGCGCAACTAGAGTTACCAACACTAGTATACGCCAGAATGAACAAAATAGAGTACGACTTCGGTCCAATAGGTGGTGTAGATCGTCCTTCAATAATTCTTGACATTGCTTCTGAAGAACAAAACTTTACGGTAGTTAAAGGTATATCAGGCGCCGGTGGAGCGTTTGTTGCCACTCCTACTGCGTATTTATCAGGCTCTGATATGTATGGTGGCACTGCTTATACAGATGTGACCATTGAGGATAGCAGTAAGATAAGAGTACCGTATACTCAAAAATCTTTATCTCTGCCAGTCGGAGGCTCGAATAGTGGTGTCGCATTAGACCGATCATTTTTGGTTAGAAAATCAGTTGCAGGTGACAAACTATCCGGAAAGTCGGAACTAGACCCTCACAACCATACACTTACGTATATGTTGAAAGCTAATCTTCATCCAGAAAATGCAAAATCTATTATAGCGCTAGGGGATCCAGTAACTTCAGCGGTAACATTTTCGATATCTTTTGCTGACCTAAATACTCTCGAAGTACGACATCACGGTAATGGCGGTAGCGACGCTGTTAACACTCATGTTTTGGGATCAGGTAATGTTCCTAAAAGCACTTGGGTCGCTATAATTGCAACAGCCTATAGAAATGCTGCAGGACGACCAGTGGTTGGGTCATCTAGAGTGTATGATCTATCGACAGGTGAATTGTATTCTAGCGCTACGATTAATACGGCAGCTAATGCTTCTACTCTTGACTTGGAAAGACCTAATCTATATGTCGGTTACGGAGAGGTCACTGGGGGTGTTAATCCTGCGTTTACATTGACTGATTTTGTCGTCGGCGCGGACATTGGCGAGATAGCAGTTTTTAATAAAGAGCTAACAACAACTGAGATGGACTTGGTTGCCAGATCAAGTAACGTTAAAAATACGTATAAGTCGGGGCTTAATAACCGCGCGCCTAGAAAGATGCTACAACTTCTTGATGCAAAATCATCATACCCAGAATCTTCGAATCCGACAGTAGTCCCTAAGGCAACACCTGCTTTCAATGATACTAACGCCCTAGACTTTGAAATAGTCCAGAATGTTGTGTACCCGGAAATGCTGCCTGTAGAGCTATATTCAGGTAGTCAAGAGTCGAAGATATTAAAGCCGGGCTTATCATCACTTACAGCTCGTGGAGAAGAAGGTGACACTCGGTCTTTTTATAGAGATATACATAACACTGATCTAGATCATAGGTTAACGGGTTCTGCGATAATATACCCAGGACAATATAGCGTAGAGACAACTCTGCTAGATGCATCAACTAGAAATTCACCAGTAACACTTTCTAAAGACTCTTCCATCCTTGGCGGCACAATAGCTCCATTTGATGATTCAAACCCTCATATATCAAGAAAAGACCAGCTAGCTGTTGCTGCCGGCGTGGACGAAAACTTTGATCAAACTATAGGCGATCACATTGCTATTGTTATCGATTTGAATCCAGAGAATGACACAACGATTGGCGTAGAACTTGGAAATGATGGGGAACCGTTCGCCGGCAGAGTTTCTTCTATGGCTTACTACAACTTTTCTACGAAGAGCTGGCAAACATCTGGTAACAACAACAATTTTGAAATCCCAGGTGCTAATACTGTATATTCATCTAGTCATGCTACAACCTCCGTCGGAAGCGAGAAAAATGACGTTATAATCTCCTCCGTTATATCACAGCATGAACATTTCTTTAGCTCTGCGTCGGTAGGTTTTACAGGTACATCTGGATTTACGATATTTGAAAATCAGGGTATTAATGCTCTAACAGATTTTAAGAGTAGAGGTCTACCAACTTCAGTATACGGATTTCCTATACATAAAAAATACGAAGCGAAAGACGAACAGTTGATAGACATGAGCAAATATATCGACTCACCTTTTTTGCTTGAAAGAGTATCTTTTGAATTTGGTGCAGCCATAGAAGAGTCAGGCCCACACTCTCTAGGCTATCGCTTACCCTTTTTAGACGCTGCCGATATAAATTCACCCACCATGTACCCTTGTCTTAGTGCTTCATCATGGAGTGGCGATCAAAATTTGACTGGCTTTGACTCCGCAGCGGGTTGGGGCGTGTTCATGAGGCAAGGTGAGCTCATTAACGGCTCGCCTATATATTCACTAGGGCAAGATGAGGAATACACATCTGTAAAGGGTTCTGGCACTCCAACCTACGCAAATTTTTCAACAGATAAGTCAAAAGCTCTTAACTATTTAATATCACGAAACGGAATGTGCACTTCCGACGGCCCAGGCCCCGCGACACCTTTAATTAACTTCTATAAGTTACATACCTCTTCTTTCCCTAACTATCCTGGGTATGTAGTATCTCAATCCGCGACAATGATGATGCCAACGTCTTACGGACCAAGGTCGGTCGGTGTCCAGAATCGAAGACAATATACTCAACAGCAACTGCAGAGTACGTTCACAAATAGAATACACGCTTTATCGTTTATTCCAGTTCTAGCCGGAGGTATAAACGGAATTGTAACTGGAGCTTATTCATCTGACAGTACACCTGATATTGCTGGTCCTATAGTCGGTGTTAACTTTAACGATGAAAACTACAACGGTGATTATGCTGCCACCAATGGCCGTCGTCACTGGCTTAAAGACGCCGGCGGCGTTCCTTTTTGGAGGGCAGATTCTTTCTTTCTGCTTCGTCAATCACAGAAGCCAGACGATAGAGTTGATGAGTTTTCGTTTACGATATCCGGTGTCGCAAGCACCCCTATGTATCCGCTTCCTCCATACCAAACTAGCGCTGACCAAGCTTTCTTGTTTCAGAAAGGCAACCTCTCCGCTGATGTACCACCCGGTAAGATAAACAGGGAGAAATTTGGTTCATTACCATATGAAACATATCTTTCTTCGACTCTAATCAGCGATACGTGGAAAAAGTTTTTAGGTATTCAAGCTAATAAAAAGGTCAGAATGGTAACATCATCTAGTTGTGCATCAACTCGTGAGATGATAACCTTCGGTCAGATGGCACATTACGGTTATGCAAATGCCGCTGACTCTTTCATAGATACAATATGGGATCACCGTGATTCATACTTAGCACACCAATCCGGTTCAGTGTGGTCGACTCAGTTCTATAACGAGCTATTTAGCTCACCTGATCAACCTATAGCTCAGTCATTATTTCCTCAAGCTATAAAAGTCGCGTCTATTAGGGATTATGGGTATGTCACGATTCCTTCCAATCCACAGCCTGCAGTTGACAACGCCGGGTTTAATCCTATAGGCGCAGAAAAAACTTCTGTATTTTCTGACTATCCTGATACAGCTCAAGGTTCATGGTCAATGGAAACAGATAGCAACTCCAACGGACTAAGCTCTTGGCCTGAAATTAAGCCTTCTAATGTCGGCGGAGGTGGTTCAACTTTGGCCGATGCGATTGCCTCCAGAAATCCATCCGGCGCACCTTATCCAAGGTATCTACTTTCTGGAACACAAGTCACAGCCAATACAACATACACGCTGGATACGTTTATAGGTTATCCTCGGGTCGCTGATGGTGATGTCGGGGGTAATCTAGTTGATGAATACTCTGCTGTAAAAACATCCTCCCCGGAATATAAGCTGCTCGGTGGTACGCCTATGGGATCAGGCATGTCTGTAATAACTACACCTTCTTATATAGCTGGTGATAGTATTTCTGAAGCACCGTCCGCATCATGGGATGTCGCGTATAATTCATCCACAAAAATAGAGTCTAAAGGAATATTTTTTGAGCGCATGAGGTTTGGTAGCTTTCATTATGCGCCACAAGACTATCTCGCATACGGTCTAAACCCTTCCGTAACGGCTCCTGCAATACAGTCCGATGTACCACGAGAGTACTATCAGGACAGACCAACAAAGAGCTGGATGGATTCTGGTTTGTCAAGAGACCTCAACATATTCATGTCGGCATCTCAAACCCATGCCGGTACTAACCTCGACTATGCTGATAATTTTTGCGGATTTACTCTTATGACTGCATCTACTGCCTGGAGACCATTAGAGCAACCAGGTAGGGAGTCAGCAGCACTTCCACTTGTTGCGAATGTGTATAAAAGACAGTACCTAAATTATAAGAAAGACTTTAAGATAGATGTCCCTGTTCGCTCAACAGTCCCCAGGTCACTAGATACCCCGGGGTACTGGGTAACAACAACTCCTAACTTTATAACAGCACCACCAATTTCCATCCCACCACGTAGCCTTTTTTATCAGTCAGCACCTGCCGGCTCAGGTGCTGACGTCGAGTCCATGTACGAAAAATTCGTAAAAGACGGTAAGCGTTATCATGTAAGAAATTCTATAGTCATTTCCGAAGGTGGCTGGGTCCCTGGTACAAAGGGTAATGATTTTCCGTCGGCTAGAAGGTTCATAAGATCTGCAGTCGCAGGTGAACCTGAAAATACAAATACACAGTCATCTCTTGCTCTTGGTGGAACACAATATTTTATGTCTAGTGATGAAGTATGGAACTCCACGGCAACCTCAACTATTTCGACCGAAAATTTTGCTAAAGTAATATCTACAGGAACAAAAGAAGGAAAGTTTTCAAAAGAGCCTACTGTTGATAGTCTTTATATGTTACAGCCTTCTGATAAGCTAGTCTTAGGTGTTCAACCCTCACTACCCGGCTGGAACCCAGGATCTGGATTACCAAATAATAGATCACCATATAAGTGGGGTATATGGGATTACCAAAAATCGATTGCTGCAGGCTATGCTTACGAAACTGACAGAGATCCAGCCTCCGGATTACCGGTAGAAGATAATAGACAAAATTTGGAAGATCCGTATCAGCCTTGTCATAGCTTAAAAATGTTAGCAGGTCCTAGCAGAATCGTACTCTATGGTACATATGTTAAGGACGGGAAACCTTACGCAACAACATCTGGCCAAAAGCTTGACTCGAATGCAATTCATGAAGCAATCCACTATGACAACCCTGTACTAGATCAATTTCTTGTTGGGTCTGATGATGACTATATGGGTAGTAATTTAGAATATCATATTACTGGCTCCATATTTGCAGATGATAGTAGATCAGATTATATGCTAAAAACCCGGGGAGTTGCAGCATCTCAGGCTTCTGGAAATTTATTGTTCAGCGGAAGCCTGCAAAGGTTTGTTAGGGCAATCGAAGAGAAAGAGGTATACTTTGATACCTTACAGCAAGATCCTTTTGACATCGCGAAAGCGTTAGGTGGCAGCACGCGTGATCAAGTTCTCCTCGGCGCTGACGCTATCTCGAAGTATACGATAGTTAACTTAAACGTAACGAAGCAGCCTCATGTAACATCATCTGCCGAGTATATAGATGAGTTGTTTCCAGGCTATACTTACGCTTTTGCTCACGGTTGGCAAGACTCATTTCCGTTCGAGCAAAAGTTTTCCAATGTGCGCAGAAAAACAGACTTAAGTCTAAGATTTGCTGGAGACACAACTGCTGTGTACAGGTTGACCGCGCCTTTTCAGTCTAATGATCGAACTACCGCAGCGTATAATCTATTTTCCAGCGTCGCCGCCGGGAACGTAAACATCTCTCCTTATTTAGGGTATAACAATACTGAGGCCGCAGCGAGCATTACTGGACCGTCTAACCGACTTCCAGGTAGCAAAGATGTGTATGACTACACGTTTTATGATACGTATGATCCAGGCCAAACGGGTAGCCCTAAATACGTGTATGAAGGTGGCATAGACATGACGACCATCGGTGATATGGCAAACGTAAGACAATCAAATTACCAAGAATCATCCTTCCCATCCACTTGGGCCTTAGCAGCAGGAGATAATTCGTCTACAGACGGAGACGCATACGGTAAAAGTCAAAATAATAGTAAATATCAAAGGCAATTCTTTGCTGGTCTAACCGGCTGGGGAAGAGAAAATAGAAAACAGCTTGATTTTAGTTGGTGGCGATATTTCAATCGTACGTTATATATCGGTACTGGCAGTGATGGCATACCCTGGCAGACTGATAGCGTTAGAGGAGCTGCTAATTTTCGTCATCCTACAGGGTTTAAATATGGATATATGAATTGTGACCATTTATCACCGTCAGCAATATTCAGGAGTGATAGATACGGACAGTTTAGAGACATGCTAGAGCAACGTATGTACTCGAAGACGTATTATAAGGGTGATGAAGATCGATCACCTGGAGAATCAGAAGCTGTGGTATCAGTTATCTTTTTAGATGGAGAAGGTAATCCAATATCTGATGCATCCGCAACGTCATGTTTTAATATTTCGACTGCGCTTACTGCATCAAAACCCTACATAGAGGGAGATACATCGAGGAGCATTATATTTAGTAGTGATCTTATAACATTAGACCCCTTTACAGTGTTTAGTGTTCCAGGATTCTCAGGTGCCTCTTAACTAAACACAACGTGAGCTTATGAGTCAAGGAAAAAGAACAGACCTAAGAAACCAGGATTTTCTTGTTCTAAGGCAGTCGACTAACAAGAACGTCGTCAAGGTTGCAACACCTCATACATTCCAGATCGGTCTAGATGACGATGAATTTAAAAGCTCCCTCATAGTAAAAGGTTCAGCACAGCTAGATGGTAGGCTAGTAGACAAACAAGGCTCTGCATATGTCAAAGGCTCTGGATCTGTAACTGTAACGGAGGATGTGACAGGTGGTATAACAATATCTGCTACCGTTGGAGCTGGCGCCGTACTGTCTGGAAACGCGTCAGGAGGTATAACCTCCTTTACCTATGATGGGTCTTCTACCGCTACGGTCGAGATTGACTTATTTACAAGCACCGGTCTTGAGCTTACCTCGTTTGGTCTAGCAATTAATCCAACACAAGCATCTGAGTTATCAGCAACACCGGCTTCAGATGACTATCTTCTTATTCACGATACAAGTGACACCGGTAATTCAAGAGATGTAAAAAAGATATCAGTAAACAATTTAATGTCTGCTGCTGCCACCATGACATCGCTTGGGAACCCTATCACATTTCGTGATGGACTAACGAATACCCCTTATAATAATTCAGCACCAAAAACAATAGATGTAACTTTAGCGACCAACAGTGGTCTAGGGATATCTGGTGGTACCGGTACAGGCGGAGGATTATTAGTAGATCCTAATTCTGCTGTTGCGACAACAACGCTACAAGGTTCTGCGGACTACGTATTAATATATGATGCAACTGCATCAGCAACAAGAAAGATCCTTGCTCAAAAGTTTGCAGACTTAGGGTCTAGTTATTCGTTATCATCAGGGACAGGACTAACATATTCTGTTGGTTCGGCGTATAACGCCGCTGCTGATTCCACACTATCTGTTGACACATCAGTTATACCCACGTTAGCTGGTAATAATACGCTAACAGGTGATAATACGTTTTCGGGTGCGTCCACATTCTCTGGCACGACTACTTTTGGTACAATAATAGCAAAACACGACGAGGCTTCTGCTGGTGTACCTTACCTTGTTGGTGGAACAAATATAACAGTATCTTACAATACGCCGACAACCGGACAAATAACACTTGCGGCTTCCTCAACATCACCAGGAGCTTTAACAAACGGTCCAGGAATTGGAACACTTAGTTACAACGGCTCAACAGCAAAAACAGTTTCAGTTGATATGACAAATCTATCTACGGTCGCTGCTAATAGAAACCACTTTGTAGTAACAGCTGATAATACAAGCTTATCTAGTGTATCAAAAACATCTATAGCGAGCTTAGCTGACATAGTAGACAGAACTGCGATAATGGCTGAGGGTGCTGGCATTGATATCTCATTTGCTGGTAACTCAAACCCCGCTACGATAGCCGTACAATATGACAACGATACAATCGGTCTAGATGGGTCTGGAGATATCGAAGTTAAAAAAGTACCTAATTCATTAACAAATGGTCCTGGAATAAAGTCCTTATCTTTTGACGGTTCATCTGCTGTTACGGTTGAAACAAACTTAAAAGCCGGTACAAACATAACTTTGACAACAAACTCCGACAAATCTATAACAATAGACGCTGCGGGTGGATCTGGTGCTGTAACAGGATCAATATCAAACATAACGCAAGCTAATCCAGGTGTTGTTACGACTGTGTTAAACCACAACTTAAGCGAAGGGCAAGGTGTAACGTTAACAAGCGTTGTTGGGATGACAGAAGTAAACGGCAATGAATACTATGCTGATGTCTTAAGCGGTAATACTTTCGCCATGTACTCTGATAATACACTGTCTACTTCTGTAAATACAACTGGTTTTACTGCATACGCATCAGATGGTAAATTTACGGGTGACGCCGGAGGTGGCACAGCTATTGACTTTGTTTCTGGGTCAACTACCGTAAATAGTATAGACAAGGTAGATGTAACAAACCTTGCTATATTAAACTCATACGGTTCTGGAGACATAGCTCTAACCGGTACAATCGGGACAGCAGAGGATGGTAGCTACTCCGATGGGTTGTTTACCGACTTCACTACACAAACACCTGTGGGGACCGCCGTGGATAGGTTTAACGAGGTTTTAAAAGGATTAGCTCCTTCTGCTGCTCCAAATTTAGATGATATGAGTTGCTCAGACTCAGGAACGACGGCAAATTTATCTTTTGGCTCTACACAATCAATATCTGGATATACAAACGTTCTACCATCGACGTTAACACCAGCTAGTAGCTTGTCAAATGTAGATATAAATGGATCATATGCATCTACAACTTCTGGTAATGATGTTCGTGTTGCATGCCTTAACGGCGCTACAGTTATAGATGGTACGCTCAACGCAGATATCTCACCGGACAGCCCTAACTTTGCTGTAGGCGCATTCGGAAACGGAGACCAAGGAACACTTAAGCTGTTCGTAAATAATAATTCAACTGAAAAGCACTCTGTTGACCTAAGCTCATTCGGTTCAGGTAATAGCTTAAACTCTAACGGTTCGGGATTTAATTTATCTGCCGTTACTAATGGAGCTTTTGCAGATGGCTCTTCATTTTCTACGTTTAAGCACAGGACAGGAACATACACAATAGCAACGACAGATCAAGCAAACGGCTGGAATTATGCTAGGGTTGTACATACTATAGGCAGCACAAGTACAACATGTAACTACGTAGAATGGGTAAATGATTCTAATTCTAATGCGCTGTCAGCAGATAATTCGGTGTTTGATGGACTGTCGATGACAGGTACTAAGCAATTGTCAGGTGTTACATATCACACTGCTGGTACAGCACAATACCGTGTGCGTGCCCTAAACGCATACAGAAATGTCTATTCTTCAAACAATATAACATTCACGGGGACAAACTGTTCTACTCCTGCGCAAGCATTTCCAACAATCAATCACGGTGCTGGGGAAGATGAATCTAAGCTTCTTCAAATAACAGGATCTGCAACTATTAATACAGATCCTTTGCTAAACCAATCAATATCCGTATCTGTAAACGTACCTGCTCCTCTTAAGTCAAGCTTATCTAGCGCTGGTTCACAATCAATATCAGGAATATTATTGTATAATCTTTCCGATACTGCTACAACAACATCCGAACCGTTTAGGGGCGAAAGTTATAGAAGAGCCTCAGGAAGCTACGACAATCAAGCTGCCGTAACAGATTCAGGAGCTGTATGGAACTCTTCCACAAGTTTGCTGTCTTTAAACGGTCTGCTATTTTATAACAGCGCATTACGTGCTCCTCGCCAAGGTGCTGTTTCAGGAGATTTTAGGAACACATCCGATGGTGGATCTATAGCGAACGGGCCTAGTAGCAATGTGGACTATTCAACGATATCATCTGGCTTAAGAACATTTTATAGATATTTTCAAAACACGTCCGGAGGGTCTAAGACAGACTTTATATTGACCTTAAATGGTTCAGGTACGATAGTCGAGCAAGGGACGTCTTTATCTACTTCAAATGTGCACGTACTAGTAAAGCTTCCGGAAACATCATCTTCGTTTTCTACAGGGTGGATGGATCTTGCAAAGGCTTTTGCTACCGGACAAGTAAGCGATGGTGACGGTTGTCTTAACGGTTCACTTGATTCTTCTTTAAATGCATCCAATGCCGGCACGTTCGGGACGCAATCAGCAGGCGCTAATGAGTATATAGTGGTAAAAATTGAGGCTGATGCAAGCTGGACAGGTAATATATCACAGATGAGTATATCATGGAGCTAACACATGGGATATGATGCAAAAACTCAAAGACTAATATCTTTAAAAAAGTTAGCTGGTAAGGCACAGACCTCTAATGATAAAGATCTAGCTAATGAAGGATTACCATCTGGCGTAACTATGACGTCAGAAACTGTTTTTGGTGAAACAATTTCTACATCGCCTTCATCTACATCGTTATATACGATAACAGGTAAGGTAGAATATATACGTTTTACTTCTACGTTCATAGCTGGTGCAGACACGTCTGATGGTCGGCATGGTTTTGAGCTAAAGTTACCGTCTGATTATGAGTCAAATTCATCTAACCCTAAAAAGGGGATTTACCCGTTTGTTAATAGTCAGACAATCAATATTACATCAGGTGCGCTACAAATAGTTCCCACATCTTTTGCAAACGCTTACGAAGCAAAGCCTTACTACAACGGATCGGCAGCGAAAGGCTCTGGGACACAGATTCCTATTCTAGACGCTAGGGATTGGTACCTTGACTATTTTAATGGGGTGTTCTTTCAACAGGACCCACCGGGTACAGGAGACCATTCAGAGAACCCTGATTACGTAGAAGCCTACCTGTATATTGGTGATATGTTAGATACTGTCGTCGCAACCTCATCGACTGGTTCGTTATCAAGAAAAAAAGATGTGTTTTGGGTTACTTCTAGCGTGTCAGCAGGTAGTCCTTATAATGTATACGAGCCTGATTTTGAGTCTGTAAGCTATGATCCAAACAGCATAGACATCTTTTTAAATGGCCAGCTTTTGCATAGCGGATCCTCATATGAAGTAGCCACAGCAGCTCGAGACTATTATATCTCTCCTCCGCACTCTCTAAAACTTTGTTTTGATACGCAAGTAGATGACGTGCTTGATATCGTGGTGTATACAGTATCTTAGAACCATACATCACTTCATGTAAGGAATATGTAAGGTTTTTTATCGTTAGACAGAACAGGATTTAAAAGTTTTACGTTGATAGTTATTGATAGCACGGTAGCTATGAATGAATACAGTCGTGCTATCATAATTGACCACGCTAAGGTATAGTAGGAGGTACTCAGTAAGTGCAAGATAAAAAATCCGACGTTTTTGAGACAGCTGATCTAGGGACAGCCGCTTTTTTAGTCACAAATAGTCGTAAGCTCCTAAGCGCTGGTACTGACCGCGGTAGATATTCATTTATCTTTGAAGGTGAAAAAGAGTGTAGACAGTTGGCAGTTGAATATATTACCAGCGACTTTTCTAAATTTGACTCTGCTTTAAAAAATTTGAGGAATTTAGTAAAGCAAAGCTATAATTAAAATTACCGCTGTGAGAGCAGCGCGATCCGTTAGTTAGTTTATTATATAATCCGTTTATTTTGTTCGTTAGTTTTATTTTCGGTTTGTCCTAAAAAATAACGCACATTTTTGTGCAAGAGGAAAAACATTATGTCTAAGTCTAGAACACAGATTAGATTACAACAAATTACAGGCTCATTAACAGATATGAAGCCTACTTCGCTAGCGAAGGGTACTGCAATTGCCTCCCTTAGCGAGGGCAATATACCAAGTGCACAGGAAATATTTAAATATTATGCCCAAGCACTCTCAAATATGTCTGGTGACGTTGCATTCGGTGCTGTTGAGCCTGGTGAGTATAAGTCGCCAGCGTCGTCTGACGGCCTTGTAAGCCTTAAACCAACATCTGACGATGCAATGGCTTTAGGTCGTTTGACAGTCGGGTCGATTAACTCCGTCTCAAACTTCATCGATAATAGCATGGTCTCATATTCTGATACCAGTCTTACGAAGAATAGTAGCTGGTCATCGCCATCGTCATTAGCCAAGGGCACTCTTATCGTACTTCGAGACAGCGACAGCAACGATATTGTTTTCGAATTGACGTCGGCATTCAGCTCAAGCGACTCGTCGCTCCTCGTTAAGTTCGCCCCGGGTTATTCACACGTCAAATCGATGAGTGTATCAGGCGCCTCACAAAAGGGCTATGTCTCGCCCGGTGCCTTAGCGACATCCGGTCACGCATCATGGTCATCTGTTCATGCGAACAAACTAGAAGGTGGTGCATCAGCCGGTCTAAATGTTGCATCGGCACACGGTATTTTACTCCTACAGAGTTCTGGTTCAACCGGTGGTAACCCTTTTGATGGTAGTGGTGGTGTCATCATCGACGCCGTTAACGCTGTTGCAGTTAAGGGTGGTGCATCTTCTGGTGCTGCAATTATACTGGACACCAAGTTTGGTAGTACTGAGACTCAAATTAAGAGTGCCGGTACATCATTATTAAAGATCGGTGGCTCTGCAGGTAATATTACAATGCCTGTTGACTCTCAAACACTGTCATTCGGTGCTGATGCTGCAACAACGTTGACTCATGCAGATGGTGTTGGTCTTGTGCTTGCTGGTGGCGAAGACAAGCTTGCGTTTGTTCAAGCTGACGGTGCTGAATCAATTTCTTCATCTGCTGATGGTCAACTCGATCTTGCAGCTGGAACCTTGTTGAAGCCTGTTGCTCCGACTATTGAGCTTGAGGCTTCTACCGAGGTTCTCCTCGATACCCCTAAGGTTCACCTTGAAGATGACTCTAGTGTCTTGGCTTTCGGTGATGGTGAAGATGTCACGTTTACACACGACGGTTCAACTGGTATGGATGTTGCTGCCTCTGGTTCTTTTGATGTCACAGCAGGTGCACAATCTGTAATTAAGACATCAGCTGCAGGACTTATGTTGTCTGGTGCTACAAACGTTGGTATCGCTGCTGCTGCAGGACCTGTCTTCCTTGACGGTTCTCAGAGTGTTGGTATTCAAACCGATGGAACGTTCGCTTTCTCTGCGATAGCGGCGCTAGCCGGTGTAAATGCTCAAGCATTACTTTTCGAAACTCCTAGTAGTTCCGAGGCGTCAACGTACATCAGCAACTTTAGTACCTCGACTTCTGTCTTAGGCGCTATTAATACCTTGTTCTCAAGCGTTACATCCGGAGAGCCAACGTTGTTCTCAGGTTCTATCGCAGAAACCACAAGCGCTGGTACCGCGGTAACACTCACCAAACTAGCTGGTGATGTTTCCTCGTTTAGTACGGCTGTAGGACCTAATAAGCTAGATGTCTATGTTAACGGACAGCTTATGAAGTCTGGTAGCGAAACAGATAGAGCTGCTGCTACTGTTGATTATGCAGTTTCAGGAACCAACGAGCTTAAATTCTCGTTTGCTCTTGTTTACGAAGATCTTGTATCTGCTATCGATCGTTCATAATCTAACAAATAAAAATAACTAGCTTGCTAGAAATTTTGACGGGGTCTCATTGAGGCCCCGTTTTTTTATTTAACTTTCTATCGTGTTCTTATAATTGGAATACTTACTATGATTTTAATAAAGTAACATAGCAAACAGGAGGCAACATGAGTGAATTTAAAAGTGTAATAACCGGCAAAATATCAGAGCTATTTGATAAAAAAGAAGATTTAAGAAAAGCTTTACTAAACCCTGCATTTCATTCGTTTAAGGTGCAACAAGCGATTAATGATGTTATACCACAGATCGATGATTTTGAAGGTGAAATAGATGATCTTAGAAAGGAAGTCTGCGGACTCTTACAGTCACTACCTATGTACGTGGAGTCTGTATGGAATGATTGCATCAATGGCATAAAAGAAATTGATAGCGATATGGTTAGGTGGACTGATATGCTAGAGCTATATAACCAGTGGTGTAAAGATCAAAAGACTGAGGAAGAAAAAGAGGAAGAGGCAAAAGCAATAAAAAGCTTAGACGAAGATAATAAAGCAAAAATTGAGTCTGGAGAAATTAAAGAACCGTCAAAAATGACAGGTATGAAAAGGAAAGTCGGTAAGCGCCCACCAATCACCCTGAGTAAGTACAGATCTGCCTTAGACGATTCAGGCAGTGGCGAAGACTCTGAAGCGTAATACTTATACTCATGGCTGGAATATTAGATAAAAAAACTAGGTTCATGGATACGATCTTAACTGATCAAGGAAGACATGAGTTAGCGAAAGGTGAACTTAGGTTTTCATTCGCTAGCTTTTCTGATTTAGGAACGTTTTACGAAGGGTCAATCGAAGATGCTAGCGTGGCTTCTGATTCTGTTGACAGGATTATGTTAGAAGCCTTCTCTAGACCTCAAGATATGATAATACCTGAATATGAAGCTGATGGCTCTATGACATTTCCAGCTGGCGCATTTGATATTGTAAATGGACAGCTTACTCAAATCAGCGGATCATCAAACTTTTTAAAGGGCCTTGATTTAGTAACGTCAGCCTCTAGCGCCATACAAGATTGTATAAACTCATTCACAGATTTAAGACCTCTTAGAACAGAAGAGAGTATAAAGAGAAACACTGGTTTTAAGTTACAATACAATTCCGCTGAATTTGTGATTTCCGATGAAGGGCCAATTCCGGCGAACAAAGAAAAAGTAAAGCGACTAAGTAACGCTGAAAGTCTATGGCAAGATAAAAAGTTAACACACGTACAAAATTTCAAGTATATGCCTCCTAAGAACAAGACTAGTGGCATGAAGCTTAAAGAGTATACAAAACTCGAACAACCTGAGCCTCTTAATTTTGACCAGCTGCAAGATTCTTTAGGCGTATCTTCAAAGTTTCGAAAGACCCCAGTCGCAAAAGTTGCTTTTGATAAGACTAGTCTGGAAAATAATTTAATTTGTCAAGTGTGGGAAATAACTAGTTCAAGTATAAATAAGCTGAGAATGATAGACTTCGGTGAGTTTGAGGATAGCGATCCCTATAGTCCTGGTAAGCACGTATTTTTTGTTGGTAAATTGTTTAATGACAGTGCGGACGAAAAGACGTTTATTAATATTTTTACGGTGGTTTTTGATTAATGTTAGTTAAATCCCTTATTGAAACTCCTATGCTGAAAAAGAAATCGTTTCCTGCAGAGCTCTTAGGTTTTGCTACCATTATAGGTGAAGGTAACACTATTGACGATATCGCTGATTTCTTCGAGTATGAAATATCATTTGATGTAGATCTTGCTGCAGCATTAAGATTGAATGCCTTGAACCTAAGCGTAAAAATATATCGTAGTAGACCGGACCAAACCTATTCATTCGAGCTCGCCACCACGCGCGACGACCTTGGACAAGAAGCGCTTCTCATTGCGTCCGCCGATCAGACCGCTAGCACGGTTATCGCATCTAAAGAGGTGTCGTTAGGCTTACATATACCACCAAACTACAGTGCAGTAAGTAGAACATCTACTGATATAGACGCTGCTTCTGCTTTTGAAGCTAAAGATCGTCTACTATCTAACTCGATAAGAAGCACAGCAACAAAAGCGCGCACGGTTACTCCTTTCGATAATATCACAACTATTAGTTCAAAAAAGAGAGAGCCTTATATAAATTACAGATCTGGTGTAGAGAGTTTATCTCCAACTATTAAGCCTGAAAACTTACGTAACATTATACCTACGAGCAATGACTTAAATGCCCCAGGCCCACAAGTTAGTACTGTTTCTGTTTCAAATAAAGTAGTCGCTAATCAAGTAGACCCGGGTTCTTTAAGCATTAGAAACAGAATAGAAAAAGTTATATCCAATCCAGAGCTGGCAAATAGAGTGACTGATATGGTATATTTACCTCCTGTCGCAGTACCTAAATCTGCTACATACTCTTTCTTTCAAAAATATAAAACGGTAAAAGTTAAGCTTTCTATAAGAAAAGACATACTACAAGGTCTATCAACATTCTTCGTTGCCGCTCGATTAAATGACCCAAATGGTGTAAGGAGGTCTAGCGTAGGTTTTTATGTTTCCCACTCAAAGCGCCTTAGGGATTTTCTTACACCGACACTTCCACCTTCGCTAAATACTTCAAGATCTACGCGCTATACGAGAGTGGCAGTCACACAACTTGATGATGTCGGAAAGCGTATAAAGGTTTTTCGCCGAAAAGCACCACCCGCAGCTGGTGGCTCAGGATATGGTACTAAGTGGGAAGTTATTTTTGATGCCCCGCTAAACAAAGGAGAATCACTCGTATATAGAGACGAAATAATATCAAATAAGTCGTTGATTTATAGAGCAATATCTTACGGAGAAAATGGAGATCCTTCTGACGATTTTTCACATAGTATAGTACCACCAAGCACACTTAGTCTAGCCCCGGTGGCTGATGCATTAACAGCAAACGCTTCTTATGACGGTGACTATTTTGACGGTGTCGTAAACGTCATTGTAGCAGATATACCTACGGATGACATTGTGGCTATAAAAGTTAGACGCTATGACCTAACGTATAACTCCTTTGCCAATGCACGTTCAGGCAAAGGCCCTGGATATGTATACATCGGCGATAACAATGCAAAAACTGTAAATGTATATCCTGGGACCACAGAAGTAATGTTTACAGATTCGTCAGCCAAGCAAGCAAGAACGTATAGATACGTTCCTATTGGGGTGTCCCGAATAAAAGGTCCAGTGCGTGGTACGCCATACATTATAGATATACCGATGCACGATACCGCTAACCCCGTATCATTTACCATGAGCTCACCGGCGTCATCTATAGGTGGTCCACCGGGCGACGTTGAGTTTAGTCTTGACGGTAAGTTTACTGATATCGGCTTCAAGAAAATTAAGGACGCGCTGACTGTAGACGGCCAGTCGCAATTATTTTCTGATGAGTTTGATAAAAATAGAGAGAAGTTTAGTGGTCTTGTAAACTTTCTTGTTGATAGGGAAAATCTTACAACAGGAGAAGTTGAGACTTTCGGTGTCGTCGAAAGCGGGAAGTTTGTAGACAACGATTTATCAAGGCAAGCATCAGGAGTAAGCGCTCCTGAACCTGGCACTAGGTACGTTTATGCTGCCACTGCTCTAATAAATACCGCGGATAGCTTATTCCCCAATGTTATAAAGAGCAAAATAGACCCTACGACCTTAACTCGCTTTAATAAAAATATATCAAAGTTAGCAAACCCAATTACCAGACAAACGGGCGTTATACCCTCAACTCATAAGCAAAATAATCCGTTTCTATCTAGTAAGCTGTTTCCTTCAGATCCAATTTTGGCTGGAAGGACAGCTATACAGGCTAAAAAAACTTTCTCTTTAATAGCCCCTAGCAACTCCCCTAAAGAGATAAGCTACGAAAAGAATAAAATGTACAATTTGGTCTCCTGGGTATATGATGGAGACCTTACCATGATAGATCATTTTAAGATATGTGTTAAGGCCGGAGGGGGATCTGTAGTGATAGATACGATTCACTGTGATGCATCATCATCTAGGTTTTTTTATAAAGACCGTAATATTGTTAGCTCCATGAAATATCGATACGAGATTATAGCTGTAAACTTATTTTACGAAGAGATAAGCTCGCTTGAGTCTAAGCCGATTGACCCACAATTGTTAACAGCGTTAGGATCTATTAACGCTAAAAGTATGTTTAGTGATACAAGCATTATAACAGCGATCAGAGATAAATAATGTCAAACAGCTTATTATACAATCTTAAGTTTTCCCTAGCCTCAGCTGAGGAGAGTAATTCGTTCGTTTCCTTAGAGGATATGCTATTAAGAAACATTCGGCTAGATGACCTTCAAAATGCTGAAGCGCAGGTAATACCAGATCCAGTTGAGGCTCAGCAAACTGCTGAATCTTCCACCACCGTAAAAGGCCGGAAAGTAAGAAGGAACCAATTAAAAGGCTCTAAGTCAAAGGCAACAAGGGAAGGTCCGTCTAAACAGCAGTTTACTACTAGAGCTGCACAAATCAAAGCTAATCAAGATAACAATTTAAAAGTACTTAGAAATAAAAAAGATAATGGATCAAAAACAAACGAATACGACCCTACTGGCAAATCTGGTGATTCATTTATAAGAGACCTTTCATCCAATACAAATAACAATAACAATACCGACAAAGGCGCCGAAGCAGAAGTACTCCCTAAGCCAACGACAGATATATCTTATAACCAAGCAGTATCGCCAGTTATTCTCGCATTATGCGATTTTGTACCATGCTTTGATAGTATAGGAGATAAGACAGCTGATCTTTCGTACGATAGTATATTATACAAAAGAGCAGCAAGAATGCTGAACATTGATACGTTGGGAGACCTAGACCTAAAAGACTCTCAAGGGCTCCAAAGATCTATTAATACAAGGTTTCCAGAAATTCCATTCGCAGAAGACCTAAAAGATCATATAAACGCTAGATTACGCTTTTTTGATTCTCTAAAGATTATAAACCTACCTGGTGTTGAAGAAGCAAACAGCGCTTTTTCTCTAACAGGTGGAAATACTTCATCAACTGAGTTACTATACACATATCTTATAAATTACGCAGACTCCCTCTACTACTCAACCCCGCGCTTAGCCGAAGATGTTAATGATAGAGAGATAATACCGGGCCCAGAACTGGTGGAAAGACCAGATACTCGGCTTATGAGGATATACGACAGCTTACGAGCACGTGTTCAACCATTAGCCGCGCTAGCTACCCGTGACATGTATAAGGAGTTCCGGGACGAATATACTAAAGATGTACATCTTTCTATGAAAATACTGACAAACATCATAGGTAAGGAGGTTTCATTCTCTCAAAATCTATCCAAAAATGGTGTCGGAGTATCTTTAAGCACTGAAGGAATAAGCTCTTTATCTAGAGAGTCAACTAACCCTTATAAGCTTTTTAACGTTGATAAAAACGCCACACGATTACCTTCCGCCTTTAGAGATACAGGCTCGTCTAATTCAAATACAGGGACCGGTAATAACATCGTCTTTCAAAGCAAAGTAAATCGTATGCTCTTTGATTCTCGCCGCGAAAACACTAGGATGAACTACCCATTCGAGAGCAGTGAAGTCGTAGGTTCCGACGGATCAACCCGTGCGATGACAGCTGGCGGTTTTATAGAAGAGATGTATGAGATAGCAGCAAATCCGCGGTTCAATAATGTCACAGATCAGTTAATTATGCCACAATCTCAACGTGCTACATACGATGGTGTTGGAGACAACCCATACCTATCTCCGTATGAAGCTGCATCGTCACTCTTTACGTACGCCGGCGAGCAGATACAAAGATGTTGTGTGCCAGAATCCATCGATAATACAGCGGCTGAAGCAGCACTCCGACCATTAACTAACATCCTTCGACGATGCTACAACTCGATGACGAGCATGTCTAGTCGGTACCGAAATCAGACACTGGCTGCGCATGTTTTAAGGATGTGCGGTGAAGACCAGAGATTATTTGATTTTTTGCTTATGTATCTTGCCTTTCGCCAGGAAAAAATGTTTGAGTATAACGGCACCGGATCACCACCACCTGGCGCATCTTCGTTGTTCCGAAGCTCTCGACTTCTTATAAGTAATACGGGCGGGTACACTGGCCTCGACCAACCTACAACGAGTACAACATTCACAGCGATCCCTAGAAATATGACTATTACCCCGCCTCTAGACGGCTCCGGCGTTTCGCAAAATATACTCGCTCCTGCTCAAGAAACAACAGTCGAATTTGAACAACCGCTAGGAGACGGAGACTCTGGAACATTAGAGTCGCTCTTCAACCGGACGTTCGAGGATATTTGTGGAGTTTTTGCGGAACATATCCACGAAGCCCTGTCCGGCGAGGCTCGTCCGCAAACCAATGCTCCGCCCGTTGGAACAACCCTCCCACACGAGATAAGGTGGGCGAATCGCGATATTAAAGAAGCGTTAATGGATAAAACTGGAGGCGGCGTTTTTGACGAGATAATAGAGTTTGAGGGTACATTAGCTGACGGATCTGATCCGATATTTTTTCCAGATATAACTAGTACCAGTGACAGAGGCAGTCCGGGAGTGTCATACTATTCAGGAGTATCTAAGGATATGATGTTCTTAGCAAATACATCATTGTATTGTAAGGTATATTTTGCGGTGCTGAACGCTGTAACTTTTGTAGAGGCTCCTACCTACGCGATCGGTAACGTCAATGTGTCAGACCACATGCCTTCAACCGGTCTCCTCCCTGCATTCTCCACTCGGCACCACAACCTCAGAGTATGGGATAATATGCTAACATTCCCACCACAGCGTGGCACTTCACCATCCGACATACCTGCGCATGAGACTCGGGATGTTATGATGGCTGAGTTCTCAGAGGCATTTCCAGACATCGCGAGTACTATTAGCGAAATAGAAGAAGAGTTTAACTTTTTAACAAGTTTTGCTCCAGGACTAATTCAGTATTTTCAAAATGTAAATAGGAGCTGGCTAGAGGTGTCTAATGAAACGCTACTTAGCGTTCATGATAATACAACATTAGGCGCTAGGCTCTTGGCTGGTCTTGTGCCCAGCAGAGATGTCGTGAAGTTGCTGCTACAATATCAAGAGAAGTTAAACAGCAGAGATTTAAACTACGGTGGAAAAAAGTTAAACGACAACACAGTGAGTACTTCATCTTTTGAATATATGATTGATGTATTATCATCTGACTTCATAAGGCGTAAGCATACACCAAACAGTAAGGTGATTGCTGTAGGTATACCTTCTGGTCTATTGCAAGGTCTAGAAAGTGCCCCTGTACCTTTAGACCAAATAACACAAGATAATGACCTTCGCAGTGCAGATGAAGTATTTCAAGTCATTATTAAGAAAATAGATCACTCTAAACCAAACATTAACTACACTCCGATATCATATAAATTTTCCAGGAATCTGTTTATTAAAGAAACATGGGACGAAGGATTTATTTTTACTGACATATCTAACAACTTTGAAAAAGCAGAAGTATATGACACGACCCTAGTTGAGAGTCTTACTGCACAGTACGGAGAAGAGCTAGCTATGGAGCTGTTCATAAACCACACAAGTGACTGGGCTTTTAAAGGTTACCTTGACCTGCAATTCGACATAGACCTTGAGGAAAAATCATTCCCGATGCTAAAAGAAGCGAGAGACATTAGCATTACTAAGAACATAGATCTAGGCCTGTTTAGATTTGTAGATACAAGTACAGAGTCTTTCTTAAGTGCTAGTAACCTAGCGTTCGATCCTGATAATCGCAAATTTAAAGAATTAATGCTCTATAATAACGAAACTGGTAAAATAGACATCAATAGAAAAGATTTCTATAATCCGTTCTACTACTCTACGTTTGATTATGCAAATAGTTATGGAACTTTATTCGACGTCGAAAAAGAGTCTAAGAACATTAGCATAGGTACAATTTTTGAAAAAAATATATGTATAGCATTTGAGGATGAAGATTTTGAGGTTGATGAAAACAATAGTCACAATCCGGAAGAAGACCTCAATATCGCTAACAATGCCAACGTTGATGCTCAGAATGCCAGGGTAGATATTGGACCTGAAACGCTTGATCCAACATTGATCTCATACGAAGTCTATATCACGTTAGGGTATGGCCATGTTAATTTCTACAACCGCCCACCGGCACCTAACGAGTGGGTAGAACGGCTCTACCCACGTAATGACCAAGGGAGTTAATAAACCGTGACCACATCATATCCAAGCAAACCTGTCCACGTTTTTGATTCACCAGAAGTTGTGTCTGTTAGACCAAAGTTTATATACAATTTCTTTACGCCAAATGAATCAATCGATGAATCAGGGTTTAGCGATATAGACGGAACATTACCCGATAGATTTAAAAGAAAATCATCCCCTGATTTCTCTAATATAAATGCTAGAGTCCCTCGACTTGTCAAGATTGATATATCATTCTCTGATACTGCTAGTATGACTGATGCGAATATTAACAGGTCATCTATTCTAACTGCAACTAAAAAACAGTTGACTAACTGGCTATCTTCTGGTAAGCTCGTAACAGAAACTAACGCAACGTCAGATGTATACTCTGCATTTGCTATTGGTAATAGCCTAATCTCAGAAGAGCTTCATAATCTAATGATTATGAAGCTTAACAGATATATAGAGTCAGGTGACAGCCCTCAATCAGCACTAACAAAATTATGTGCAACGACCAGTGTAGATCCTGACACCTTATCATTGATGATACCACCAGAGCTTAATGACAGCCCTATAGGATCATTGACTCAAGCCAGCTTTGCTGAACAAACACAGGGTCTAGACAGAATACAATCTGGAGTGCAGTTAAATTCATCATTTGCCCCTATGATGCTAAGAAGATCTGTGGAAAGAGGCACGTCGTTACTTGATAGTACTGTTAATGCCAACTTTACTCTGGCTACATCAAGACTAAAGAACTCAACAAATACAATCGGTGAGATCAGTCCGACACGCTCCGACGAACTAGAGTTTAACATACCTCATCTGTCTATATTACCTCAGCCAGCCGGTAATTCTAGACAAGTGATACCAGCACAAGCAGCTGTTGTCGGCTTACTAATAGAAAAGACAAGGGTATTTAAAGGAAAGAAATACCCAATGCCGCCAGTAATAGTTGCTGGCCCTCGGCCAAACGTCATATACGATAGCAAAGTCGCGTACGGGCAAACATATGAGTATACAGCAAGAACACTGTCATTATTTCTTGTACCTGTCACTACAGCTGATGGAGACAAATACCGCTACAAGTTTTTAGTCGCGTCAAAGCCAAGTCAACCAGTACAGCTTGATGCCACAGAGAATATTAAGCCTGATCCACCGAGTGACGTAAGATATAGTTACGAATACAGTACTGGGGGTCTAAACATATTCTGGAGCCCACCAACTAATCCGCAGCGTGATGTAAAATACTATCAAGTATTTAGAAGAAAGACAACCTCTGAACCTTTTGAGCTGTTAGCTCATCTCGATTTTGACGACTCAATAATACGAACAGACCCTTCCGAATATATTGATCCAGGCTTAGTTGTCGCGTCCCCCCGCCCCGTGTACGCTTTTACAGATCATGAGTTCAACAAGGAGTCTGGTGCGATATACGCAGTCGTGTCTATTGACGCTAGGCAGCTAAGTTCCGGGTATTCAACTCAAACTAGGGTAGTGTTTAATTCTTCGAAAAATAGAATAGACAGAAAGCTAGTATGCTTTAAGGACGCACCAAAGCAATATCCAAACTGGACTCTTCAAGAGAACTTTTTTATAGACTCGATGAAAGACTCAGCTCATACAAACGTGAGTATTTACTTTGATCCTGAAGCTTATACACTTATTGATAAGACCGGAGAGTCCATACCGGTGTTCTCAACAAACACGAGCGATGCCGTATCAAAATATGTGTTCCAGTTTATAAATACAGACAGACTTTTAGAACAAAAGTTTGAGATTAAAATTGACGATCTAATCTACAATGAACAAAATGAGTCTAGTCGAGGTAAGAGTACGAAGCCGAGCGGCTCTAAGAAGGCGGCTATTAGAGCTAAAAAATTAAAAGAATTAGCGGCAAGATCAAAGGCTAGGCGAAAAGATTCTAGTCGCCGATGAAAAAGACAGGGAAGATGATTAAAGATAATAATGTTTTACGTTATTTGTGCCAGCGTATATTTAGCATTGGTCAAGGAGTAAAAAAATGGGATTTTTAGATAATAGTACAAATAATATCATAGTTGACGCCGTGTTAACAGACGCAGGCAGAGAAGCCTTGTCCAGAAACGACGGGTCATTTAGCATAGTGAAATTTGCTTTTGGGGACGATGAAGTCGACTATACCTTAATAAAAAAGTTCGGCAGAACAGTTGGAAAGCAAAAGATAGAGCTAAATACCCCGGTTTTTGAAGCACAGACGAACCAAAACCTTGCCTTAAAATATAGGTTGTTAACTTACGGTAACGCTGCGTTGTATAATCTTCCAAGCTTAAGTATCGTGGGTACCACCAGCACAATCGCTATGACAACAGCCGCCGGCGGCGCTCCCCAAACGCGAGTGACGTTTGAGCAAAAGCTAGAAGGTGAGCAATCTCTCGATGCAGAGTTAGCTGACAGTATGTTTATAGTGAAGATTCCAGCTAAATTCCTCGAAATAGTTGGAGACGCTCCTGACTCCAGAGACAGTGATGATGTTGCGCACTACGTAATGAGTGCCTCCCCAGGGAGCGCCACCGGATTAACGAACGGCTCAGCTTTAACTTTTACACTAAAAGTAAAAGCATTATCAAACAACTTGTTCAACTATTATGGCGATCAAGGTAACACCGGCCAGATAACTACAACATTCTCAGTCCAGGGACTTCAGTCCGGTGCAAGATCTGATATGACGGTTGTTATCAAACGTCCTCAATAACGGTTAAGGAGAACTGAAGAAAAATGTCAGCAAATCATGAACCCCAGTTTGGGTCAACAAAAGAAATTAATCAGAGGTATGACAAAAAAACGGCTAGGTCTGTTTTAAATCAACTTGTCGACGTAATACAGGAAGATATATCTGGCTCTGCAACAAGAAAGTCATATCAGATGTTTGTCACTGGTGGTGTAGGACCTGGTGTTACGTCATCTTTATACCAGACTGTATACGATCAAGATTTTACTCTTCAAACTGCTAACCCAATCCTGGATATGACGGTTGGCTTATACCAGGCCGGGGACCCCGTCACTGGATCGCTAACACAGACATTGGACTCTGGAAAAATGTTATTTCCATCTCAATCATTGATGATGCGAGAAAAAATAGATATATACAAGCAATACGCATCAGCTTTGTTAGGTGACTCTAACGCTTTTTTCGCCACGCCGTTTGGCTCAGTAGAAACTAACGATCAAGTTGACAGTGCATGTTTTGTGTCATTTAAGAGATTATTCTCTAGAGATAAAATAAAGAGAGAGACATTTGCTTTAAAGATGTATCCACAACCAGCTGGTAACGATTCGAACTCTGTGGCGGACGAAAAATATTTTCTTAGCACCCCTAATATATCTTCTACTGCAACCGGAAGTGCTAAAATATTCACGGACTTCGGTTCTTCAAACCACAGGAGAAGAACATTCGGTGGAGAAGTTGGTAACCTAGTTGACTCATCTGATTCTTCAAAGCACGTAGGATTAATATTCTATGACGCCGGTATCGCTGTTCTAAACTTAGGTGGAAAAGGGGCCACGAATGCCCTACGCACCCGAGCAGTAGATCCAGACGCAAGAATATCTGGCTCGATATCTGCGATGGTCGCCGGTGTACAGCTCACAGACGACTCACCACTAGGAAAACAAATAATGGGTAAAAGCGCTCTTACCGAGGCCGCAGTTGCTGATCAGTGGGAGCTTTTACCAAAGTTTATTCCTGACCTGATGGTTTCAGCCAGCGTCGACGAGATTGTGGATCATCTAGCTACCACGCGTTTTTCCAGCGGTTCATTAACTGCAACTACGTTCCAGAACAACACTAATATAAATTCAAATCTTATATTTTGCAGAGCAACCGCAGATGAGTTTAATTACTCTTCAAACCCCTCGTATACCAAAGACAATCGTATAGTCGTAATCGAGAATGGTCAAGAGTCAGTACAAAGGTCCTTTAGCTATATTACCACTGTTGGCCTGTACGACGCAAATGATACACTCTTGGCCGTTGCAAAATTATCTCGCCCGATTGAAAAGAATGACGAGAGAGATTTGACTATCAGAGTGCGGCTTGACTTTTAAGGAGGGAGTGCTATGTCCCTCTTTAGGATCAATGAGAATTATTTCGATACCTACAAGGTTTTAGCAAAACCATCAAGAACGTTTACATCATCTAGTTCTGGTGTCACTGGTTCAATACGTGTATTTCCTGACGCATCAACTACCATGAAAGAGGTCGCGGATACGTCTACCGATATTATATTCGACGACGGGGGTCTAGAGGATTTAAGATTAACAATTCTTGAGACAGGTACAACTGAAGCGCTACTAGAAGAATACATTCAAACAGTTCAAGACATTACTGCTAACTCTAGATTTACTAAGAAGATGGAGATCTTAAGATTTGAGCCATCTTTTAAATTTACTAAAGACACTGTTCGTAAGGGAGTAATAAAGAATAATCTGTTTGCGTACTATCGCCCAAAGCACGGTCGACCGTACAACTGGTCTTTTACGAACTATAATACCATAAACTTTTTTAGTACGTACGACGAAGAGGTACCTGCTGATTCTGTTTTGATGTACCCTGCTTCTGGCTCCCTATACAAGCCGACCGGATCATTTTCCTTTGAGTTTTTCGTGAACCCGCGTTATAAGGATTATCCTAACAAAGGTAACTATAGAGCCGGGACTCTATTTCATATGTCTCGATCATATGCAATATCGTTAGTGTCGGGCAGCTCAAAAGACTCAGATGGATACGTAGATAAGTTTAGGTTAATGTTACAACTAAGTCACTCAGCTGGTGTAACCCCAACAGAGTGTGAGTTAGGTATGTCAGGACCTAGAACTCCTCTATACGAATATATATTCTCATCTTCTGATAACTCGCTATCCAGAAACCACTGGCACCACTGCTGTATTAGATGGGACTCGCAAACTCAGAACTCAACAGGTTCATTTGTGATAGATGGAAAGTCTGCAGGCAATTTCCCAATGCCATTGTCATATACCGGGTTAAGCCAAAGTCTAGATCCAACGGTACCTCGTGAAGGAGTAGATGTTAACAGAGGTCCGGCCGATGTGTTGTTTATCGGTAATTTTTATGAAGGACCAAACTCTGTTGACCCTTCTGGTGATGAGGACTTTACTGCACAATTTTTTAACCCGGCAGTTTCAGTTACTGATGGCATTAAGAACTTCTATGCCCCACTTTCATCAGGTATACCAGATCCTGACGACTATGCATTTACACATCCGCTGAATGCCGAGGTTCATGAGCTAAAGATATATAACAAGTTCAGAACTGATGGAGAAATAAATGCATCCATTACTGGCAGTTTTGACAATTTAGACGCCGAAAAAGCTTCAGGACTAGTGTTTTATGTCCCACCTATGTTTGTGAAAGAGACTAACATAAGAGATATACTTCAGACACCGTTCCAGACTGTCCAAGGTTCAACTGACGATCCATTTAACGTTCCGCTCTCATTCGGTGTCGGCGGTCACTATTTAAATTTAGAGAATTTCGTAAAAGAATTTGTAGAAGGATCATTCCCTAGACTTTGGGCTTTAAGCGGTTCAACGATAAATACTTCGACAGGTTGGTCATCTGCAAACAATTATTTGTTTTCGACTGGGAGTGTTAGAAAGAGAAACCTGACTATTCTGCCAAATGATAATGGGATATTTAATCCTAATTTTGACATATTAAGTCAAGTAGCAACAGGATCTGCGCTATCATTATTTGTGGATGATAGGGGTGAGCAAGATCTTTCTATGGTTCATCTGGATAATCTTCTACCAACTGCTTCTATAGGTCAAGGTCTATTAGGCACAGAAACACCAGGCTCAATGTCTGAACAGCTGCAAGGTGCAACTCCTGATGACCCTAGTATACCTGCCGGTTCAATATTAACAATCTACAATCGCACTAGAGACCCTTCTTCAAACGAAATATCTGTTTTTGATGCAAGCAACTTGTTTTATGGTAATAGAATAGACCCTGGAACATATTCCTTAACGGATACAGCTATAACAGGTTCAGGCGGTAGAATAGCAATCACTCTAAAAGACCACAGTGGTAGCCTATACAGGGCCGACGCATTAACAAAGGCAGCGACATGGAACGATGTTGGTGCGTTAATGTACGATGAAGGTATCGGCATCGTAAAGTCTCCTCTTATACCTCGCTTTGGTGTAGACCAGTTTTCTATCGCCTTAAAAGGCCAGCAAAATATTCATGTGTTAAAGATTGATGTTCCAACAGATAGAGGTGAGCTTGATCTATCGACAAATAACACGTATAAAGACCTAAAACCGACTGACCAAGACTCTGATAAGCTAAACAAGTTTTGTTATATAACGAATGTTAACTTGCACGATGAAAACCTTAATATTATAGGTAAGACAACATTTTCACAAGCTATTATAAAAAGAGAAAATGATAAGTTTGTTGTAAGAGTTAAGCTAGACTTCTGAAGTAAGCTCTTAATTATCGTAAGAAAGGAGTTAGCCTTGGATCTTGTTTTAGGACTAGATATATCAACGTCCAACGTTGGGTGGTGTGTACTTGATACAATAAAAGGCACGTTACAAGATGCCTCTGTTGTTGAGTTATCAAAAGAGAAAAATATCTTCGAAAAAGCCTATAAAGTGAGAAAAGAGTTACGTGATATTAAGAAAAAACTCAATATAACGTCAGTGTGCATAGAGGAAAACTTACAGGCATTTCGACCTGGTTTTTCTAGCGCAAAAACGATTGTTACCCTTGCAAGGTTCAATGGTATAGTGACATTTTTATGTAACGAGGTTTTCGAGCTTGAGCCAAGTTTTGTCAATGTCAACTCTGCAAGAAAAAAAGTTGGTCTAAAGGTTGACAGGAAATCTGACACTTCAACAAAAGAGCAGGTCCTTAATTTCGTAAAGCTAAAATTGCCTGAATATGAATGGCCGATGAGAACGCTTAAATCAGGTATCAGGAAAGGTCTTGTAATCCCGGCTGATTCGTGTTATGATATAGCAGATGCATATATTGTAGCGGCGGCCAGCTTTAAGAATGAATGAAGATCAATTAATAAAGAAAAGAATAAAGTTAATTCAGCGCGCGTTTCCTTATTTCTCTTTAGATAGAGATGGAATTAATATCGCTATAAACTGTGTTAATAAGTCTTGCTCAACGTATTCAAGAAAAGATAAAAAGAAGTTATGTCTTCGTGTCGACAATGAGTTTTATCATTGTTGGGTTTGCGGTACGAGAGGCAAAGGGTTATCTCGCTTTTTTAGATACAACGCTCCTAAGTTTTATACAGAAGCTTCACAGATATTTCAAAAGACAATAAAAGAAAAAGATGAAATACCTGATGAGATCCTTGAGCTGCCTGAAGGCTTTCGCTTACTATCAACTTTAGATAACGGTGCAGATCCGGATCTTAAGGCATGCAAAAAGTACATAGAGTCTAGACTTTTAAGCGAGTCGAGAACGTGGTACTTTAAAGTAGGTGCGGTTTCAAGCGGAAGATACCGCCGGCGTATTATTATACCATCTTTTGATGATAGCGGAAACTTAAATTACTACACAGCTAGATCAATTGATGACTTTAAAATGAAGTATATGAATCCCAAGGTAAAGAGGGCTGATATTATCTTTAATGAAATTAATATTGACTGGGGCGAAGAGCTAACGCTGGTGGAAGGCCCTTTTGATTTATTCAGGTGTAATCAAAATGCAACGTGTTTGCTTGGTAGTACGTTAAGCGAAAAGCACGAGCTGTTTAGAAAGATTGTAATAAATTCTACGCCTGTTGTTCTTGCATTAGATAACGACGCAAATAAAAAGACCCAAAATATCGCACGCCTTCTTGCATCTTATGACATACCAGTGAGAGTATTAGACACATCACTTTTTGAGGATGTCGGTGAGATGTCTATAAGCGATTTCAAAGCCGCGCTGATAACGGCTCAGTCATGGTCACGAAATGACAGACTTAAGTCTTTAATTAGTACAATTAAGTCTGGGTCTCTATTATAACATTGGAGTAAAGTAGATGAGTTTTAAGTGCGCACACTTCGCAGATATACATTTTAGAGGTCTTAGTAGACATGATGAATATCGTCATGTTTTTGAGCAATCGTACAAAGAGCTTAGAAGGCTTAAGCCTGATGTTATTTTTCTAGGCGGAGACATTGTACACTCAAAGACTCAAGGCATCAGTCCTGAGCTTATTGAAATTCTTAGATGGTGGTTTACATCATTATCAGAGATCGCTCCTGTGCATGTAATATTAGGTAATCATGACGGTCTAATGTTTAACGAAGACAGACTTGACGCAATCACACCTATAGTACGTTCGTTAAATAACGACAAAATACAATTGATGAAAGGAACGGGAATATATCCTACTGGCGTTCCCGGTTTTGAATGGGGCGTTTTTTGCTGCTTCGATTCCAAGGTATGGTCTGACTTAAAGCCATCAGGCGACAACGTTAGCATAGCTGCTTTTCATGGACCAGTTAACGGTTCATTAACTGACCAAGATTGGGAAATTAACGGTGACAGTGTAAAGGTTGACTTTTTTAAAGATTTCGACTATACAATGTTAGGTGATATACATAAACGCCAGTTTTTTACTCCAAAAATTGCTTATCCTGGATCAACAATTCAACAAAATTATGGTGAAGATGTAGAGAAAGGTTTCTTGTTTTGGGAAATTGAGGATCGTGACAACTTCACTGTTGATTTTGTACCTCTGCATAATCCGCATGCTTTTCGAACTATAAAGTGGACAGGGGACGTTGTAGATACGTTAGCTCAGCTACCGGAAGAGTGGTCAGGGTCAAGGTTTAGGGTTGTTCATTCTGGGATGACTCAAGTTGACTTTAAGCAATTACAAAGATCTTTAAAAGATAATTTTGACGCATACGAAGTTGTTTCAAAAAATGAGCAAAATTCCTTTAATGGATCTGATGCGGAAATTACGACAAGTATAGGAAAAATATCTAGAAATGATCTAAGAAGTTTTAAGCAACAAGATGCCTTAATGTCTGAGTACGTGTCTAAGTTAGAGTTAAGTGATGAGGAAAGAGAGTCGCTAAGATTTTTGCATAAGGACGTCTTTAGTAGGTGTGTGCAACAAGTAAGTACCAAGTCACATCAGTGGAGATTAAGAAAGCTATCGTTTGATAATACATTCGCATATGGTGAAGGTAATGTCGTAAATTTTGATTCACTCCATGGCATAACAGGAATATTTGGCAAAAACCGTGTAGGAAAATCCTCAATTCCTGGAACAATATCGTATGCGCTATTTAACACCTCTGATCGTGGCGCGTTAAAGAATATGCATATTGTAAACAATAGAAAGAATTATTGCAAAGCGACTGTTGATTTTTCCGTAGCTGGAGAAATGTATAGAGCTGAAAGACAAACACTAAAGAAGGTCAACAGAAAAGGTGTTACCTCCGCACCAACGAACTTAAACCTATTTAAGATAGACGACGCTGGCGAGCCACTTGAAGATGCAACTGGAGAGCAGAGAAGAGAAACGGAAAAAACTTTAAGAGAACTTGTCGGAACTATAGAAGACTTTATGATGACTTCATTTGCTGCACAAGGTAGTATGAATGCATTTATCAGGGAAGGCTCAACGCAACGTAAGGCTGTACTAACAAGGTTTTTGGATCTTCAAATATTTGACGATATGCTAAAGATTGCAAAAAATGAAGTTTCTGAGCTCCGCGGTGAAATGAGAACAGCACCTGATAGAAACTGGAAAGAACTAATAACAGAGCAGTGTGAATTAAAAGAAGGCTTGCTGGTTGAAAAACAGGAAGTTGAATCAGAGCTAGAAGGCTTAAAAAAGAAAAGGGATGACCTAAGAATAAAGTTGGCAGCTCTTCCTTCATCTGACATGTACACAAAGGACCAACTGAATGAACAAGTCAAAATATTGTCTGTTAGTGAGACCGATAGAGTCTCTTTAAAGAAGCGTATCGTAAAACTATCTGAAGACATAGAGTCAATTAGCAGAAAGATAGAAAAGGTAGAATCTATAAGGTCACAATTTCCTATTGGCGAGTTAAAAGAGGAAATTGATCTACAAAAAAGTCTTATGTCACAGCAAGAGCTAACTGACGCCAAACTTGAGTTAGCAGTCCAGAGTCTTGAAAGCAAGAAAAAATTAGCTGAAAAGCTTAAGCCTTGTGATTGCTTTGAACATCTACCGACATGTCAATATGTGAAAGACGCTAGCAAAAGTGCTTTGCAAGTAGATGATCAAAAGAAGGTAATATCGACGACTAAAAAAGAGTTGAAGTCGATAAGCTCTACGCTACAATCTTTAATCGAAAAAGGTTTAGCTAGCAGACTTAAAAAGTATGAAGATATAATAAGCAAAGAGCAAGAGTCAAGACTAAATCACTCAGAGATGCGTCTTCAAATGAAAGAGTTAGAGGGTGAATACCAAGGCATTTCTACAAAAATAGAGCAAGGAAAAAACTTGCTTAGAGAAATGAGGCTACGCTCTATAGACGAAGAAAAAGATAAAGCTGTAATTAATATGAGAAAACATCTAAAATCTATCGAGGTTAGGATAAGCGAATTAGATGCAGAGAGGCTATACTTGACAGAAGGAATTAGCGTTTCGAAGCAAAAAGAATTAACGCTTACCGAGGAACATGAGAGATTTGGTGCTGTTAAATCTAGGTGGGAAACCTACAATACATTAATACAATCTGTTGATAAGAAAGGAATTCCTTTAACAATTTTATCTTTACAGCTTCCTCAAATCAATAATGAGCTACAAAAAATACTTCAAGGCGTCGTAAATTTTGATTTAATTTTAGAAGCTGACCCTGATTCTAACAACATGGATATCTATATAGATTATGGAGACTCTAGAAGAATCATAGAGTGCGGCTCAGGGATGGAGAAGATGATTTCATCATTAGCCTTAAGGGTTGCACTAATAAATGTATGTAATGCTCCTAGAAGTGACGTGCTTATTATAGATGAAGGTTTTGGCGCCCTTGACGACAAGAGCATAGAAGCATGTTCTAGATTATTGACTTCACTTAAGAAATATTTTGCGAATATACTAATCATTTCGCACGTTGATGCTGTAAAAGATATAGTTGATAATGTTCTAGATATCAGAAAGAAAGGTAAGGACTCAAATGTCGAATACGCATAGCAATAGCTCATACGTTCCACTTGATTGTCCTATGTGCAACTTGATGATCAGGGACGCTAATGATTGCTCACAATACTTTTTATCTGGCTGTTGTATGGATTGCTGGATTACATTTTTAGAGCCATTAAGAAATCTAAACCGCGATGAAGGATATTTACCTACTAGAGTAGAGCTTGAAGATTACCGTAAAAAAATTCAAGATTTTCAAAAAATGGAGAACATAAATGCTTAATATCGAAGAAATAAGAGCCTTAGGGCAAGCGACAAATACATCTTGGGGATACTCAAGTAAAGAAAGAAAAATGACCAGTAAGATCCAGGGAGACGTATTAGAGCTAGAATACACTACGATCGTTCATTTTGCTGGTGAAAGAGCGCTTAGCTTACAAGTTGAAACACAAAGGGAGCAAGCTAACCAAATTTTTACAGACGGCTTGAAGAGGATAAAGAAGGACTTTAAGGAGTCTATAGATAGAGCGCTTTCTACAAAAGAGCTGTCTAGAGATGATGATGTTGAGCTAATTTCTGCGACATCAAATTCTCCAAGAAAAATTGCTTATTTTCGAGCTCGAATAAAATTACAGGTTAGCTAGCGCTAAATTATGCCTCCACTGTCAAAGCAAAAGCAAATAAACGAAATTGTGAAATGTGGAAAGGATCCATCATATTTTATAAACAGATATGTACAGATCCAGCATCCCCTTAAGGGCCGAATAGAGTTTCATACATTCCCGTTTCAAGACGAGTGTTTACAGGCATTTAATGATCACAGATTTAATGTGGTTGTAAAGTCTAGACAGTTAGGCTTATCCACGCTATCTGCTGCGTACGCTGTATGGATGGCTTTATTTCGAAAAGATAAGAGCATTCTCGTTATAGCGACTAAACTTGCTGTTGCTCAAAACTTTATTAAAAAAGTTAAGATTGCGCTAACAGGCATCCCAAAGTGGTTGTGGATCACTGAAGTAACAACAAAGAATACTCAAGCAATAGAGTTCTCAAACGGTTCTATGATAAAAGCTGTCCCCACCTCCGAAGATGCGGGTCGCTCTGAGGCGCTGAGCTTATTGATCGTCGATGAAGCTGCTTTCATCAGAAACTTTGATGAGCTATGGAAGGGACTGTATCCTACTCTATCGACTGGTGGACGTGCAATACTGGTATCGACCCCAAACGGCACTGGAGGGCAGTACTATGACATCTATCATGGCGCTGAGCAGCAAGACAACGAATTCAACCCAATAAAACTGCCTTGGGACGTGCATCCCGAAAGAAATGATACCTGGTTTGAAAAAGAAGCAAAGAATTTAAATAAGCAGCAAATTGCGCAAGAGCTGTTATGCGACTTTCAAGCTTCTGGTGATACCTTCTTAGCAAAGGAAGATATACAGAAGCTTAGAATGAATATTCGTACTCCAATCGAGCGCTGGGGTCCTGAAAACAATGTGTGGGTATGGAAGTATCATTTAAGTGATCACGAGTATGTTATTTCTGCTGATGTAGCAAGAGGCGACGGCAAAGATTACTCTACATTCCATGTCATAGATAAGACAGAATCTGAGGTGGTTGCTGAGTTTAAAGGCAAAGTGCCACCAGATCAATTAGCTATTTTGCTCGCTGAGGCGGGCAAAAGGTACGGAGATGCAGAACTTTGTCCTGAGAGTAATACATACGGATATGCTGTATTAATGAAGCTTAACGAACTAGGCTATAAGAATATATACTTTGCGAAAGAAAAAGATAAATTCAACGCGATGTACGGTGACGGTTCAATAGGAAAAGGCGGATTCTCTACCCAGGGTGCTAGTAGGGCGAAGATTTTAACTAAACTAGAAGAAGTGATAAGGAATGACAAAGTTTCTATATACTCTTCTAGGCTTGCTGATGAAATGAAGACATTTATATGGTCAGGCTCAAAAGCGCAGGCCCAAAGTGGAAAAAATGATGATCTCGTAATGTCATTAGCAATAGGAATAGGGTTGTACGACTCAAACGTTTCTGTTGCCAAAAATACAGTGGATCTAAACCAAGCGATGTTAGCAGCGTTTGGGATAAATAAGCGTGAAAAAAGAAGAAACCTGCATCCGTCATATGTGAATAATATGCAGCAGTTAGCTAGAAAAGGTATGCCGATAGAACTGGATGAATCTCATCCCGCTATATCTGGCTCTGTAGATTTTAAGTGGTTGCTTTAATAGCTATAATACTTACACATCGTAAAGGGATTTAGACAGATGGCCGAAAAAGGTAACATATTTCAAAGATTAACGTCATTGTTTCGAAATGGACCAACAGTAAAGAGAAGAGTTAGAAATGCCCAACCAGGTGCGCAATCTTCTGCTGTGGAGTCTTTTCGCAGAGCGCACAGCGATGTCTACAGTAACGCCTTAAGCGCGTACGGTTCATTTGACAGAATGTCAAGATACAGTGACTTTAGTGAGATGGAGGCTACGCCTGAAATAGCTTCTGCTTTGGATATCTACGCTGAAGAAACTGTTTCTCCTGATGAGCATGGAAAAGTACTTCATATTTTTTGTGAAGATGATATAAAGAAAGAAATACTGGATACCTTATTTTACGATACTCTAAATGTAGAGTTTAACCTAGTAATGTGGGTTAGAAACTTATGTAAGTACGGAGACTTCTTTTTATTCAATGATATAGACCCGAACTATGGCGTCGTAGCAGCTTTTCCTATTCCAATATCAGAGATGGAAAGAGAAGAAGGATTTGATCCGGAAAATCCGTCAGCAGTTAGATTTCGCTGGTTAACACAGGGAAACTCTACGCTAGAAAACTGGCAAATATCCCACTTTCGACTTTTGGGTAATGATGCATTTTTGCCTTACGGGTCAAGCGTTCTAGAGTCCGCTCGCCGGATCTGGCGTCAGCTAATCCTGATAGAGGACGCCATGCTAGTTTATAGAGTCATAAGAGCACCAGAAAGAAGAGTGTTTTATATCGATGTAGGTAATGTACCTCCTGAAGATGTCTCCAACTATATAGAGCAAGCAACATCTACCCTCAAGAAAGCGCCTGTAATTGATAAAACAACAGGCAGAGTTGACCTTAGATATAATCCTTTGAGCGTAGATGAGGATTACTTTATACCAGTCAGAGGTGGTGACAGCGGTACTCGTATAGAGTCTCTAGCTGGAGGACAAAATGCCGCAGCCATAGAGGACGTAGAGTATATTCAGAAAAAGCTGTTTGCTGCGCTTAAGATACCCAAAGCATATCTTGGTTATGACGAAGATGTCGGGGCGAAAGCAACACTTGCTCAAGAAGATATTAGATTTAGTAGAACCATTCAAAGAATTCAAAAGACAGTCATAGCAGAGCTTAACAAATTGGCTATGATACACCTATATGTTCATGGCTTCGACGGAGAGGATCTTCTAGACTTTGATTTAAGGCTTTCAAATCCATCATCCATCGCGCAGCTGCAAAAACTAGAGTTAATATCTAGCAGATTTGATATTGCTGGTAAGCTACCAGAAGGTATGCTCGACCGCCGCTGGGTACAAAAAAACGTATTAGGTTTAACTGATAAGCAAATTAATGAAATTATAGAAGGCAGAATTCAAGACAAAAAAGATGATGCTAACGTTGAAGGCGCTGGAGAAGAAGGCGGAGAAGAAGGCGGCGGGGATGACGCTGGAGGTGGAGGACTGTTCTCTGCCGATGTACCAGCCGGTGAACAGCTGTTAACCGCCGTGCCAGCTGACAAAATAGCTATTAGCGATGAAAATGAGAATGAAGACGAAGACTTTGTAGATATTTCTAAATTGTCTATAACAGATCCGGATGCTCCAATAAAGGCACAATCACAAATTGATAGAACGTCAAAAAGTAGTGATAGAGGGCCTCTAACTACACATATGCCTAATTTTAAGACAATGGTAACAAACAAGAGATCTCAAGACTCTATGAGGCGTCCGTACGGCGATGATTATCTTCGCGCAAAGTTTGAAGGAACGGATCCCAAAGTCGGTGATACTTATGAGTATAAGACGTCAGTCCGGCCAGCTATGACTCCGGAAATGAGGTCTGTGTTTAGTTCGTTAGTTAATATTTTGAGTCCAAAAGGCGGAGTGCTTTTAGAAGCAGAAGAAAATGAGGGAAAAGATATTTCACTCGATCAATACGATGCCGGAGAGTTAGATGAAAGTTAAGCACAATAAAAAAAGAAATGTAGGGCTGTTATTTGCACAGCTATCTCAATCAGTTTCAGAGTCCATGGTCGAAGGTAACATTTCTAGAGCTAATAAAATCTTGGCAATAGTTAAAAAGCACTACAGGTCTGACTCTGAGTTGTTTAAAGAGTTTCGGCTGTTTAGGGCCATCATCGCGACGTCAGTCCCAAGTGATTCACTAGCGATGTCTATAATATCAGAAGCGAAGCAGGCTTCTAAAAACATAGATACCAAACTCTTAAAGCAACAAAAGTCTGCATTAATAAAAGATATAAATTATGGCTTAAGCGAGTCTACTTTTTATGACCGCAGAGTTAGTGACTATAAAATGTTTGCGACAATACAAACGCTACTATCGGAATGGAGAAACCAGCATCCTGATATAGTAATAGTTGGTAAATTTGAGCAAGAGCTACACGCTCATCTCTTAAAGGAGAAAAAGCTTCAAGACTTGCAAGAGCTAAAGGAGTCAAGTGTTAATCACTTGGTCGTCGATATTATGAGAAATAAAATCGAGGAAAAGTTTGGAAGTCGCTTAAACGACGCTCAAATATCTCTATTACGTGAATATGTCTTTTCCGACTCTGAACAGTCGAGGTTTTTTCAAAAGCTAGCAGAAGTTAAAAAGTTAATGATAGCTTCACTTGATGGGTTTGAGTCTCAATGCGAAAACGCCATACTAAAGAATCAAATACCAAGAGTTAGGGAGTCGATAAACGCTTTGCCAGTTAATTCTGCTGATGATGAGACTATTTCTAGGTATTTAACTTTAATGAGACTCAACGAAGAATTATCAACTGGAGATAGTGGAGATGAATAACTTAAAGCTCTTGACAGAATGGACACCGTTCGAATATGATAAAGATGTAATCGAAGAACAAAGAAAAGCCAACGACGGAAAGATGGTTATGAAAGGTGTGCTTCAAAAAGCCGATACCCTAAACCAGAATGGTCGTGTTTATCCTAAGGTTATTTTGGAAAGAGAAGTTAGAAACTATCAAAAGTTTATAGCTGAAAGCCGAGCCTTAGGCGAGTGTGATCATCCTGATAGTTCTGTTGTAGAGCTAAAGAACGCTTCTCATATAATAAGGGAAGCCTATATGGACGGTGATGTTTGCTACGGTGTTGTCGAACTGCTAAACACACCTTCTGGAAAAATTCTGCAAAGCCTAGTGGAGTCCGGTGTGACTCTTGGCATTTCATCCCGCGGCGTTGGCTCAACAAAACGCAAGGGTGATATTGATGTAGTGCAAGATGATTTTCAACTTATTTGTTGGGACTTCGTATCAGAACCATCAACGCCCGGCGCATTTATGATGAAGGAAGGCGTTGAAGTAAGACGAAACGATCTTAATAAAGTCTTTAATAAGTCCGATAGAATCCACAGAGCATTTAATGATGTAATCGGGTGGGGAGAAAAGAAATGAGTTCAAGCTGGCCAGATCCCGGTATGCATCACGTTGGTGAGTATCAAAAAAGCGGTAACGCGTTTATTGTACCGAATGCATCCTCCGCCCGTGTAATAACGCTGAAGTATGTGTCGAGAGCATTGACATTTAACATTCTCGCTGACGGGGCTGTAATCACATTTACCGATGAATCAGCTGCTCCGGTTGATCGGACGATAAAACTGAATAAAGGCACCCATCGCTTTGAGATAAAGTGCAAAGGTTTTTCAATAGATGCCAAAGAAATGAGCGTTGTTTGTGAATTGACCAATGTACCTATTAGGGGTGACGAGATAGTCATACCTTCATATGTTCTTATGGGTACCATAGCATAAAGGGTTGTAGAATGGCAAAGATGACTAGAAATAATCTAAAGTCTTTAGTGAAAGAATGCTTGTTTGAAATTTTGCTAGAGGCTTCCGACGAAACGTCTGAAAGACTTAGTGAAGCTCGTTCAACACGTAAAGCTCCTGCTAATAAAAAAAGACAAACTTCAAGGCGCCCGGCCTTAGATAAGATATTAATCGGAAGAACTACTGAAAAAGCAAGACAGCCAAAGAAAAAAGATTTAGATGTTAGTGGGTTAACCTCTGATCCTATTATGGCTGCAATCTTTAAAGATACTGCTGCAACAACATTGGTTGAGCAAGCGGCTGCTGAACGAGGAAAGTCAACTGTAGGTGCAGATAAAGCATCTTTAGTTGCGTCGCAAAGTGATCCATCTGACTTGTTCGGAGAGTCAGCTGATAAGTGGGCCGCACTAGCATTTGATGATTAATTAGAAAGAATCCAAAGTTACCGAATACTTACAATTAGATCACAGGTCAGGAGGATATTGACATGGCTAAGAATATTAAATTAACACCAACTCTTCTTAAGAAGCTTGTAATGGAAGAGAAAAGAAAAATTATGGAGACTCTTGAGCAAGGGAAAGAGGACTCTGAAAAGGTAAAGGCAGAAGAAGTTGACGCTGATGAACAAGCTGAAGCTCTTGAAAAAGACATCGACTTCATTGCTGCGTTAAAGATTCAGGAAAGCATTCTTAAGAAAAAGTACGCAAAAGTGCAAGCTGCAAAGAAGCGCCTTGTTAAGAAGATTTCTGAATCAAAAACAAAATAAACATTATTAAATCTTTAGGAGACTAAAATGCCCACACACAAACAGACAACAGTAGAACCAGTAGCTAGCACTAGAAATATGGGATCGTCAGACTCAGCTACGTTAGCATCTTCATTTCCAGCGTCTCCTATTCATGCCGGCGAAATGACGGCAGAATCAATTGCCAAGCAATTTCAAGAAGGCGTTCTTGATGGCACCGTTAATGACGGTGGTCATACATTCGGAACATTTTCTCGTGATTATAAAGATTCACCAGATCTTAAAGAAGTAAAATCAGGCGGAGGCGGACTACCTGGTTCACCTTATGTTCCTAATCCAACCTCTCCCGGGCCTGGCTCAATAAATCCAGCAGATCAATCAGAACCACCTGAAGGTTTTGGTCAAACCCCTCCTGCTCAATGGGGTTCTGGTGTAGGTTCACAGCTACAACCAAAAACATCATCAGAACAACAATCAAGAGGAACGTTAGGAGATTATGTTATGGGTAAAGCATGGGGATCTAGCACATAATGTCTACCGGGCCATATGACCCGTCTAACCCTTTAAGTCTGGGTCACCGACCCGGGCTTTCTCATGATACTAGAAAAGATTTAGGGTACGGCTTATCTAAAGAAAAATATCACAAGCCTCGTAAAAAGGCTGCGACGTTTCCTTACCCTGAGAGTATCGACGTCGAGGATATTGAGCTAGGACTATCTGACGATCAGCTAAACAAAATAAAAAATAAAATATCTACGCCTTATAAAAGCCACGATAATTTAATCGGAAGATCAATAGATAGGGATTCGATGGCTAACGGTAACCGCCCGATCGCCATTGGAGAAGTATCTGGTAAAAGCCTAGTACCATTCCCGGGTATGTACAAAGATAGGATACAAGTTGGTGGAGGGGTAAATTCTCCTAAATCAATCGCACCAGGTCAATATAATAGAACCGGAACGTATAGAGGGTGGAGTCATTCCTCTATACTTCCAAACGATTTAGAAGACATAGAACCTGAAGAAGAGGCTCTAGAAAAAGTAAGAAATATAGTCAGAACGGTACTGGCTCGTAACTTAAGAGAAATATAAACTTATGCGTTTTAGGTCATCTTCTCTTGTTTATCATATTTAAGAGATAAATGCGCGCAACATTTTGTGAGGTTCGTTAATGTCAACAACACTTTATAAAGAAGCAATTGCTGAAGCACAGCAGCTAAAACAGCTGGCTGAGCAGAATGCAAAGAATAAAATTATAGAAGCCCTAACCCCAAGAATTCAAGCCATGGTTGAGTCTCAGTTGTTATCTGAAGACCCCGGTATTGAGATAGAAGACTTGGATATCCCTATGGATATGCCTGCAGCAGCGCTAGCTGCAGAGGTTGCAGATGATTTGGTTGAGCCAGACTCTGATAATCATGGCGATGAAATTGAAGCCGAAGTTGAAGCCAATGTAGTAATTAATGCTAAAGGCGATGTCAACCTAACAATGGCAAAAGAAAATCTCAAGCGAAATGTACGAGATATTAAAGAAGCAATTAACAGCTCTACATCTTCCAACGAAAATAAGCTCGCTAAAAGAATTGCGACGCTTCAGGGGAAGGTTAGGAGAATGGACGCGTTGCTTGAGGGTGTCGATACAAAGACACTTACAAACAAGCAGCGCGCTGTAATCAAACAGTCATATCAAAAATTGATAGGTGAAGCATTATCTTTACGCTCAGAGGCAATAGTTATTTCTGAGAGCGGCGGACAAACACTTCGCCTTCAATTATTCGAAACACTTAAGGAGATGAATATCATGACTAAAAACCGCAGCAGAGCCATCTTCAACCAACTTTTTGAAGCTGGTTACGGCGAATTAGACGAAATGGAATTAGTCCTCAGTGATGAGGATCTAGAGGCCTTGGGTGTTGAAGAGCCCGAAGAGGCCGATATCGATGCACTAGACATCGAGGTAGCAATGGACGCCGTTGAAGATACGGAAGAAGAAGCTGCTGACGAGGAAGGCGAGGAAGAGGAAGAGGAAGAAGAGGAAGAGCTCGATGAAGTCTTCGAAATCGATCCCCGCATGCTTAAGATGGAGCTTAAAAGACTTCGCACCATGAGAGAGTCCGCTGAGGACGAAGCCGATCAATTCGGTGGTGGAGAAGTTGAGCTTGAAGTTATTGAGGTAGATGAAGATGATCTTCTCAATGCTCTTGCAGATGAGCTCGGCCAGGTAGCTGACGTAGAATCAGCTCCTGAAGCAACAACTGGCCCAGTCGCAGAGCGCCGTCGCAGACGCCGTGCACGCAGCTCCAAGGTTGTTAGAGAAAATAAAGAGTTGAAGAAGCAGCTCGCAGAAATGAATCTTTTTAACGCAAAGTTGCTATACGTGAACAAACTGATCCAGAATCGTAGTGTAAGTTCTAAGCAGCAGCGTGCCATAGTCGAGGCTCTAGATAATGCCAAGACAATCCGTGAAGCGAAGTTGGTCTATGAAGGATTAACACAATCGCTTAACAAGAAGTCCCTAAGTGAGGGCACGAGAAGAGTACTTGGTTCATCATCAAAGCCGACTCGCAGTGGTAGTTCCACAGTGAATGAGTCGAAGCAGACGAACCGATGGGCGACACTCGCTGGTATTAAATAACCGAAACTAGACGCTAATTATAATTTTTAAAGGAGAACATAAAAATGTCTAAGAAGTTTACACTTGAGCAGTTGACAGAAGGAATTCGTCAACGGCACCAAGGCGATGCTAACGCTCGTCTTACAGAAAAGTGGGCTCGAACCGGTCTCCTACGTGGTCTTGAAAGCGTCCATCGTGAAAACATGGCAACGCTGCTCGAGAACCAGGCCGGACAAGTCCTACGTGAATCTAACACCCTTGGTGGTGGTGGATTAGCCCCTTCAGCCGCAAGCGGAGATATTCGCGGCTTTACTAATATTGCATTCCCAATCGTTCGTCGAGTATTCGGCGGTCTTGTTGCTAACGAGCTTGTCTCGATTCAGCCAATGAGTCTTCCGTCGGGTCTGTTATTCTATCTTGATTACACATACGGTACTAACGTTGGTGGAGCAGAGTCTGCTACTAGCAACACTTTTAGTGCTGGTGATTCAATTTATAACAACCCAGCAGGTAAGGGTGTCCGTTCAGGTTCACTCGGTGTTGGTGGTCAGTATGACCTTGTAGGTACAAGTTACTCACGAGTTCACTCATCATCAAACATTCCTGGTATCGAAAATGATGCAGGTACTATCTTCCGTCTTGGAACTGGTACAACTCAGGTTCGTGCAGCTGCTGGTGGTTCAAACACTGCTGGTATCGGTGCTCAAGGTGTTGGTGGCCAAAATGGTCGTTTCCTACAGTTTGATCCCCAGATCACTCGCTTAATTGAAGAAGAAGGCGGCGTCTTCTCATTCATGACAGTTGATATTCAGAAGTTAGGTAACTATTCTTCAGGATCGATCCTCGACTTAACAGCAGTTAAGGAATTTGGTTTAAATGTAACCCAAACTCTTACAGCTGAAGTTGTTGCCGGCGCTGGTGACTGTGCATTACAGGAAATTCCTAAGACCATCCAGGGTGGTGCAGGTACATACAACGTTCGTCGCTTGAATATGCTTGTTACATCAGCTTCTGCTGGTGGAGCGATCACTCCTGCCCCTATGGGTGCAAATGCACCAGGTACGGCTTTATTGATGGTTGTTTCAGGTGCTGCTATTGACGCACTTGATGCTGATAACGCTGTCGCTGACCATAACATATCCGCTTTCGACGTATCTTGGGTAAAGAGCGCTCAGCTCGACTCAAGCGATGGTTCAACTCTTGTTGTTCCAACGTTCGAATCCAACTTCCAGGTTGGTGCTGGTCAGCCTCTTCCTGAGATTCCTGAGATTGACATTAAGATTGAAAGTGTTTCAGTCGTCGCTCAGACTCGTAAGTTAAGAGCACGTTGGTCACCAGAGCTTGCTCAGGACCTGAATGCTTATCATAGTCTTGACGCTGAGGTTGAGCTTACTCAGATTCTTTCAGAGCAGATTGCTTTGGAAATCGATCGTGAGATTCTTAATGACCTCTTGGTTCAGGCTGATACAAACTTCTTCTGGGATAGACGCCCAGGTAGCTTTGTTAACAAGCGTACAGGTACAGCACAGGCACGTACATCATCTCTCTCAACTGGTCCGGCATTTACCGGTACCGTCCGAGAGTGGTATGAGACCCTTGTTGAGACCATCATTGATGTTGCCAATGAGATTCACAGAAAGACCCTCCGTGGTTCTGCGAACTTCATAGTTGTCAGCCCTGATGTTGCCACCGTACTCGAAGCTAGTGTCCTCTACAAGCCTAACTACAGCCTTGATGGCGATGGTCAGGTCAGTGGTATGGCACTTGGCGCAGAGTCAGTTGGTAGCTTAAGCAACCGTTTCACTGTCTACAAGGACCCTTACTTCCCACGCAACAAGATTCTTGTTGGGTTCAAGGGCGGTAGCTACCTTGAGACTGGTTACGTATATGCTCCTTATGTACCTCTCATTGTCACTCCGACGATTTTCGCTCCTGAGGATTTTACTCCTCGTAAGGGTGTTATGACTCGCTACGGCAAGAAGATGGTTCGTAACGACTTCTACGGAACAGTTACTTGCCTTGGCATGGACATTATCTAATCTAATTAGATAAAGTCTAAACGCTTTAAGGGCGGATCTTTCGAGGTCCGCCCTTTTTTTGTCTTATACTTGAGATACGTTATAGTTAATATTAGCACGGTGCAAGCATAATGGCGGAACCCACTCGCCGCATCGACGTCTGTGGCCTAACATATCCAACTATCAAAGGAGAAAAATTATGCCTTCTATTAAAGTTACCCCTACAAAAGGTTTGTTTCAAGCAAAAGGAACATCCACAATCCCAAATGGCAGTCTTTCTGGAGCAAAGCGAGTTGTTTTAGGTAAAACTGCTTCGTATACAGTCCAAGAAGCTGACAATGGCAAGATAATAGCATTGTCAGGCGGCGCTGTCGACGCTGTTATACTTCCGTCACCAGTCGATTGCCCAGGATGGCACTTCAGTGTTGTTTCTGCCTCGGCCGGACATGCCCACGTGATTAAAGAAGCATCCGCCGGCGCTGATCTTATTTCCTTAATGTCTCAGGTCGCGACTGGTAACGTTAACACTAGAGCGCATGCTGTTACATCACTTACACTATCTGCCGGTGTAATTGGCGATAGATTTGAAATTTATTCTGATGGTGCTTTTTGGATTGTTAAATCTTCAACAAACGCCACCGTAACAGCAGCTTAATCGTAAAGGAGAAAAATTATGCCTTCTATTAAGGTTACCCCTACAAAGGGTTTATTTCAAACAGGTGGAACGTCTGTAATTCCTAACGGTTCTTTATCTGGAGAGAAAAGAGTTGTCGCTGCAAAAACAGCTAACTACACTGTAGTTGCCGCTGATAGCGGGAAGATAATACGATGTGATGGTGCGTCACCACGTACAATAACATTACCATCTCCTGTCGATCATCCGGGTTTTTCGCTTAGCGTTACAGCTAATTCAGCACAAAACCATATTGTCACATCTGGTGCAGCAAATGTTTCTTTGATGTCTCAGGTTGCTACTGGTGATGCCAATACTAGAGCGCATGGTGTTACATCACTTACACTGGCTGGTGCAATTGGTGATAGGTTTGAAATCTATTCTGATGGTACATTCTGGGTTGTTAAGGCTTCAACTGATGCCGCGATAACAACTGCATAAGTAAAATAGCGTAGCGATACATTACTAAAACCAGCGGTGAAAGCCGCTGGTTTTTTTTACTTTACCCACGATATGCGCAGCATATTATTTATTACTATTTAGTCACTAAAGGAGACTCACAATGGCAACATCAACAAAAGCACCCGCTACAAAGAAAACTGCTAGTACTTCTACTACAAAAGCCCCTAGTACAAAAGAAGTCACAGACACTAGCTCTGCGGTTACTACAGCTATGGTAAAAGACCTACAAAAAGAAATCGTAGCATTGCGCGAAGAGATAACGACACTGAAGGTTCAAGTAT